GCGACTCCAGGTCTCCGGAATCTCACAGCCATTTTCATCGGAGCAGGTGGTGATTACCTTCTTCTGAATCTCTCCGGCGATGGCGAAAAGGAAAAAGTTCCGGTAGATTCCCTTGTACCGACTGTCTTTCTCATATGGAGAGTGATAGGCGAAGCCGGTATACTCAAGGTCATCGGTGATCATCAAATCGAGCTGAACAAATTCGCCGGCCTGAAGACCGTCGGTGTTCACGATTGGGAAGGCAATTGAGACGATTCCAAGGCCCGGCATTGGGTGGACTTGGTCAAACTTCCGCTTCATGATCTCGCCGATCTCCTTGGTCAACTCGGCGATCGTTGCGGCCGAACTGTCGAAGGTGATTCCCTTGAATGTGCCGGACTCGGCCATTGCGGTCAAGGAGATCGCCATGTCGATGTCACCGGATGTTCCACCAGGATTCTTCTTGCCGGTCGAGCCAAGGATCTTGACATCTTTCTTGGTCAACCGGAGAGAAGGGAGAACCTTGGAGAATGCAGAGGCCAAAGTAGCCTCCACATTCTCCTGGTTGATTCTGGTCACTCCGCTAACGGCATTACCGCCTTCCAGTTTGAGATGCTTTGATTCGGTAAGCCATTGAGCGTAGTCCAGCATTACATACTCCATTCTTCGAAATTGTTCTTTTCGGCTGCCTTGACTGCGATTGCGGCCTCTCCGACGGACATTTCCGCTGGGCTCATTCGTCTGGCCGATGGAGGAATGAACGGACCAGCTCCAGCAACTCCACTAGAGAGCTGCTTCTTGGAGAATAGTGTCATTCTGTCGGCATTGATTCCGAGCTCGAAAATAGGCAGCAATTGCTTCTTGGCATATCTATTCTTCAACTGCTTGAAACACAGAAGACCTTTTGCTTCCAACTCTTCATTGGTGATCACGCCAAGCATCAAGTCAACCGTGGCCGCCAGACCGTAGGACTCAGACACGTCGTCTACGTCAATGTCTTCACCCTTAGAGACACCTTGGCGTCCGGATTGGGTGGCAGACCATCCGACCATATCAAATTCCTGGCAGAGCCCTCGGAGTTCCTCAGCGATGCTCTTCACCCACTTATAGGAGTTGCCGGCGTCCGATGCCTTGAGTCGCTGCGAGGCGCAGAGGTTCAAGTAGTCGATGAAGATGACATCCGGCTTGAAATTCTTCTTCTGGCGAAGTTCCTTGAGCAAGAACCGGAAATGACCGGCATGGGCGACCGCCGCTGGGTATTCACGGATCACCAAACGTCCGGGAGTGAGGTCCTTGATCTCCTGGACTTTCTTCTTGTAAAATTCAAACTCCAACTTCGGAAGATCGTCGATATTGACCTTCAGCATATTGGCGTCGATTCGCTCTCGAATTCTCTCTTCGGACATCTCCAGAGTGATATAGAGAACATTCAGACCGGCCTTGGTATAAGCGGCCGCCATATGACACATCGATCCAGTCTTAAAGCCACCGGTCCTTGACGACATCAAAATGTTCAGAGTCTTTCTGGTGAGACCGTTCTTGGTGATCAGATTCAACTCTTCGATGTCGAACGGAATCTTGGTCTCCGGAGAGGTGTAGAAGAGAAACTGCTTCTCGACATCCTCGAAGAAGTCATGACCGACTCTGGTGTCAAATGTAACCGCCAGCGCGTCCGAGAAGAGTTTCGGAAGATCGACATCTGGGAACTCTTTCGGCCGCTCTGTGACGTCGATGGCCAACGAGATAGCGCAGTTCAGCGCTCGGTCTTGACAGAATTGCTCGGCCTCTTCCAGCGCCCATTCGGTGTCGACATTCCACGGCTCATCGATTTTCCGAATGATGTCCGCGGCCTCGGAATGAACCGCCTCGGAAATCTTGAGATCTCCGAGGTCGATTAACAAGGACTCGACGGTTGGGCGCCTATTGTACTTGTCGACGAACTTCGAAATGAGCTTCAAGACCGCCTTTTCACCGGCGGTCTCGAAGTACTCTTCTTTGATGTGAGGGATTACGGCGGATTGAAAATCATCATTCTTAATCAGGCCCTGTAGGACCATCCTGGATTTGCTCACTAATTCACCTCAGTGGATTGTACCGCGGTGGATGCACTCTCCTTCGGCAAGATGATTGGCGAATTCAGCGCAGACCTGAGCGGCGAAGATAGGGATAGTCCATTCTATATCATCCAGGTCCGTTTGTACAGTAGTTCCTTCAGCCATCGGAATGCCCACAACGAAGAAGCCGATCAGGAGTTTCTTGTTGTCCCAGTCATAGACCTCTTGCTGGAGTAGACTACAGACCGACATGGTCTTCGCCACTCTGAAGGTTCGCCCATCTCGCTCGAAGTCAAAGATCCACATTGGCGCGGACTTCGAGTCGGCCAGTGGATTGATCTTCTTGGTCGGGCGGATGCCCATATAATGCTTGCGTGTGAAGTCCGAGATCGTCTCGGAATGAGGGTCGATTTCCTTGACCGTGCTCTTGACATAGACTCCGGAGGTGGAGTGATTGATAAGATCCCATTCCACCTCCTCTTCGGTCAAGGATTGAATTTCTTCAATCTTCAGGTCCAGATTCTTCCGTTCCAGGTTCCTCATTTTCGGAAGCGGAATCTTCGGAGATTGCTCCACTGACATACTTGAACCGCTTTCCGCACCACTCATCGATTTTCTCCAGAACCGGTTGGGTGAAGAACTTCTCTGGATGTCTCAGAATAGCCTTTTCGAAAGCCTTTGAGCCATCTGGAAGCTCGTACTTATTGGCCACTTTCTTGAAGATTCCAGCGGCTTCAGCCATTGGCAAAAGACCCCAATATCGGTCAATGCCTCCATCGTATCTAAGCAGAGATTCAACTCGCTGCTTTTCTCTGGTAAGACGAGACTTCTCGGTGACGAACTTGATTATCGAGCCGGTTGTGACCTTGTCGTCCTTGTCGTAGGACTTGGAGCAGAAGAGAAGGGTTGACGCGGCATACTGAGCACCAGTTCCGCCAGACATCGTGTTGGTCGGAATGTAGGCGCCGATCGCAGCGTAGACGTGACTGGTCAATAGCATCGGAACATTAAGGCGACCACATTCGATGGTCAGAACTCGGAAAGCTCCCTTCATCAACTGCTGCTTGGTCATGTCACGCTTATCCGATCCGGATGCGATGTCAGTGACTTCCTTCGTTGTGGAGAGGTTACCGATCGAGTCAAGGACGAGCATCAGCTTCGGAGGCGGCGCCTTGAACTTGTTCTTCTTAAGGTGCGGTCCGATCAGCTCATGGTACTTGTTCAGCACGTTCAGAGCCTTGGTCCTGAACTCCTCGACGGTCGCCACTGGCTCAACGGCCACTCTCGAGACATCGATTCCTTGGGCTTCAAGTTGAGCTCTGGTGATTGCCGCCTCGGAGTCAAAAATGAGCACCTCATTCTCCGGGTCGATGTCCAAGAAACCCTTGATGCCACGGATGATGAAGAAGGTCTTGCCGGTCGACTTCTCACCCGCAAATCCAGTGATCTTGTTTGTAGGGAATCCACCGAAAAGTGATCCTGAGATCAAGGCATTCAGTGAATAGCTTCCGGTGTCCATGAAGCCGGTAACGTCTCCATAGGCTCCTACATCGGCGACAGTTCCGAATCCATCGGAAAGAGCGCTTGAAACTGCTTTCAATAACGACATTATGACTCCTTAATCGAAGAATGAACTCAAATCATCACATGTTTCTGGAACCGTTGTAACCGCTCTGGCCACCTGTCTCTTTGAGATCAAATGAGGATTATCTCGGAGCCTAAAATAGATGCCGCACTGGCATAATCCGACTTCGGTTCCGTAGGTCTTCAACTCATTTTGATCTTCGGCGAAAATCTTGATTCCATTGGAAACAACATTATAGGTGGCCGGGTGAAACTTGTCTCGGAGACCTGGGAATAGTTCGTCTTGATTCTCCCTGATCCAGATCACTCGCTCTCCCATTGGGAACTCTTTCTCGGAGACTCCAGGGAAGATTTTGCCGAGTGTAAACTTCGCTCCGGGTCCAGGGGAGCAGAACGCTTCATCATGATTGAAAGGAAGACCCGGATTTACCGAATTCGAGGTTGCGCAGTGATAGCCATAGTAAGGACCAATGCCTCGAATCGACCGAAGGTTGTCATACATATCTTTCAGTGTCTTGGACTCAATCAAGCGGTCCATCATTCCATCGTTCTTCCATGAAGCGATCCATTCCGCTACGGCCAATGAACCAGAGGCCTTGGCGTCCGCCTCTGAGTAGGTTCTCTTCACGAACTTGTTGCCGGCATCCATGATTGAGGTGTGGAGTTCGGTGGTTCCCCAGAACGGGAGTCCTTTTGCCTTTGACTTCGCGGTCTCTCCACGAAGCCAGGCTGTGTACTCTCCGATCTTGCCAGTCTTGGCGTAATCGAGCTGCTCCTTGGCCAGTGAATCGAAGTCCACCAGAGCGGTGTCTGGATCTTGATAGCCAGTCAAGACCGAGTGAATGCCGCGAGCTCCGTAGAAGTGTGAGATGATCGTGTTGCCGAGCTTGTTTTCCATAGAGAGACCAGGAGCGGTCACAATATGGTTCATGATGTAGACCATTCGGTCGTCGAGAGTGATCTGAGACGAGAAGTACTCAACTCCCTCTCCGAGAGCAGGAGAAGGAGCCTCATAGGCCGGAATGATACCACGAATGAAAAGGTTCCGCTCGTTGATTTTCTCTAGGAAGAAATGGAAATCTTCCAGAGCGGCCTTATCTAGTTTGCTTCTTGGATTCATACCTTCCTGCTCTTGATATAGCTCTCGAGATAATCGGCCGGTTCGCCTTTCAAGAAGTCGGTGGCCATTTTCAAGACCTCCGGTTCATTCAGGTCGAGAGACCCAAGTTTCTTCTGGAGCTGGCGATCGCATGAGCGGTGTCGATTGAACATGTCTCGCTCTCGCCAATCCCACGGACGGGAGAATCCCATCTGCATGATATTGAATCCATGGAAAGTGCAGAATCCATGGTGAGTCCATACCGGCTGGAGATTACAGACCCACATGTCGCCGGCGAATGTCTTGCCGAAAATCGTGAACCAGAGATGATTCAATCGCTCCGGCTTATTGAAGACATGAATCTCCAGAACGACCTGGCAAACCGAGTCCGGTAGCTTACGGTCGATCAGCTCAAACTCGGCGCCTTCAACATCACATTTGAGAATCCCAGGTTTCTCTTCCTCGATCATTTTGTGGAAGTCGATTGCTGGGACTCTCTTGACGATGCGACCCTTGGTGATCGACTCTGGACGCTTGATCTCTCCAGAGAGTTTGTCGCCGGACTCCAGAACCAGGAAGTCAACGAATGGATCGGAGCCGCGAATGGCGGCCGCATTATGGAGCTGGTAGGAGCCTTCGGCGAACTTGTTATTCAGCTTCAAGCAATCGAAATTGTCCTCGTCCGGCTCGATTCCAATGTAGTAGGACGCTCCTTGTTCTGCGGCCAGTCGGTTGAACGAACCGGCGCATGCTCCAAGGTCCATGACCTTTCGGCCTTCGAAGTCGAGGTGAGTGTAGGACCCGAGCTCTTTCAAGCTCGGGTGAAGGGCCTTGAGCTGGTTCGAATCATTAAGATGAAAGAAACCAGATGGGTCGATCAAGATCTCCTGGCCAGATCTTGTGAAATGGCCAGAAGACTTCGCCTTTGACGAATTATGCTTCATTATGATGTTTGCCCCTCAGTCGTAGTTGCTGATGCCGCAATCCTTCAGAGCATTCAGGTTGGCCGCTCGGTACTCGGTGCCTGGAATGTACTCGTAGAACTCCGGAGCGATTCGGCAAGAGAGCAGATCGCATTCCTCACGAGCCATCTGAGTAGGAAGGTCGATCGGAGGAGTCTTCTGAGTCCATGCCGACGGACCGATCAGCGGTCCGACCAAGCCGATCTCTCGAGCGACTTGTACCAGTCGGATTGCGTCGCAGACCACCGCGGCCGAGTTCGGCGAGTCCTCGACCGAAAGGTCGGCAGTGAACTCGATCGGAGCACCACCCCAAGAAGTCGCCTTGATCAGGAAGTGAGCACGCTTGTTGTCTTTCAGAGCGGTGAAGTAGGCGGCCGGGCCGGCCTTGATCGTATGAGGCTTCACCTCGGCATGAGCGATCTTCGACTGGTTGACGATCACGTTCTCTTTGGACTTCTTCTTGGACTTGAGGCGGCCCTGGTCCTGCATGTTCAAGAAGTCGGTGTTACCGCCAACATTGTCCTGGTAATGCATGGTGACGTCGGCTCCACGAGCGAGGAAAAGCTCCTGAAGGACGGCCGAGATGATGCTCGCTCCGACGCAAGACCGCATGTCGTCTCCGATCATCGGGATCCGTGCGTCGATGAACTTCTGAGCCCACTCCTTGTTCGAGCCGATGAAGACCGGAATGCAGTTCACAAACGAGATGCCGGTCTCCAAGCAGATCTCGGCCCAGAACTCGGTGGCCTTCTGAGAGCCGACCGGAAGGTAGTTCACAACAGCCGTGACGCCAAGTTCAACGAGATGGGCCTTGATCCGCTCCTTGGAGATCTGCTCTTCAAAATTTCCAAGCTCGTCTTCGTTGATGAATCCCTCGTTATAGGCCCAACGGAAATCACGAAAGGAGTGATCGCAGTCATGGGCGTACATATGGTTCGAGACTCCATCCATGATCGGAGCCGGTCGGACAATCGGGTCATTGAAATCCTCCGAGAAATTCTTGTGGAACTCCAGAGTACAGTTCGGCTTCTTGAAGATGGCCCAGGTCAATGGCTGGCCGATCTTCCGGAAGTCGACGTCGAATGCGGCCGCGACCTGGATGTCACGGGTCTCATAGCCGCCGATGTCCTTATGGATCACGCCGCAAGCGTCCGGAGTGTCTCGGTAGAAGTCCAGGCCTTGGACAAGTGAACTGGCGCAGTTGCCAACGCCGACGATTGCGATCTTGATCTTTTTCCTGCTCATGCTCGTTTCTCCTATTTCAGTTTCAAGTCATTGGGCGGCGAGCTGGCCGCAGTAGGACTTTGAGGTTGTAGTGATCATTATACCACACCAGGTAGCCTTTGTAAACGGCTACCTGGTGTTCTATCTAGTGATTTTTATTGGAAATAGCTGCTCATAGAAGAGAACTCGCCGGTGCTCTTCGTGGATCGGATCAAGTCCTGATGGACGTAGTCCGCACCGGAAAGAGGGAGCTCTCCGTTGACGTACTTGACGGCTTGCCCGACGAAGTACTCTCCGGTTGTGACCGGAACCGACTGAGGGATGTGAGGAACCGACTTGCGACCTTCCAGAAGTTCGAGGTCGATCGGAAGCCTCATGATGCACATCATCTCACGGACATTCAAGTACCGATTCTCATACGGGTGGGCGATGTTGTCGACACACTTTCCGGCGAAGGTGTTGTGGCGACCATCTGGATTGATGATGTAAGAGCCAGCATAGTAATAGCCCATGCCGCGCTTGGTCTTCTCCATTGCGAGATTGACCTTGTAGCTGAAGTTCTTGACGCCATTGAACGGACCATCGCCGGTCCTCTCGATGTAGTCCATGCACTCCTGGAACTTTCCGTTCTCGATCACCCACTCGATGGTAGCGATATGTTGATCGACCGGCACTACCTCGGTAGTGAATCGCTGATGATCCATTCCGTGAAGGTCCAGAATGAAGCGATAGGCCGGATCGTAATAGGTGATTTCACCATGACGAACCGCGTGCTCTCGATTGAAAGGAGACAGAAGAGCCTCGTCGATGATCTCTCGGTAGGTCTTCATTTTGACCTTCGGAGCCTGCTCGATGAATGGAGCCGACTTCGAGTCCCAGAAGAAATAGAACGAACGGAGTCGGTTCTGTGGGAGTCCGTGGACCATCGAGTTGGTCAGTGCGGTTGAGAACGAGTACCCGTGGTCCTTGGCGATCTGCTTCAGAACGTCCAGCGTTCCCTTTCCTCTTGGCTGGACCAACCCAGGAGCATTCTCTCCGAGCATGACCTTCGGTCGGATTTGCTCGAGGACCAAGTTGGCGCTCTTGTACATCCACTGATTCTGCTGAGCGGTCGCGCCGGAGCTGAGTGGATTCCGAGATGTGTTCAGCCTGGAGAGGCCGGCGCACGGGCAAAGAGCGGTAACGATGTCGATGTCGCCGCCGGCCATTCTGGCCTTCAGATCGTCGGTGAAACCAGACTCGTCGACCAAGTACCGAGGAACTTCCGGTCCGAAATAGTTGGTCAGATGAGATTCATTGGCATTGAATGCATTCCAAGAGACCATGAAATCCGGCTTGGTTCCGATCACATTCCGGGCGGCGATCGCCATTCCGCCGATAAGAGGTACGATAGCTGCATGCTTCATGAAAAGAAATTCTCCACATTATGAGAGGTGAGCGACGAGTAATCATTCTGTCGATTATTGCGGATGTCCCAGAAGTAGAACTCCGGAGAGAGGTGAATGCCTCGTCCTTTCGTTGCTCCAGGTCGACCGGACTCCATGACCTCTGGATTGAAGCATCCTTTATGGTCTGTAAATCCGTCTGGCCACTTCAGGTAGTTCCAGCCCCGGAGCCGGCAACGATCTTCTAGTTTGTCCGACATATATCTACGGGCATAATCTCGTTGCGCCCAAGTGCCAGAGAAAGGCTGTAGCGGCCCATTGACCTGCTTTCCTTTCGCATTGGTGATCTTTGGAGCGAACATCACGGACAGTGAAATCGTTCTCGAATCGTCATTGATCGGGAACGGCTGGGCAATTGTAACTTCGTTGAGTTCCATTCCGAGAATCTGAGCGATGTAGTTGTTCACCAGATCATCAATGGTCTTTTCGACATCTGGGAACCGGCAAATATGATGCCGAAGGTCGATGTTGCCGTAGTTGAAAATGCCACGGTTGAATCTCTTGGCCGCGCCTTTGAATACCGACTCAACGATCGCTTTGAATCCTCGCTTGGTCGCTCCGTGGAGAGTTTCACCTTTGCGGTAGATCAAAGCATGCCCCGGCCGCCAGCAAGAAAGTCCGTGTGAGTCGCCTAATACGAACCCATCATACCCTCCTTTGACCACCGAGTCCACCCAGGGGTCATAGAACTCTCTGGCTGCGCTGTCAGCTTCCGAATAGATCGAGTGATCCTCAAGGCGCTTACAGGCCGCCTCAAACAGTTCCAGAGTCGGAGTACCCTGCCATTCCGGCTTGCGAAGAGTGGTGGATGCTCTGTTCTTGAACTTGTCCGGGAACGGAAACTCAAGAGCGGTCGGATTCTTGCATTTCGCAATGGATTCCCAGCACTGATTGACTCCGTGAAGCCACCATTTATAGGTCTCCGGATCTTCGGACGCTCGGCCATATTCGTTCCAGTTCCATCCGCCGATCTCTGGGCCGCCGTAGGAGTCACCAAGGTGAATCAGTGTCTGGTGAATGCTTTGGTCTTGCATCAAATCCCATTGGTTGGCTGATGTGGTAACTTCGACATCACCAAATCCAAAGTCTCTCATTGCGGCGGCCATAATCTCCATACGACCGCGGAAGTGAGAGTTCCACTTGTTGGCAATAGGATTCGGCACACAAACGATAATAGATTTCATCCGAAGAAATCCTCCAAGCTCCGGTCTGGTTCAGTGAGAAGTCCAACAGCGTCGGTGATTCCTTTCAGAGGAGTCAAGAACGAGAAGTCGTACATATGCTGCCGGTCGATGAACGGCTCGATATTGAATTCTGTTGGAAGGCGAGTGAAGAAGGCGATGGTGTCGGCCTTCAATGGGTTCGGCATGTTAAGGTGAAGGTAACGGATCTTGGAACCAGGTTTGATAATCTGGTACTTGTTGTCAAGCCCCATCTTTGTAAGCCAGTGGTTGTAATAGAGGACGCCACGAATCGGAGGCTGAGCTCCTTTGCCAGGGAGGCCGTCCAATCCTTTCCATTTATCTAGCTCGGAGACTCCGCGAGGGCAAGCGATGTCGTAGACATTCAAAGTCTCGTATTCATCACGGATTCGCTTGATCAGTGGCACCAGGCGCTCTTTGTCGTTGATGTCGCCGGTCAAAATGATCTTGACCGCTTCGGCCAAAGCGTCTCGGCAGAACTTCGGCGTGGACGTCTGGACAAGCTGAAGACCGACGGCCTTCTGTTCCGGCTCGGCGTAGCGGACGCCTTCATTGTCGATCACGTTCAGAGCGTACTTCTTCTTGGCCGTCCAGAAGCCCTTGTCCGAAATGGCTTCTCGCTTCATGCTGATCAGAGTCTCGCGGCACCGCATATACTTCGCGAGCTCCTCAATAGCCGGAATGATCGCCGACTCGGTGATTCGCTCCGAGACCTTGTCCAAGAAGTCAGTGATCTCGGTTGTGGTGGCGCCTGACTTGTTCCGGAAAGACATGTCGACCAAGTCACCGAGCTCAAAGTAGACCGAGTCGGTGTCGATCGCCAAGCACCGATCCTTCGGAGGGAGATGACTCAGCACTCGGTTAAGGAACTCGTTCACACGACGCTCGATGAACTGGATCACTACCTGAGACGTCAAGGTCACGCCTTCGGCCATTCGGATGTCGAAGAACCTGAACCACTCGTTGGCCATCGCTCCGTAGAGAGAATTCAAGAGGACCTTGATCGCGCCTTCCTTGGTCTTGTAGCTCGAGGCTTCTTTCTTCAGAGCGGCCGCTTCGGAACCGGAGTGCTTCTCGGCATCCTTCAGAAGACTCAAAGCCTTGGACTTGGTCGTCTTTCGCTCATTGAAGAGTTCGGCAACGAGGCCAGGGATGGTCGAACTCTTCGAGTGACTGAAGAGTACGCCGTTCGCCGCGACCGAGAATCCTTCTGGGCATGCTTCCACTAGAGTATTCGCCGCAGAGGTCTGCTGAACCAAGTCATTCGAGTAGTCGCGGTGTTCGCAGATCGGATTGTTCGTGACCGTCGAGGCGCACATGTTCCACTGACGGATGATCGTCGGATGCATTGAGGCTACGTCGAAAGAGACGATCCAGCGGTACATCCCAGGGATGACTTGCTTCACGTAGGCGCCAATGTATGGCTGCTTAAGTGAATGAGTAGACAGTGGAGCGGCTCGGCCGGAATCAAGGAGCTTGTTACAAATGTAGGCATCCCAGACCTTGACCGGAGAATAGACATCTTCGAGATTCACCTTTGCCGTATAGGCGATGAACATGGCGGTCTGAATCATCTGGCGTTTGGCGTTGATCAACCAAACCAACCAGGAGTCCAAGATGTTGTAATCATTAAACTTCTGAGGATTCACATCGTACATGTTCTGGATGGTTTCTTCGTCGGTATAGTCGATCTTTGTCGTTCCGAGCTCGACCGTGGCGATTGTGGCCAGTCGGTAATTCTCTCGCGGCTTCACCTCGAACTTCTTGTAGAGGTCTTGAAGGTCAAGCTGGGCGATTCCGTAAAGATTGACCGTAACGGCGGCATTGCCATACGAGTCTTTATACTCACGCTTGGTGACCGCTCGGAACGGAGACAGCGTCTTGGCATGAGCTTCGCCAAGCACGAAGACGATCCGATTGTAGAGGTATGGAATGTCGAATCCGCCGGAGTTCCAACCGGACACGACCATAGGATAGTTGGTTGTCCAGAAGCTCAAGTACTGCCGGAGAAGTTCCTTTTCATCGCGGCAGTGCCGGAAGATGATCTTGCTCATGAGATCCGGGTAGATCTCATTGATGAACGACTCCTTGGCCGACCACGGTGCCAATGAGAAAAGGTAGAGCTTGTCGTCCAGTGAGTCGTAATGGGAGATCGAGAGGATCTTCTTGGCCGCCATGATCGGAGATGGGAAGCCATCGTCGGACTCCACTTCCAGGTCGAACATCGAGACCCGAGTCTTCTCGAACTGTGGATGAAGCACTTGATTAGCATAGAGCGAAGAGATCGCGTTATGCGCCCACTGGTTCTGACCATAGACCGTGAATCCGCGCTCTTGGTTCTCGTCGATGAAGTCCTTGGCCGCATTGAAGTCATCCAGCTCGACCGCTCCTAGACGAATGTTCTCGTCGAGCATCGAGGTGAACTCGCCGTTTGGCGCTTCAATGTAAAGGGTCGGCCGAAAGTCCTTGACGTCTTCTTTGCAGTCGCGGCCATGTTCATCGATGTACCGATGAAGGACCGAGTTGCCCCACTTTTGAACTGAGATGTACATTCATGCTCCTGGTTCTACATCATAAGCCATTGTATCAGAAACGAAGAAGGATAGCCAGCACTATTCGGTGTCTTGGCTATCCTTCTTGCCTTTCGCTCGTTCGGCCCGGTGAGTTCGTCTCTTTGCGAACCGCCCTGGACCTTGGCCGTGTCGATTGAACGGCCGTTTGGTCCAGTACTCATAGCCAGGAGGCTTTCCTCCCTTCTTGGTTTTGCTCATTAGCTCTCCAGATCTTCGACCATCCAATAGTTTGATGGTGTCTTTTGGCCCCATGGAAGACACAAAAGATTCCAACCTTCCGGCAAATCTTTCTCGGAGCGGATTGTTGCCATCACCTCAAATCCATCGCGGTGCCGGCGCATGTCTTCACGAACTATCTCTTCACGTTGAGCGAAGGCAAACTCCAAGGCCTCTTTCTCGTTGTTGGCCTTCACTACTGTTAAGAGACTAAGATGTACTCGGTACAAGGGCATGCGGTTACTCCGAGAAAACGTGAGGCACGTGAGGGACCTTAATTTCGTAAAGGTCGGACGCCGTCGAAGCAGCCCAAGCATCCGGCTTGATCTTCGGGTCGATGTTGGTCATGCCGAGCACGTAGCCACGAGCCTCAGCAAGAACCGTGTTCGACTTGAAAGCCGAGTCTGGGTTCAGGTCGAGGTGGATCTCAGTGTCGCCCATCCAAAGAGGACTGATATGCCGATAGAGATCAACAGCCCTGTAGACCTCGTTCATCAGGCGGAGCCGGAGCGAACCAGATCGATCGATTTCGGTCGACACGTCGGCGAAGACCTTACAGCCATTGCGACCGCCAAGGTGAAACACGGCGCAAGTGGTGTAGGAGACCTTCCAGGTCTTGTGGCCGATCAAGCGACGGCGCGAGTCTGCGCCGATGTAGAGTCGAGTGGTCAAGTCGCCGAACTCGGTGAGTTCGTACTCTTGCCGACTCTCGGCGAACTGCTTGATCTGCTCTATGAATTCATCACGGAACCAACTCATGGTGTCACCTCATTTGCTGGAGGACGGCCTTCGTCTCTCCGGTGATTGTGTTGACCTCGGCAAGAACCTGGTTGCCGCAGGTCAATCGATAGATTCGTTGCGGCTTACGATGCCAACCCTTCACTGTTGCGATATACAGATTGGCATAGTAGGCCAGAGCCTCTTCGGCCTCTTTCAAGATGTCGAGAGTGGCCATCTTCGTCCACCAACTATCCATCTCTGGATAGTCTTTGTGATTCACTTGAGTCTGGAACTCGACGGTGTAGATCGGATCAGACATCTTCACGCTCCTCGAGCTGAGCACGGTAGGCCGAGATCTCTTCGGAGGTTGCTTCACGGAAGGTGCGCATCCCAGTCACCAAGTCGCGGTCGACCACAAAGACCGGCTCGAAATACTTCACTTCGCCATCGTACTTCAGCTGTGCGGCTTCGGACCAAGGCATCCTGGCCGTCTCCATCAAGGAGACGCCGATGACATACTCATGGCCGAACTCGTTGTTCGGCAGGAATTCATTCAACGACTCCTCCACGAAATCGAGCGAGGCGCGAAAGCCGGTGGAGTCCCAATCGGTACCTTCGAAAGCGTCTGTCATGAGCACGATGTAGTCCGAACCGCCCTTGCACTTCCAGTACGGAGCGGCGCCCGGCTCGGCGTAGTTCTCGAGGAACTGGGTGGAGACGAGGATCTTGTAGGTCTTGTTCATCTCGGCGAATCCTAGCTGGTTGACTATGATTGAATTCTACCATAGTGGTTGGGGACTGTCCAGCACTATTTCACCGAAGATTGTAAACTATGATGCACTCATGGACTTTCGACGACAGCGTTGCGGGTCGTCTTCCCAGATCGACTCTGAGTCGAGGTCATCGATTGAGGACAACGAACCACAGTCAATCGATGACCACTCGTCGACTTGATCACATAGATCGAGCAGTCGGAGAGTTCTGGAGGAAGCACCGGGTACCTGGCTGAAGCATCCTCATAACTCGGAGTGCATCCGAAGATCGAGAGAGCGGCGACAATGGCGAGGATCTTTTCATGATGGTTCCTTAGCAAGTGATACGAGTTGGGCAATCCATACGAGGGCATACATAGCCCATGACTTCTCCATTGGCTCCGATACCACAGACTGGGCAACCTCGAGGAAACGGAGGAACCGCCTGCGGCATGTATGGCGCCGGAAGGTGAGGGATCGGCCACTGATGAAGAGCCCGATCTAGACGCTCACGCAGCTCGTTGATCTGCCTCTGGAGGTCCTCGTTTGAGCTTGGCGGTTGGTCACTCATAGATCTTCACTCCGACAATAGACATATTCGGGATCACCTTGAGACGATCACAAGGCACGAACCGAGCCTTCTGCTTCTCAACCCACTCAGGAGGAACTCCATGGAGGTTCTCGAACTGAGTGTACATGTCGACCACGCAGACGCCGCAACCTTCCATCGCCGCAGCCATCTTGAAGTACGGAGAAAGCTCGAAGTCGCGAGTGAGAGTGTTCGCGACGATACAGATCACTCCACGATACAAAGAACTACGAACATCAAGCTGCAAGCGACTATGAGCATATCCAAGTTGAGCTGGCTCGTACTTGTATACGCCGTCACGGACGAAGAAGTCGTCGGTCTCGAAGGTCTTCACTGGTCCAGAGTCGATGTTGCACAAGATCTGTTCCTTGATCTTCTGAGCCATGGTGCTCTTGCCGGAACCAGAAGCTCCACGGACAAGGATCAGCCCGAACTGGCCGAAGTCGACGCCATACTCAGGATCGAGAGCCCGCTTGGCGGTAGTCGCGAACAACATCTCCATAAACGACAACTCCCCACTAAGTAGATTTCATTCTACCATAGTAGGGAGCAGTTGTACAGTCAAGAATTGTAACAGATGTTACGTCTTCTTGTTCTTGGCTCCCTTCGGACGACCACCCTTCTTCTTTTCGACCACCGGCGCTTCTTCCTGGACCGCCGCCTTTGCGAGATCGGCCTTGATCTTCGTGATGGCTTCCTTAACTACTTCCGGCTGCTTTCCGGTCAAGAGTGTCTCGATCTTCTCATCGAAGGCCTTGACTTCAGAAGCGACCGCCACTGGTGGCAGAACGATCTCTTGAGCGACGATCTGGACGTCGAACGGAACCGAATTGACTCCGAAGTCATCTCGACGGACGACCTTCAGGTTCGGCCGGTCGATCACGACCTGCTTCCCTTCATGGAAGAACAGAGCTGTCAGGATGACCGGCTCGTTCACTCGGTCCAACTTGATCTTGAAGCTGGCCGGACCGATCGCTGGATCTCGACTCAGAACTCCTTTCTTCGAGAAGGTGAAGGTCACAACATCGTCGAAAAGGTCGTGCTCGATCGCCGCTGGCTTATCACCTTCACGATGCGCTTGGCCGTGTTGGAACCAGCCTTGAATCAGAAGTGGCCTCGAGCCAGACTCGATGGTGCCGTCGAAAGCCGGCAAATCCTTGTCGCGATGAAGCTCGTTCCTGGAGTAGAACTCCTTCAGCGTTTGACCGGTCCTGGTCGAAGAGACCCGAGCGGCCGTGTCATTGTCCGGCGATTGGAGCATGCCTTGTTCGTCGCGGTAGGTCTCGACTCCCATCGCGTAAGAACGTGAAATTTTACTCATTCCGATGATCTCCTTGCTTTGAATTGGTGTAGCCGTGGTAGGTTTGTTCAGCTATGATTTGCATGCTGTCGTCTGGGATCGTCTTGAGCCTTGGGTTCGCTCGGACCATCTGGAACAGAATGCTTGGGTGCTCTGGAAGAGCGCCTGATCTATCTAGGCTTGCCATGATCTCCCAAGCGATGCCTCTGGCCCGAATCACCAAGTCGCTGAAGAACTCTGAACTCTCTTGGTTGCCTTTCTGAGGAGTTCCCATCTGGTGGTCGATCTTCTCGGAGATCTCCTTGACCGCGCGTTGAAATTCCTCTGGGTGCCTGGACGCGTAGTTCTTGACCAGAGAAGCCAAAAGGATCTCATGCCTGGATGGCCGGAGCATTGAAGTGATCACTTGGATCGCCAGGTTCGATGCCTGCTGCTCTTCACTCATGAGAAAAAGGCCTGAAACAGAGCGATGAAGAACACCAGAGTAATGTTGAAGACGAACGAGAACCAGGCGGCCAATCCTATGAAAAGTACGAAGGCCAAAGCCAAAAGAAACGGAGCCAGGGCGATTGCCCCGACTCCGAGAAAAATGTGTCCAATGATCCTAAGAGCACTCATTGCGATAGAGCCCTTTGAACTCGCCGGCTAGCGTAGTCATAAATCTTCTGTTCGATCTCCCATGGAGTAACCTTGATCGGATCATCAACATATTTCTCGATCAGATTCATGATCTCTTGAAGAGGGTCCGGCTTAACGACAGTCGCCTTGGCGCGGGTGGTAGAAGATTTCATCAATCAAGAGCCGCGAAGTCGGACTTCAACGGAACTCGCATGAGCTTCTCGACGAAGTTGCCGTGGTTGTAGTTCTCGACCATGATGGTCGCACGAGTGGTCAGGTCACGGACGGTGTGAGCGGCCTTGCCGTTCCAGTCGTGAAGGTCGCCGTTGTCGTCGAAGTAATCGGTGACCAACGTGTCGCCATCGATGTACGACATGCCGCGAAGGATCTCGCCGTCGTAGAGGTCGAATTCGGCATCGGAGTGAGCGTCCATGCGGAGCTTCGAGGCCGTGTTACCCGAGCTCAAGCAGAAGTCGACAACATCGTCGGCCGAGAGTTCGGTGTCCAAGAAGCTGGTGGAGTCGATCATCATGATGAATTTCCTGGCTGGTTGACTGTAGGTGTATAGTACTACATTCTGAGCGGAATGTAAACGACCATAGCACTCATTTTACAATTGTTTACGAGGTCTGTGGTGGACACCGATCTTGTACTTCGGAGTCAGGTACCAGTCGTCTTTCTCGGCCGTCTTGACGATCTTGATCTTGCTCTTGTCGATCCGATCCATCGTAGGAAAGTCCTCGGTCACAACGGTCAGTAGACCCCAGGACTCGAGCATCTCGGCAATCGTGTTCCTCCGAGCGAAGTCCTCTTCGGTCGCGTTGACCTCGAGGCCGTCCAGAGCCAGAAGCTCCTTGAAGTGTGTGATGTAGTACTTTCCTCGCTTATGGAGGATATGGCAGGACTGGAAAAGCTCTTTGAACTCGTCGGTTACTTTCGGGATCCCAATCCTGGTCAGAGTTTCAGCGATCATCAAGAACTGATGCGGGTGGTCAATGGTCACTTCAATGCGTAGTAGTTCATTCTTATTCTTCATACTCCACCTTGGTCAAGTCTGGCTAACAATTTCTGCAGTTGTGATTTATCTAACAACTTAGAAAGTTCGCTAGCCCTTCGACTCGGCCAACCCAGGAGTTGGGTGGCGATCTTGACCAAGTCCTCTTCTTGCTTCGGCTTCTTTGCCCACTTCCCGAACCGCCTCTTCGCCGGAAGAGCGTGGAGGTAGAACTGGTAGATGGCCTCCGGAGGCGCGCCGAAGATCCGGTTCGCCTCATTGGCATAGAAGATCGAGTCGAGGTGTTGGCTGAAAGCTACATTGGTGACCCATGGAGAAAAGGCCTTAATGGCCTCCGGAGTAGTCAGCAAGTCCTGCTTGCTGGAACCCAGAGCATCAAGGAAGTCGAATAGCGCCGGAACCTTCGTCTCTTCGGTCATAGATCACCTCTCAGACGAACCGGCATTCGATCATCAGGGCGACACAGCAAGCCACCGAATTGATGATCTGATTCGCCACGAAAGCCGACTTGTACTGGTAGTCCGCAATGGTTAGCACGGCGGTTGGGATCGTCGCTGGCTCGACAAACTTCTTCAAGCCAGAATAGAGACCTTCGAAGAGTTCGGCAGGTGACATGTCCGAGTTGTCCTCGAAGAACTGGCGGATCGACTTGAAGTCCTTGGCCTTCATGTACCCAAACAGCGCCTCGGTCTTAATCGAAGAGACGCAGGACATGATGCCAGAATCGATCGAGCCGTTACGAAGCGAGTAGGCCTGGAGTTCGTTCAGCGCCCGACGAAAGTCCGGGAAGAACTTCTTGATGACACCGGCGACCGCGGCTCCGTTGAAAGTGATTCTCTCGGCATTGAGAATCTCAGTTGCTCGACCGTAGAATTCCTTGGCCATCTGGACCGATTCCTCTGGAGTGAACCGGAAAGGAACTGTCGTGAACCTGGATCGAAGCGGCTCGATGATCTTCGATGCGTAGTTACAGGTGAAGATGAATCGAGCAGTCTTGGCGAATTCCTCGATGACTCCACGGAAAGCCGGCTGGGTGGAGTTGACATTAAGGTAGTCGGCCTCGTCGATGATGATCACCTTGTGCTTCGCATCCGAGACCAGTGAGCCAACCGAAGCGAACTGACGAATCTTTGTCCGCAGAGTGTCAATGCCGGACTCGTCGGAGCCGTTGATCACGATGTAGTCCGATCCGATCTCTTCGCAGAGAGCTTTGGCGATCGTGGTCTTTCCACAACCAGGAGGGCCTTCAATGAGCATGTTCTGGACCGCTCGGTTGTCGACCATCTTCTGGAATGGCTCTTTGATCCGAGGAGGGAGAACCGTGTCGGCCACCGTCTTCGGACGGTAATCTTCAACGAATGCCTCGGTGGTGTTCGTGCGAATAACCATAATGAAGTTGTTCCTCTCAGGCGAGTTTAAGGCTGAAGAAATTTCCGGCGATGTTGTTGGTGATTCGCACTTCTACTGCGGTCTTGGCCGGAGGAGTCACGTAGAGCGAATTGCCTCGCTTCTTCACCTCGACCTTGCAATCCCATTCATCCCACCAATACATGCCTGGCTCAGAAGGAATGCCGGTCCTTGCGGACCGGCCCCGAAACATCGTCGGCATCTTATTCCTTCTAGGAGGCCAGAGTTTGATCATCTGCTTCCTTGAAAGAGCCATTTCAGGACACCACGACCGGAGTCCAGTACTTCAGAACCTTGCCATTACCAAGAACGGTCTTGAACTCGGCGATGCCCCGGAGCGAGATCGAGACGGTATAGGTGGCCGGCACGAAGCGGAAGTTCTCGACCTTGAAAGAGAACGACTTTCCGTCACCAGGAGACTTCTGAGCCTCGAGCTCGATCTCGAAAGTGTTCGGATTGCCGTCGTTCTTTGCCGCCTCGGCGCAGAGAAGAACGGCATCGGAACCCTTGGTACGGAAGGCGATGTCGCCGACACCGATAGTCCGCGCAGCATTCAAGATGCCAGTCATCTGCTCCTTGGTGATCTCGACGACCAAGTCCGGAGGCGGAATGTTGGCGCTCTTCTTCGGAGCCTCGACGAGGTCCTTGGAACAGAAGGCGTAGTTCGCCTTTCGCTTTCCGGTCAAACTGGTGATCTTGACGGCATTCGAAGAGAAGTCGAAGTCGGCCGAGTCTCCGATCAGGCCAACGGTGGCCAGGAACGAGCGAAGGTCGTAGATGTGGAACTCTGGGAGCTGCTCATCGATCTCGCAATGGGCGACAAGATCTTTCAGAGGAGTCTGGGTGCGAAGAACTTGACCTTCCCCGTCGAACGTGAATATCGGGTTGATGGCCGAGAAGTTCTTGAGGATCTCGATGGTGAGGGCGCTAATCTGCATTCTGTTGGATCTCCATGTTGATGGTGAAGCTTGGACGTTTGTAGGTTACATCATACCACACTAGAGAGCTGTTGTCCAGCACTTATTACATGATCATCTCTTCCGGCTCCACGACCGTGGTCTTCGAGATCTTCGAGAAGCCATCCGCCTTACTGATTTCGATGATCTGGTCGACCTGGTTCGAGATGCCATAAGGCTTGTGACTGATCACAACGACCGACTGGTTCTCTTTGTCCGAGGTCAGAATCTTCATGAAGGCGTCAAAGCCATCGGTGTCCAACGAAGAGTCACCGATCTCGTCAAGGATCAGAAGGTTGCACGAAGCCGAGTTCGAAAGCCGCGTAATCTCTCGCCAGGTGAACAGGAGAGCCAGGTCGATTCTCATCTTCTCGCCGTTCGAAAGGTTGCCGTAGGAGAATTCCTCGTTGAACCTGGATCGGATCACCTCAGAGAAGTCGTCGTTGAAGGTCATCTGGACCGGGAAGTCCAAGATTTCAAGGTACTTCTTCACCAGCAGGTTGATAATCGGAATGTGCTCGGCGATAATCTTGGACTTCACACCTGAATCTCGGAGAAGAGCATCCAATTCCGACATGTCATTGATCTGCTCGATAATCTTCTCCATGGAATTCATGAAGGATTCGATTTTGGCAGAGCATTCGGCAGCATCGGCTCGGATTTCATCTAGTTTCGACTGATTCGCATTGGCGATTTCATCGATCTTCTTCTGGAGATGAGCATTTTCATTATCGAGTGATTTGATCCTCGAATTCAGGTCTCGGATCTTGGTTTGATTCTGGTTGAAAATGTCCATGGTCTTTCTCAGTGCCGAAATCTGGGAAGAGAATCCATCGCGGTGTTCAATCAATGAACTGATGGCCTTGGACTTCTCTTCTTTCTCAAGACGGATCTTCTCCATGATCTCTTGCTTGAAGTCCGAGTGAATGTCCTGGCTGCATGTAGGGCAGGTGTCATTGTCATGGAAGAAGGCGAAATCTCGGTCGGCCTTAGTGACCGTGGCCTCCAAAGTGGTCAAGATCTTGTCGGTCCGGCTGAGGAGATTATTGAACTTCTCGATCTCAGCGGCGGTCTTTGCCGCGCCGTCTTCCTGGAGATCTTCAAAAACGCCTTGCCGCTCGGCTTCGGCTTCCGTCTTGAGCTGATTGTTATGGTCGATCTTCTCCTGATAGCCGGATGCCGATGTGGTGATCACCGAATCAAGGTCCTTCAGAGATCGCTTCAACGAAGTCAATTGGACCCGCTTGTTCTCGATGGCTCTGGACGTATCTTCTCTGGTCTGATTGGCCTCGCCGGTTTTTTTCTTCACGACGTTCAGCATCTGCGAGTATACGCCAAGGCTCAGGATGTCCTCGATGACTGATCGACGCTCCCATGTCTTGAGGCTCATGAACGGCACGAATGAAGTCGACCCAAGGATCACGAGCTGTCGGAAAGTACGCTCGTCCATTCGGAGCACGGTCGACTCGAGCCATCCCTGGTAGTCCCAGACCGAAGCATCTTGGTTCTTGAGGACTCCATTGAGGTAGATCTCGAAGGTGTTCGGTCGAATGCCGCGAACGATCTTCACCGGCTTACCGTCGGCCAGAAGCTCGACCTCGACGACCGTGTTCTTGCCATTGGTCGTGTTGATCAATCCGTCCTTGTTGATCTTCCGGAATGGCTTGCCGTATAGGCCGAAGTAAAGCGCCTCATAGAATGCCGACTTACCATCTCCATTCTTGCCGATGATCAGCGAAATTTGACCGTCTTTGAACTCCATCTCCGTCCAGGCATTGCCGAAAGACAGAAGATTCTTGAATCTGATTCTTAGGATCTTGAGTCTCATTCAAACGCTCCGGAAAGGGCTTCTGTGTAGATCTCGTTGGCGTAACTCTTTAGTCGGTTTGCCTTGTTCTGGTCCATGCTAAACTTCGAGTCGATCTCGTCGAGAAGAGCGGTGAGAGGGTCCTTATGAGAGATCTTCTCGAGCGCCTGAACTTCGTCTGTCGAGTTCAGCGAGGTCGAGTCGACGATAGTGAAGCTGTTCGGCTCGACAGCCCGGATTGCCTTCGAGATCGCCTCGATGACGTCCGGACGATCGCCGTTCATGATGATCAGCTTGACGAACTTGTCTTTCAGATAGAAGAAGTTCATATCGGCCAGCTGGGACCGATTCACCTTGCTCGAGTCCAGAAGGATCTTATGATGAAGCTTACTCTCGTTTTCGAACCAAGTCTCTCTGGCCTCCCCTACAGCCTCGGTGTCGAGGAGCATGACGAACTTCGGATCGGAAGCATCCGACCAGATGATGTCATACGGCGTGCCGACATAGCAAATGTTACGCTTTCTGGAATGAGTATGGAAGTGGCCGGAATAGACTTGCTCGAACCGACCAAGGAAGTCTGGGTTCGCTCCGTGTTCGCACGGCATTCCTCGGTACATGTCATAGCCAGAGAGCTCAAAATGGCCGAAGCAGAATCGAGAGGCCGACTTTTCAACCGCCGAATAGACCTCGTCATGGTTGTCGGCGCAGACCCATGGGATGATCAGGCCGGCCTCGGTCTCTTCAGGTCGATCGAAGAGCCGCATCTTGCCGGATTGGATCAGATCACTGAACGACTGAGCGATGCCGTTCACCTCCAAGGTGTTCCGATAGTAGGTGTCGTGATTGCCAACCAAGACCCAAAACGGAATCCCGAAGTCGTGAACGATTGGGTTGATGAAGTCTTTCCGAGCACGGTCAAGCGTAGAGAAGTTAGCGAACTTCCGACGATCAAGAAGGTCGCCGAGTTGAAGCACTACGTCGGGCTTGTGTTTCTCTAGCAACGGAAAGAATCGGTCTTTATAGAATCGCATGAAATGGTCAAGAACGACCGCATTGTCGCCCCTCGCACCAATATGCGTGTCTCCAAGCAGCATTATCTTCATTCTGAATCAACTACCTCTGGTTCAATATCAAAGGAGATAATGGCTTCTCCGAGTTCGATTTCAACCGGCTTTTCTTTCTTCTTCCGGCGCATCTGACGAACCGGCTCTTCTGGCCACTCTTCCTTCACTCCGAAAGTCATCTCTCGTTCGCTCATTCGACCGGCAAACGCAGTATACATGCCTTCTTCGACAGCCTCAAGGTTGTCACCACCATTCTTCAAGGCCTCTTCAAACAGAGTCTCTATTCCATGGCGTCTGGCCACTTCATGTCGCTTCAGGTACTCGAATTTCTCTTCGCCGATGACCTTCATACAGGCGTAGAAGGCGATCGTACTGAAGTAGCCGAATGGCTTTCCGTACTGAGGGTCCCAGTTGTTGATGTACCGAATGCAGTTCTCAACAGCTTGCGACGTCATGTCATCACGGATTGGCTTGAACTTCATGAACTTTGGGTGCTTGACCACGTTCTTGCCGATCAGCAGGATGGCGGCCGCAATGGAGTTCGGGATTTTGTGATTCGGGTCGGTCTGACGCTTCTCGCGGAACAGAAGCATGTCGTTATAGAAGGCCTCGGCGTCTACATAATGAATAGGTGTTTTTTCTTCCATGGTACCTCGGCTGGAGTTGCTGACGATACATTGTAACACATCTCTCGACGAAAGTAAACAGTCGAAGGCTGTTACAATCTGTTACACAAAAAGACTGGACAAGGAGCACTTCCTAGGGTACAATAAAGAAGTACCATACAGACGGAGGAATATCTAGAGGAAGCTAAAGCTCCGTCAGAACGAGACCAGCGAAGCTGGGGAGCGAAGCGACCAACTATTCCTCTTCCAGGATGTCCTTGGACAAAGGACCATGAGGCGACCAGAGCGACTCCGAACTATGCTGGTCCGGAGCGACTCTCATTGTGCCATCGCTCATGATGAAGACGTCGATGAACTTGATGTAGTTTAGGTTAAGATTCGACAGCGCATCGTTTAGATCATCGGCGTCTTTTGGTGTGTGGCCGTCATAATAGGCCTCCAGAGCGTAGACCGCATCTCGGAGCTGTCGATCGTCGATTCTGATTCCGCAAGGAACATTCAGTCTCTTGAGAATTTGAGGCTCTTTCTCCACCAGTGGTCTCTTAGTGTCTCTTCTTGAAAGGAGTGACCGATCCGGAGGTCTTCTCTTTCTTGGCCGAGTCTTTTGCATGCTGCTCTTCCTTTTGTTCCTTCACGCTCTTCGACTCTTCTCGGTAGATGTCGATCAAGTGATTAGACGGAGCCATGACGCAGATCACGTGTTGCTTTGGAATAGAGACTGTCGTGGTCACCGAATATGCCGTGAAACTAATCAAGGCCAGCTGTGACAGAATCTTGTTTGAATCTTCATCATCGATGAAATTCTCTTGAAGAGTGAATGGATCTTCAACCTCCCAAAACATTCCATTGTCTTTCGTCATTCCGACGATTCTCTCGCCGGATACAAGACAAAGAATCATTGCGGTTTGTTCAGTCATTCACTGTTCCTCCAGGTTGATTTCAAGAATCTTGGAATCGAATTTCTCTGCATCATATATCTTTGCACGCTCAAAGAAGTGTTTCATCGCGTGGTTCATCTTCATGGTCTTCGGCGTGGTCTTTGAGAAGTTGTCAATGATGTCCCAGAGGGTGACTTCCTTCTTCGTCTTCGAGACACGAAGACCTCGGCCGATCGACTGGAGCAGCCGGATCTTAGACTTCACCGGTGCGGCCAGCACGACATGGTCAATCTGCTTGATCGAGACGCCAGTCGAAAGGATTCCGTAGGTCGCAACGAAGACACCGTCATCGATCGTCTCGAGTAGATTCGAGACCTCGATTCGGGTTTCCAGAGCGTCGTCACCGGTCTTCTTGTAGATGTGGGTCTTGCCAGCGGATCGGCATTCGGCCTCGATAACCGGGAAGATCTCGTCTCCGTGCTTCTTGTTGAGGAACAGAACCAGCACATTGCCTTTAAGGCGAGACACTAACCTGGCAATTCTGTCATTCCGCTGCTTCAATTTCCAGATGAACTTCAATTCGGAATGATAGTCGCCTTTAGAGACCGACCAGAATCTCTCGGTCTCTTCTTCTCCGTAGTTGAAGACCGTGTTCTTGATATGGAGCTGAGCGACGATTCCTTTCTCCATCAGCTCATTGGTTGATGTGAACCTCTTGACCGGTCCAAATGCCGACTCGATCATGAACTGATGAGCCTCGGCGCCGTCCAAGGTTCCGGTCAGAGCGTATCGGTGACCAACTGCCGAACATGCGTCCATCACTTGCTGGATCGACTTCGCTTTCGCTCCATGGCCTTCATCCAGAAAGAGAGTTCCGAACTGCTTGAACCATGAAGCTGGCATTCTGAAAATGCTCTGCCATGTTGACACGACGATTCTGGAGTCGGTGTCTTTTCCGTGGCCGGCATAGATCTTGTGAACACCGCCTGGGATCGGATCGGCATCCGAATAGGCGAGCATGTCTCGACTCATCTGTTCGACAAGCTGAGTGGTCGGCACAATCACTAGGACTTTCCGATCGTCATGAAGAAGCCTCCATCGACTCACCAGATAGATGATCAAGGACTTTCCAGAGGACGTTGGAGAGAGCAATGTGACCCGCTTATGCTTCACCAGCAAATGAACCGCAATTCGCTGATGATCATACGGGTCTATAGGGTCACCTAGTTCATCTCTAAGGTCTTGAGCGTCAATCCAGTCTGCCAGTTCATCCTCGGAGTAAGAGTGATCTAGAAATGATTCTATGACCTCTGAGGTCATTCTAACCTCATACCCTTGCTTGGCGAAAAACGAAGCGGCTCTTGGGACTAATCCGGTAGAGAGATTTGGAGACCATTCTGAATAGAGACGGATTTTGCCATCCCAAAGTTTCGCTTTGAACTTCGGCATGAACTTGTAACCAGGGACCAAGAAAGACAGATGTTCCTCGAGTTCCTTGGCCGCTCCTTGCGAGCAGTCCACGAAACAAGTCGACTCTGATACTTTCTTGATGAACACCGTCTCGGACACTAGTTGCTCCCGGCCTTGAACATCGCCCATTTGATCGCATTGCCCAGATTGAATGAAGCTCGATTGATGCCGTCCAAGATGCCCTCGATGTACTTCGCCGAGGCCTTCCAATAGGCCAGATTGTCCTCGGCCGCTACTAGCTCCTCGTCGGAGTTCACGTAGGCCTCGAGTTCCTTCCGGTCAAGGCGAACATCGTATTCACGGATGTACCAGTCATGCTTCTCTTTTCGGATCTTGGCGACACTCTTCTCGGCCGCTCGGATCTTCAAGGCAGCGGTGGTGAGGTGGCGGCAGAATTTCTCGTGGAGAGCGATGAAACGAAGAGCCGAAGAATCGGAATCCTTCAGCTCGAAATTGAAAGCATCCTTGGCCTCTTCTTGGATTGAAGAGAGGAATTTTGGTTCGGTCGACATTGTGACCTCATGATAAGCATTTCACTGTAGTATCTATGCCACTTAGTACATCACAACCGTGAGTGAAATGTCGTCAGCGGTGTTGTAATAGGCGATCGACTTAGCACCTGGCTTCTTGAAAGTTACAGTGTCTCCGTCTCTGGTCGGAGTGTAACCATTTCGCTTAAGGAAATCACGAAGCGGATCGGCTGTTCTAACGCTTGACGCGACGCCACTAGTGTGTCTCGATTAATGACTCGAAGACCTTTCACTAGATTGGCGAGATCGGTCGGATTCTGAACTGTGATCTCTTCAGCGACGAAGTTCTCATATGCCTCTATTTTCATGCTTTCCTCCACGCTGAAGACTTTCAAGTAGTCATAGAGTTCGTTCCATGACATGATTCGACCGGCTCTGGTGATCCATTCACCGTGACTTCTGTACTCGCCTTTCTCCATCTCGGCCGAAGAGCGGCTTGGTCCTTGCTTTGGAAAGAACCAGACTTCCAGGAAATTCTCATTCATCCAGATCTCTTTGATCGGATAATTGATGCGGTCGTCGAAGTCATTATCCGTAGAAGAGAATCTGAGATTCTTTACAGCTTGTCCGGAGATTCTCACTGTGGTTCGCCTTTAGGTGGAAGTTCGAGTTCTTCTGGTCGAATAGCGATGAACGAAGATGTTTGGAGTTCAGCCGTGAATGTGATAATCTCATCTCGATCGGCCGTGGTCTTGAAATTGAATGAGCCAAGTCGAGTCGGCCAGCAGTGCCGGAACACGATGTGAGAGATTCTCTGCTGGTTATTGCCACGAACCACAACTGTGAGGTCACTGTAAAGAGCTGGATTCTCGGCCAGCATATGCTGCTTGATGTCGTCCTGGTGACGGATTGCGGTCATCCAGTCGTAGAAGTCGAACCAGCACTTCATGTCCTCATCGAGCTTCATCGTGAGGAGCAGCTTGTCACCAGATCGGACTCCGTCCCCGGGAATATAGAATGGAGTCGTGGCGTCGAGCGTAGGCACATTCACAGGCTCGATCGACAGCTCCGGAATCTGGAAATCCTGGAGGAAGAAGGTCGAGTTAGGGAGCCGCTCGCAGACAACCGAAAAGTTGAATGGACGCAGCTCGGATGTGTTACGCGACTTCGCCATCAGTTATAGAAATCAGCCGCGACTCGACCATCATCATCAATATACACGATGATGAATGTATCACCTTCTTCAATGTTCCAATCGTCGCCGCCAAATTCAACCTTGTAGATGAAATTGAGTCCTCGACGACCAACAATCGCCTTCAAGAATTTGCCGCTCTTCAAAATGTTGTCGGACATATCTTCATTGTTGTCGAGTGCCTGCTCTAGCTGACGGACAGATAGACTCTTAAGACTGAACGCACGGAGATTCTCGTTCGCCTCTTTCTTCAATTCGCGCTTTGGCTTTTCACCAATAGCCTCATTCAACAGACTCTCAGCTTCTGAAATCTTCTTCATTCTGGTTCCTTTAGTAATATGTCTTCTGATACCATTCGGCCGCGATTTTGCCACCGACGTCCACGAAAATCAAAGCCTGGCCAACTCCGGCGTCCTCTTCATCATCGGTCTCGTATTCGATGTCGTAAATGAATTGGACATTGGTGGACGATCCGGCCATTTTCTTGAATCTGGCTTTCTGAATGCGATTGTCCGAGTAGCCACCGTTCTCTAGAGCCTGATCAACCTGAGCGGCCGTCAACTTTCTGAGGTCGAAAGAGCGCAAATTCTCGTTGCTTTCTTTCTTCAATTCGGCTTTTGGATAGAAGCCAATGGCCTCATTCAATAGCTGCTCGGCCTCTAGAAACTTCTTCATTAGGTGATGGCTCCTCTATGTATGCTTTATCTATTGCGGCTTCTGAAATAAGAAAGGCCTCGAAAGAGGCCTTTCTTTGAAACGCTCTAGTCGTGAGATTAGAGGTTGGTGATCGAAACCTTACGGAAGTAAGGGTTCTGACCGGAGACGCCAGAAGCGTATGGGTTAGCGACCAAGCCGTAGCGGGTCTTGAAGCCGATACGTGGCTGGAAGGTGTCTTCACCCTGACCGCGGTAGAACTCAAGCGGAGTGTATGGAGCGTAGTAAGCGCCGGCGTCATACTCGTTCGAGCCCTTGTAGCCAAGGATTGCCCAGTCGGTTCCGGAGGTGGCATATGGGTCGATGTAGACGTCCCACTTACCAGCCAACTTACCAGCATAGGTCAAACCAGTCACATTGACTTCCGAGATTCCGAAGTCGCGGTCAGCAAACATGTTGAGCTTGCCTGCGAGTTCAAGAGCACCAGCAACGTCTGGAGTGGTTACGATCCAGGTAGCGCGACCTCGGCGAGTTTCCTGACCGATGATGTTGCTCTGGCGGTCGAGAAGACGGACGAGACCCTGGTAGCGTTCAACCGACCAACGGCCGTCGGTGTCTGCAGTGACGTCGATCGTTCCACCGGACTTAGCCTGTGAATCGATGAAGGCAAGGATTTCGTAGTCGAGTTCGGCGATGATTTCACCCTGGAGGATGGTTGCCAATTCGGACTCTGCGTCAAGGCCGTGGATAGCCTTAAGGTCCTGTGCGAGTTCGTGCGTGAAGTGAGCCTTCAGAGCACGAGCCTTTGCAGTGACCGAGATCGACGCAATGCTCATGGACATCTCACCCCATGGATTTGCGACGAAGACCGGATCTTGAGCGGCACCAGCGTCGGCGGTGTTCACCACGCGGTTCTGGCCAAGAGATTCAAGGTTTGCGGTGGTCATACCAGCGCCTGCGCCGTCACCAGAACGGTTCACGTCTGGACGGTTAGCATTCCAGGTCTCGGTTCCAGTTCCTGGGTTACCGTACCAAACCTTCTGAGCGAAGATCAGGCCGGTAGGACCGGACATTGGCTGGTTACCAACAAGGTTGGTAGCAACAAGGTTAGGCTGCGTACGACGAAGCAGCGAGATCAGGACCGGGTCAAACTTCGCAATGTCGCCAGTGCGGGTATCTTCAGTCTTGAGGCCAGCGCCGATTCCGAGTTCGCGAGCGGTGTTTTCAAGAACGCGAATCAGATTCTTCTTTTTGGTAAGATTCTTGATTGGCGAAACGTTCTTGCTTTCAACGACTGCTTCCCATCGCTTGATGGTTGCTTCGGTAAGAATTGTCTTGGACATTTAGGTCAAACTCCTTTGTGCTTAATCTATTTTTCTAAAAAATTCGCGAGAGTGATTTTAGACTCTAGCAGCTCTTGCAATCACACTCTCAGTGGTCAAATCCTGAGACTTCTTGTTTGGCTTGGGATCGGTCTTCGCTGGCTGACCAATTACGGATTCGCGAACGATTTTGGCCGATTCAACAAACTTCTTCAGATCAGAAACTCTGGACTCCATTGCCACCTTAACGAACTTCTCTCGCTGAGAAGCGGTAAGATCACGAGCGAGTCTTTCGAGAACGACCATTTTCTTCAGACGAAGCACAGCTGACTCGTTGGTCTTTACTGCGCTAGTTGCAGCTACAAGCTGCTTGCTGAGATCTTCCACCTTGGTGGAAAGCTTCCCAACAATCTTCTCAGCCGATGTGCCAGGGACCTTGACGTGGACCTTCTTCATCGACTCGACAATCGCATCAACGATCGCCTTGTTACGCTTTGCTTCGATCACATCCTTGATTTCTGGCTTGTTCTTCTTGAGCCATTCAGCAACGACATAATTGACATACTTGGCTACCTTTGCATCCTGGCGCTTCGAGTAAATCTTCACAGATTCCTTGGCGACCTTGACGTAATGAGCCTTGAAATTCTTGGAGAGACCAAGAGCGATTTCCTTGACCTTTGCATTCATCAAAGATTCAAGGGTGGTTGCGATCGTTCCTACTGCTTCCGCAGTAAGGGCTCCATCACTTGCCTGCAAAAGTGCCGCCTTGTGGCTTTCAGTAAGGGAGATTTTCTTAAGCTTGATTGTCATTTACTTTGACTCCGCATTTGTGTGTTGGAGAATTTTCTTATCTATTGCTGGTTCTGAATACTGATCTGTTAGACCTGAATAGAATCAAAAATGCTCTTCACCGCTTCCCTCATGACGACATCGAGATTCTTCGCTGGAGCCTTTTTGATTTTCTTCTTGGCTTCTTCTAGAGCCTGCGGCCTGAAGAAGCCATTTTCGTAGATCCATTGACGACCTTCCATAACACCTTGCACGAATGCATCTGGAGCTGATGGATTAGAAACCACGTCGGCAGCTGCGCAGATATAGAAGTCATTTTCAATGACCTCCACATCGCCTTCCATTCGGACTGACGCCAATCCTCTGGAGGACACCGCGATCTGATACTCGTCTTCAATCAAGTTTCTTACTAGTTGACCGAGCGGAGTACTAAGGACCAGTGCCTTTCCGATGTAGTTGTTTCCTTCCTTTTCGAGGGAAACGGTTCTGATGCAAAGTCGTTCTGGATTGATCTCCGGAGACTCTGGGTGATTAAGCTCTCCACCAGCCCTATTGGTCTTGATGAATTCTTCGTTGTATCTGGACACGGCCTCATCAAGCACTCCGATTGGGTACTTGCGACCATTTCCATTCACAATCTCACCTTGGAGAAAGATCCCCTCGATATACATCTTCTTCCCGTCCTCTTCAGGACGGGCCGAGAAGTTCTCAATTTTCTCGCGGATTAAGAACACGGCAGATTAGACTCCGAGATTGCCTTCTTCGTCGTCTTCCATGTCGGCGCCGGAAATTTCTTCCTCGTCACCTTCTTCGTCGACAACTTCCTGGCCTGGCTCGACATCAATCTCGAGATCGTCGGACTCTTCAACATCTGCGCAAGCTTCATCGAGCTCGTCGAAATTGAAACCGGCTTCAAGGACTTCTTCCTCGTCTTCACCATCGATCATCTCGATAGAGAATTCGGTGTCGTCTTCCTCGCCTTCTTCTTCGTTCAGCTGGGCTGGATCAGCGTCGGCATCGACAGCCGGCTGTGAGTTATCGCCGGCGACATCTCCATCCTGCTCAGAAACGGTCTCTTCATCTTCCGGCTCTGGAGTCAAAACTTCGACATCATCTTCCTCGCCCTCTGACTCAGACTTGATCTGCTCAGCAAGAAGCTTCTTTGCGCTTTCATCAAGCAACTTCTCAAGGGCGTTAATGAATTTTGATACGCTCATTGTTCTGGTTTCCTCTTACTAAGGTTACAATTCTAGGAATATCTATTAGTTGAAGCAATCATTCTTGATCTTGATTATCTTCATCTTCATCGTCTTTCTTCTTCTCTTCATCATCAACTGGTTTCTCATCCTTGCTCTTTGCATCTTTTTCATCATCAGTTGATTTCTTCTTCTGGAACGGATTATCACCGCCAGAATCTTCTTCACCATCTCCTTCAAGACCGTCTAGTTCTCGAGACGGAACGTCTTCAATAGGAGTAGGTGTAACTTCTTGTCCGTCGGTCGCTCCGCCCTCATAATCGGGATCCATGAAAGCGTTGCCGATCGCTCCGGTAGCTGCTGGAACCAACTCACCGGCCTTCTTGTCTTGTTCGATCTTCTTCTTCTGCTCTTCGGCTTCGGCCGGAGTCATACGAAGGACATTCTCGTAGACGAAGTCCTTACAGACATATGTGCCGACAAGGTTATTCATGCGGTCAAGCATGTTCAGACGAGCGTCCCAGAGTTCCAAGGACTTCATTTCGCGGAAGTAAGAAACTCCATGCCACTTGACCTCGGCGTACTTCTTGACCTCGTCCCATTCCTTTTCGGTGACGACCTTCCGAAGAATGAGCTGCTTCTTCAGGATGTCGATCAAGGCCTCAGAGAACTTCCGGCGGTAGACGTTCACCATCTTGGCGAACCTGACCTCATCTCTAGTGATTTCTGCGGACCGGCCGAACTGGTATGTTGCCTCGGTGCTCAAACGGCTCTCAGGGATACCGAAGGCCTTGTAGAGCTTCTTCTTGAACCAGTCAACGGTCTCCATCTTGTCCTGAAGAGCCTTGCCGGACTCGAGAGTCGAGACCTCGGTGTTCTTCGACTCCTGGTGACCACGAGGAATCCAGATGTCTTCAAGGACATTCTTGATCTGATACTGGTTCTGGACGAGGCCTGTCTCGGAGTTATAGATCTCCGACGAGTTATACTGCCTCATCAGGTCTTGGATGTATGTCTTGGCCTGCTGCGGACTCAGATCGCCGACGCCGATGTACCAGATTCTCCTTTCTGGAGCTCTGGCGATCGCGTAAATGATCGTTGAATCTTCCATCATCGAAAGCTGATTGAACGGCTTGATCGCATGATGGAGGGCCGAGATCACTTGGTTATAGATCGAGACCTCGCCGGAGTCCGAATAGGCGATGGCATCTTGAGAAATCTCAAAGAGTGAATCGTCGGAGGTCTTGATATGAGAAGACAAGAACGAGACATTGATGCTGTTGTTTCTGGACAGCTCTTCGTCGGTCGGTCTGGAATACAGATAGACGATCTTGCTCTTCGGATTGAAGAGATTTTCTTGGTGAGTTCTGGTCGGATCATGCTCGAGCTTCATCACCCGCTTGATATAGCAGGCGTCGATCTTTCTGATCTCTTTGAACCCGAGTCTGGTATTCGCATGCGGAATCAGATAGAAGAAATGGCGCCCGTCGATGAACCATTCCTTGAAGTACTCTTCGGCATTATTGTTGAACTCCATCAAGTTCAACACAGTCTCAAACTCGTCTTCAATCAGTTTCTTGATATTGTCCGAGAGATCCTTGGCCTGACGAAGGTCCAAAGAGATTGTCTTGCCGGATGTTTCGTCTTGGTCGACGGCCTCGTTCACAATGTCCGAGATACAATCCTTGACATAGGCGTCGGTTGCCATGGTCCGGTAAAGCTCAATCTGTTTCTTGTCTTCTTCAAAAATAAGGCCAACAGCCGCCGAGTGATGAATGTTGCCACCTGCTGCGGTGAGCACCATATCAACTGGCTGCTGTTGGCCCTTAATTACATCATTCGGAGAGACCGGAACTTCTTTCTTCCGGAATCCGAAATTCCAACCAAAAATCTTCATATTGAATTATCTCTCAGTGGAGATTACAGTTCGAAGTAGTCGTAGGCAAACGTTGCCTGTACTTCGGAGATCGCGTTGGTCGAGTCACGGTTGAGGTCGACACCAGCCACATTGGTCAGAAGCATGCCGACCAAACGGAAGGTGATGCCGGTCGAACCGTCCTTCATGATGGCTTTGACCGAACCGTCGGACTTGACTGCCGAGACGGCACCAGGACCAACGTTGCCGACCGAGCTGTTGCACTCTTCGTGCCAGTTGTAAAGGTCACGACGGATGGTCATGTCCTTGTCCAACATGACGGTCACCGACCAATCTTCGTATTCACGGTCGCCTGGGATTGGAATGGTTCGGCCCATATAAGGGACCTTCACCGCCTGGATGATAGAACCAGGAAGCGAAGCGGCCTTACAATGGAACTTCATCTTGTTTCCATTCAGACGGGTGACATTCACTTCGAATAGGTTAGGGCGGCTGAAATCAGCGAAAGACCCTTTGAAAGCGTTGACGTTCGTGACACATTCTCCTTATTTAGTATAGATAAATTGATTCAAAGGACACGAGGCCACCATGAATTACAAAAGTATCTATAACAAGTTAATCACTAAATTTGCACATCACAGCAAAGAATCTGCTAGAAGCGCGTATGGCTATTCTGAAGCGCATCATGTCATTCCGAAGTGTGTTGGTGGAACAGATGACGAATCAAACATAGTTCATCTGCCGGCGAAAGCTCATTTCATCGCTCATTATCTTCTTGTAAAACTATACCCAGATTCTCAAGGACTATGGGGAGCCTTTAATCTGATGTCCGGCCAAAGTTCAAAGCAGCATCAAAGAGACTATTATGTGAGTGCCAGAGTCTATGAACTTTGCAAGAAAAATCTCAGTAGACTAGGACTATCTGAAGATGCTAAAAAGAAAATTTCTGCGACTCTAACTGGCAGGAAAATCTCAGAAGAACACAAGCGAAATATGATAGCTGCTCGTATTGGAACAAAGCGATCAGAAGAAACTAAACAACGTATGAGAGAAGCTCATAAAAGAAGAGCTGAACATTATGTTGTTTCTGAAGAGACTAGATCTAAAATGAGAGCTAAAAAAGTTGGAAAGAATCTTACTGAAGAGCAAAGAGCAAAAATCGGAGTTGGAAACAAAGGAAAAACCGTAACTGAAGAGACTAAACAAAAAATGAGAGAAGCTTGGAAAAGAAGAAAGGTTCACTCATATAAGTGAACCTTTCCAGTATCAAAGATCCATCCGAATAGAAACTTCGGCGGTTGGCTTACTCTTTCTGATGGCTGCTGCATAGGCGGTCGCTCTGTTACCAGGAAGACCGCTCTTTACTGCCTTCTTTCCAATGTACACCGAGTAGGTTGCGGTGCGGAAATCAATCGGCTTCGGATCTTCTTCACCTTCATCTGACGCTCCGCCCATTCGGTTTCCAAATCCGTCGTAGTACTTCTGGTCGCTGTAGCTGCCAGCTTCTTTCTTCGAGAAAGTAGGCTTCAGGACAATGTGAACCTTGCCACCATTGCTATCGCCTTCATCGCTTCTGCTCGAGATCAGATCAAAGGTGATTCCGTAGTTCTCTCTGAAGTACTTGGCATAATGACCAGTGGTCCATGCCTTCTCCAGAGTGTCGATGGCCCTTTGGCTTCCGTAGAAGTAGGAGTCAGAAATCTCGAGATTCTGGCCTACAGCCTTTGCGCCACCGTTTCCGCCGGACTTGCTAAAGCCCATGTCTGGGCTTTGGAGAAACCGAATGAGCTCCCTGAGATTAGAAATAGAAGCTGGTTCCGCTTCGACGGCGAGTGAGAATGCTTCTTCAATTAGTTTCATTTTGCGCCCTTCTTATCCAAACTTCCGTCGTTAAACACTCGAAGATCGAATTCATTACAGAGTTCGTTAATGTGTTCGATTAACTCGTCTTTGTCATTGGTCTTTGGAGCTGACCAAGACGAATCAATTCCGTGTTGCTTAACAGCGGCCGCAATGATAGATTTCAATTTAGCAACAGAAAATTTCTCAAGTGTGTCTACCGGGTCAGATGATTGTTGTTTCTCTGATACCAAACTCAATAGAGTGAATGCTTCTTCGATTAGTTTCATTTTGGGCCTTCTTAATAGATCGTTAAAGCGGAGATTTGATTCCGTGCTTCTTTATGAAGTCGTTGGCGAAATTTGTCGCTTTTTCACTAGAATCAAATCTACCAAGCTCAAAGCTTTTCTTTGCTCCGCCTTTAATGTTCGTCGGATTTTTGTATACCACGACATACTTATCAGGAGCGAGAGCGGCAAAAACTGAAACCGAAACACTTCCATCCGGCGAGATTTTCGCTTCTTCAACCAGTTTGAATGCTTCTTCGATCAGTCTCATATTACCCCCATAGTTGAAGGGGAGGATTTCTCCTCCCCTTCATTTTCTTCTTTTAGATTTCTGAGACCGCCTTTGGAACCAACTCTTCGAAGATCGCTCCGGTCTTTGTTGCGGCGAAGACCAGTTCGATGAAGTTGATCGAGCGGTTTGGACGGATCAAGATCAGAGCCTTGAATTCCTGGCGATCGATAACCTCTGGAGTGTTGACTCTCTCGTCGGCGACAACCAAGAAGCCTGGGCGGCCTGGCTTGTCGGTCTGGATACCACGGCGACCCTGAACATCTCGGAGGAACGGAGTTACCATCGAGACGAACTGAGCCTGTGTGGTCTCATCGTTGAATTCGAAGAGCAAGTACTTGGAAGCAGTAGCAATTGCCTTTTCGATGACGATGAACAGACGACGAACGTTCACTGCGCGGAAAGCCGATGGACGAAGGAGTGTGGTGCGGTCACCAAAGAGGAGAGCGCCTTCACCCTTGGTCATGACGACCGGGTTGATCGAGTAGGTGTAGAGTTCGTCACGCTGAGCCTTACCTGGGTTGAAGGCAAGACGAGTAACGTTCTTCACCGCACCGCGATTGTAACCAGCGAACGACCACCATGGATCGGCGATGTTGTCGGTAGCAGCAGCAAGACCAGCCATGTCACCGTTAAGTGGAAGCCAGCGGTACTTGTCATTGAACTGGTCGAACTGATACTTGTAGTTACCATCGAAGAATCCGTACGAGCTGTTCACATTGATATTGTCGGTGCCGTTTCCGGTGCGACGAGTGACCAGGTTCGAGACCGGATTGATTGCGTTCACGACGTCAGCCTGGTGAGGCGAGACGAAGGCGACGCAGTCCATACGGGTAGTTGCGATGTTCTCGATGACGAACTTCGAGACGGTTCCAGAAGCGCCTGCAAGCATCAACAGGTTGATGTCGAGCTCTTCTGCATCCTGGAAGACGTTGGTCCAGACCTGGATGTAGTCGTCGGCCGTTGGAGCATCACCGTCAAGACCACCAGCAAGATCAAATGGAGTGTCGCCAAAGTTCTGCGAGTAGAGCTCGGTGACTCCGGAGGTGAATCCTTCCAGGACCTTCTCATCGTTGAAATAGACGTACTTCGAGAAACTTGCAATGGAGGTTCCAATGTAGTTTGGCTGGTTGTTGGAGTCTACTCGACCGCGAACAGCGTCGACCACGAAGGTCTCAACGATGATGTCATCAAGGAAGACAACGACAGCAACCTCGTCGCGCTGACCGGCAGTGGACTCAGGACGGAACTGGAAGAGATTCTTGTAGTTCCAGTTTTCCCAAGTGGATTCCCAAGGACCGCGGTTGGTCCAGGTCACCGTTCCGTCAGTGATGGTGTCACCAACTTCTGGTGCCAAAGACCAATCTGGTTCTGCTCCAAGGCCGGATGCTCCGTCAAGGACAAGGACAACTGGTCCGACATCATGGGTGATTGGAGTGGTTCCAGAAGTAGGCCAGACCGGCTCGGTGGCACCGGCAAGAGTTCCACCAGTGACAACGCGGTAGCGGTAGCCGTTGGAAACTGACGGAGTAACGAAGTCGCCAGCTACGAGAGCGGTAAGACCTGTGCTCCATGGATCAGTCTGAGCGGTGGTTCCACCGGTGGTTGCTTCGAAGCGGTATGGATTTGCGACTTCGTCGGTTGGCTTGCGGTACACGCCAGTTGCCACAGCGGCATTTGCAGCCCAATCGGTTGGAGTGTAGGTACGACCGTCGCGGTATGCAACAGAGATTCTGTTACCAAACGCGCCAGGGTACTTGCCAATCCAGTCAGCGGACATCTGAGTCTCTCGAGTTCCCTCAAGATTCTCCCAGTCAAGCGCATTCTTCACAACCTTCGAAGACTCATTGTCGGTTTCGTTACCGGAGCCATCAGCGATGTAGTAGGCGTTAGTTGGGCGACCGTTGATTGGACCGACGTTCTCCCAAGTGATGTCTCCGTCGGTGATCACCGAACCAAGAGCAGTAGCATTACCCCAGTTTGGACCAGCTCCGAGCTCTTCGATTCCATCAAGAACCAAAGTAGCTGCGCCGGAAGTGATTGGAGTGGTTCCAGAAGTTGGCCAGGTTGGCTCAGGACCAACTGTCAAACCACCGACGGTAACCTTATAGCGGTAGCCATTTGGAACGGTTGGGATGACATAGTCACCGGCGACCAAAGTGGTAACCGACCAGACGTTAACCGAGGCGTTCGCTGTCTGATAAGGAGCCGAGCCGCTGAGCGCATATGCCTTGTAACGGAATGGGAAAGCGGCCTGAGCGTCAGCAACCGGAAGAATGATGTCCCCGACGGCCTTGGTAGAAGCTGGAATCCAAGTAGTGGTATAGACACCAGGGCCGGAAGTGTTCGCTACACGAGCGACACGGATCGAAGTGGTGTACTGCAAGAAGTTCCAAACAGTGAACCAGTCTTTCGCGTTACGATCGTCTGGCAGACCATACTGGAGTTGGAAATCATCAACTCGGCCGATCAGAACAGCTTCGCCGATAGGACCCCACTGTGTATCAATTACGGTTGCGCCGATTGAAGTAGCAACAGCCGGAATGAACAGGCTGAAGTCTTTTTCAATCACATTTACGACAGGCGACAAATAAAATGGCATGGATTTCTTCCTCGTTCTTGTATGGCAAATCTATGAGTTATCTATTCACTCAACCAAAGAAAGACTGATTTGAAAGTCTATCCTTTGGCAAACCATTCTCTTTCGTGTCTTTCGAGATATTCGACGCCTCTTGGTCTGACGGAGAAAGTCTCTGAGATCGAAATCATTCCGCCGGTACTTGGTCTTGTTGAGATGATAGGGACGTGGATTTCTGATAGTGCTTTCGCAATGTCCGACCTATCGGACACCGACTCTTTGAACATCTCAAGGAGGCTCTTGGTCTCAAAGGCATTTTCAAAGTGCTTTGTTCCGAAAATGAATGAGAGATTGACGAGCGGCATCACCAGGTCATCATGGTAACCATCTTCGGCCTTGAAAGTACCTTCTTTCTCGGCGACTTCCGGCGGCCGTACAAAATGCTTCAGTTCCTCAATAGTTCTGGCGCATTTCAACTTAAACTTGCCCTTCTCGAGGAACAGTTTGAAGTTGATGCACCCGATTCTCTTTGTTCTCTTATTGACTCGAAGTCCGTAATCTCTGGACTTGTCGGCCGATGGTCTGGCCGGATCGATCTCTTGGCGAGTTCGAATCACCTTCTCGTATTCAAGATCGATTTTGAGGTATCTAACGACTTGTCGGCCAACATCGTTTGCCTCAACAAGGATTGGAGCGGTGTTGTAGTATGTGCCGATTCGGTAAAGAGTAGAGGCGAAGGTGATTGGGTCCATTCGGTTATCTTGGAATGAAGCGACCTCTTCGAGCATTCCGTTCTTCATGTCAGTCAATTTGAACACATGGAACGTGGAATGGTCTTGAGCCAGGCCTTCGGAGACGTCGGCCGTGATGCAGTAGTTCTGGTCCTTGATCGGAGCCTCGAAGACCCAGAGGCCCTCAGCAATCTCGATCGGATCTTCGGCCTTCAAAGTGGTCAGTGTGCCTGGGTTGATCAACGAGTAAGATGACCCGATGAACGAGCATTCCATTTCCTGAGCGAATTGCTCAACGGTCATCTTGCCAAGGGTGATCTTCTTCCATTCCTCATCTCGGTTTGGATGGAGTTCCCATGTCGCATCCGAGATCACGAAGCCATTGGCCGGAGAACCGACATAGAACTCGTAGAAGTGATTCAAGCCCTTCGGAGTCGAGACGAAGATCATCTGGGTCGTGTCACCGGACGTCAAAGTCGGATAGGACGAGAGGTAGAACTGGTCCCAGAGCTTCTTCGGAATGTGCGCGACTTCGTCGATGAATAGAATGTTGACCGACTTACCACGAATAGCTGATGGAGTGGTAGCCGAGGCCAGGATTCTCGAGCCATTCTCGAGACCGATCGACTTGACATTCCATCTCTTAACACCTTGCTGGAGCCAGATCGGAACCGACTCGTACATTTCCTTCACACGGTAAAGGATTTCGAAGGCGATTTCGGCCTTGTTGGCCATAATCGAGATGAACTTCTTCTTGTTGAAGATCATGTACCAGACGAAATAGGCGGCGCATGTGGTCGACTTACCCATCTGTCGAGCCCACCGCGCGAGCACGAATCGATTTTGGTGGATGGTTTCGATGAAGCCTTTCTGATACTCGTAGAGTTCGAATGGAACTTCACCGTGGTCGAGCGAGATGACCTTCAGATACTTCGTGATGAAGTAGATCGGATCATTGGCGCAGAGCACGTATTCAACGGCTTGGTCCACAGTCATCTGAATCTTAACCCCAACCTGCTTAAGGTTAGGGTTATTCATGAAGCTGTCGGATTCGTTAATTTCCCTGGATGACATCGGACTTAATCTTGCCCATCTTTCGGAGCACTTCGATCATGTCTTCGGTAGTGCCGGTCATGAAGATATTGTCACCGCTCTTCTGTTCCACAACGGTCGGCTCTTCGTTCTTCTTCTCAGGATTTGGTCTCTCTTTCGAGGCCCTGGCCGCAGCACGGTGAATCTCAATGAGACTCTTATTGCCGGCCGTGAGCTGGGCCATCAAAGAGGCGACGGCCGAGAATCCTTCTGGATTGCCGCTCGCAATAGCCGCCGAGATCGCTTCTTGGAGCGCTTGCCCGGCCGATTCGATGATCATCTGTTGGCTCTTTCTGGCGAATGTGAAGTCGTCTAGGAGGTCTTGCTCCTCGATTGGCTTCGCTTTCTCAAGAGCGGCCGCGACCGGAACGGCCTTCGGGTCATAGGTAGAAACAGAAAGACTTGTTGATTCACCGTCTTCGGTATCGATCGGAGCTGCGTCCTTCGATGATGGTGAACCAATTGCCGAGCTGATCTGATCAAACACGACTCTTGGATTTGACATGTTATACGTCGATCTCTATTTGAACGTAGGAGTTGTTCTTGTCGCTCAATTCACCCGGATTTGCCCCGACGGTGATTGTCTCAAGGTCATAACGATAGTCGGTCAGAGGATTATCGATGTCGGCAATCACCTTGGTGATGACCTTCTGCTTCTTGACCGGTGGGTAAAGCCAACCGGAGACTTCAAATGAGAAGTCCATTGTGATGGTTCGGCGCTTCGAGAATCCTTCCTCGAACGAGTCGGCCATTGTCGGAGACGAAGCCAGCGCGATTTCGATGTCGCTCCAGTGATCCAGCTCTGGAATCTCCAAGACCTTGAGATTCACGGTCGGAGAGAAGAATGGCAGAAACTGCTCAGTGATCTGAAGGATGTCGTCCATATTCTTGGAGTAGATCGTCAGATCAAAGTTGAACTTCCATGGAACCTGCATCAGAGCGACCGATCTGACCTTTCCACCGGCTTCGTCTTCCACCACTTCATCGTATCGAAGCTGGTTAAGGCGGTTCAACGCTCTGGAAGCATCGTATGAGCCGGAATTAAACACGAATCCCATTCTCGGAACTGGCAGAGAGGATTGATTCTCCGGGCCATCTTCAAGGCGATAATACCAATGGCTCTTGGCTCCATAACCGACAGGCACTGAATAGATCTTACCGGAAGGACCATCATCCTTCCGGAAGATCTTCAATCCATTGAACACAGTCCCAAAGGCAACCACCAGTTTCCTGATGGTGCCATGGGAATAGTGCTGCCGCTCAAAGTTCATTTAGAGATGGCATCCAAGCGGAGTTGGGTAATACAGATGGACTGCTCTGGCTAACACGATAGTGCCATTGAAGCCGAAGGTGTTCTGACTGAATGTAACCGTCAGCTGGTTCGCCACTGGGTCAAATGAATCGATTCGGACATATGAGGCAATTCCAGGGCGGCCAGGGATTCGAATCAAGAATTCGGTTCCGAAATTGACCGGATTGGTCGGGTCGAGAATGTCTCTTTCACCAGCGATCGCGGTATTTGGGTTCGACTTTGGGAACGACCCACGGATTCCAAGGTAATTGCCGCATGTATCGACGGTGCCAGGCCACTGCGCCGGAATGAAGTACTTGCCGGAAATGACGGTCAGCGACAGGCCGATCGTCTGAGGATGAAGAGTCGGATTGACCGGAATCCAGACACCGGACACTTCATTGGTGATTGCTTGGGTAGTGACTGGAGGCAGAGTTTGGTACACCGGCTTTGCAACAGCTCCAAATGCCACAGCCAGTCCAAGTACAGCTCCGAAAATCCAATTGCGAATGCTCATTTGTTTCTCCTGTTAATAGTCTCCGAATGGAGACTTCTCACTAAAATCAATGATTGGAGCGGCTTCTTCTTGTAGTAGCACGTTGTCCGCATGGTTAGGCATATGTTCTTCCGGAGTCTCCTGAAGGTCATTAAGACCAATGGCGTCCGTAATCTCCGGAATATCTATCTTCTCTCTGGATGGCTCAATGGTTTCGCAACGGAGGACGTAGGACATTCTGGTTCCAAGAGGATAGAACTGGCTTTCGTGTTCGACGAACTTGATCTCAAACACTTCCTTGTTCATCGGATTGTAAATGATGTCCCCATCTCGCGGGACTCTCATTCCAGTGTTCTCGGTGAAAGCCTTCGCCGAGATCTTGATTCTCATCTCATCATGAGCTCGGATGCCGAGGCGCGAGATGATGTCGCCATCTCCTTCAAAGCCATCGAATGTCTCGATCCAACCTTCAATCTCCTTGGCTTCCGAAAAGGCCGAAGAGAGGTCTTCACCGAAGAGGCGGTCCATATTGGTCAGCTCTCTCTTGGCATAGAGAAACAAGCAGCCATGAATCTGGATCACTTCCTGGTGCATTCCACGGTACAGCTCCGGCTCCGGTGAAGGACCGTTCTGTGAGTGGAAGTTGAAGTACGGATTAAGAGGCATTATGACTTCTTGAAAGATCCGGTCGTTTCGCTGAAGGTGATTGATCCGTTATTGACTCTGACGGTCAAGACGCCGCCCCACTTGAATCGAATCTGAACTCCGCCGCCATCTCCATTGAAGAATTTCTTCCCAGAAATCGCCCAATCCGGATCATTCGCGAGTTCTTCAGCGGTATGGCCTTTCGAAACCAGCCAATCGGTAAGCGCGGTGCTGAATGATTTAGCGACATCAGCGTTGTGAATAGCCTTATTCACCGACTTCTTAACTTCTTCAACCCACTGAGCATAATCTTTCGCGATAGATCGCTCGGCATTTTTCCATGTTGGCTGAATCTCCGCAGATTCAAACAATAGACCGATTAGTCCTTCCATCTTTGATTCTCCGTTTATTCGCCAGTTGCTACAATTCTGCAGAACCTAAGGAAATCCTTATAGGCCTGCGAGTTAAGTGGGATTGACATTCCAACTCTTTCCTTGTTTCTTCCGACCATATAGACGTCGATAGACTCAGGATAGTACTCAAGAGTCAAAGCTCCGCCATCGGCTTTCACTACAGCTCTGGCCTTCCCCTCAGTCTTCAGCTTCTTAGGACTTGGTGCTTTCATCAATTCTTCAACTAGGCTTTCCATTTTCGATTCTCCGATTTGAATTGGTGGTTCATAAGGTGCTTGAGTATCTCCATGTGTCAGCCAGTTTCGGAGACCCTTGATTGTGGTTTCGTCGATGGTTCCAAGTCCTTTCCATCCAGGAGTGAAGTTGATCAGATAGCCGGCTCTGGCCGAGTTGAGATCACAATAGCCGATCATGACCTTATGCTCATCGAACTCGCCGAATCGCTCACCATCGACTCTGATCTGATTCACAATGAAGACAGGGCATTTTGGATTCTCGCAGTCTGGACCAAGGAAGCAATCGACATGACCGCCGTCGGCACCGACTGTGCCTTTGAAGTAACCATAATGAGCGGACATTGTGACAGCCCAACTCTTTCCGGTTGGATCTACTCCACGACGAACTGAGCCAAGCGGATTCTCAATTGAGATCGACATTCCATGAAGGCGGATAGAACCCTTCTTGTAGTTGCCGGCTCTCTTCTGAGCGGCCGTCGGTTGTGGAGTGTCATTCAGCGGAGAAGTGGCCGCCGAATGCGCCAGATCTCGAAGACACATTTCTTGGAAAAGTTTCACGTTATTGAGTGATCATCACTGTCGATTTTCCGTCATCCCGACGATCACCGATCTCATATTGAAAATCCACTTCAAGGAGTTCATCGCCGATCATTTTAGCACCCATATCGTAGACGCTAAGATAAGTTGCTTTGTTTATCCCCATAGCATTTCTGAACCAAGTTACTAACGAACTCACGTCGTCCTTTTCGCTGTTAACGGATGAGGCAATATCACGAAGAGAATCAAATGGAAGCTTCACTCCTTCTTGCCATTTAGCAACTCTCTTAAGGCGCATAGCAAATTCAGAGCCCTTGGCTTCGTTAACTTGAAACTGTTCAAATGTTTTCATCAGTTATCCCCGGAAAATTCCGTACGGTAGTTGGTACTTGAGAGTGAATGACTCTTCGAGCTTGTCGATTTCGGCCTGAGCCTCTTCCCAGATCTTCTGACCCTGGACCGTCACACCGCCGGCCATCTGGACGCCTTCGTACTTCTTGAGATTCTCGCCCCACTGGCGTTTGACAAGTTGAGTGGCGTAGTCCTTAATCCATTTCTCATTGAAAAGATTCGGTGAATTCTCTGGAGTCCTGGAGACCAAGCATGTCATGATAATGAAGTTGGTCGCCAGAATTTGGTGAGACGGCACCTTGACCAATCCATTGATCTTGTCAACTTGGTAATTGATTGGGCGATTGAAGTACCGCTGAAGGAGTGAAAGGTACTCCATCGTGACATGATAATTCTTCAGGTCATGGCTTTGGCCATTGTTCGTAGAGATTCTGAAGAATTCGGACTGAGAGATCAGATAATTGAGGCGCTCGAATTCCTCGGAAGATGAAGTCTCACCTTCCGAGAGGTTGAAAATCTTGTTGATGTGAACTACGTCTTGAGGAAGCGGAAACGACTGAGTCGCCTCGTCGGCATCTGTGAAGTCCACTCTGAAGATTTTCTCGGTGACACCGTCATGGTGCCTCTCCACAAAGTAGAGAATGGCATCATCGATTCGGTCACGCAGCTGCTGGTCCTCCACTTCGTTCTTGATGACCGGGGAGCCAAGGCGCCGTAGAATATAACCGGCCAGATCTTCGTAAGAGGAGAGAGCCATTACTTGGTTTCTTCCTTTGGTTTAGCGATGAATGGAGCCAGAGCGGCGCGGAGCATGTCGGCATGGCTCTTCAGAATCTGTAGGCTTTGCGCGTAGGCCTTGGCTACTTCTTCGTCGGAAGAGTCCTTGCTCAAGGCCGACACCGGCAGATAAGGCTCTTCGATGTCTTCAGCTTTTGGCGGGTCTTGGTGGACCGGAACGGCCACAGAAATCACTTGAGGGTCTGGTCTGGTTGCCTTATCACCGCAACCAACAAGTGCCAAGGAGAGGGCTAGAGCGGCTAGTAGGCGGTTCACTTGGTGATCTCCTGTGCTCGGTCGATCATCCAATCGAACTTGGCCTCGCAGGAGGCCGGGACCGGAACTCTTCCAAGGTGGTCCAGTGCCTTGTCACGCTCCTGACGGATCTTCCGGATCTTGGCCTTGGATTCTTCGACTTCAGCAGCGAGCTCTTCATTCTTGGACTTGAGTTCCTCAATGCCGAGATTCTGCTGATCGATTCCATACTCTAGATTCATTGTAAGATTTTCACATGCCGTCACCTTAGCAGTCAATGCTGTAATGGTCTCAGATTGCTCTTTGATTGTGCCGACCATCGATGTATACTTGAAGTAACCAACGGTGCCAAGAGTAAGGCCAATGGCCGCTATAACGGACAGAATGATGAGCTTTGGAGAGAAAGTGAATGGAATGAACATTATCTTTTTCCGGTTGTGTTCTTTTCGAATCCATCAAAATCCTGACCGGGCTTCAATCCTTGCTTTGTTAGCATATCGAATGCCAAATTAACAGCATGGTTATATGAAGTGGCCTTTACCTTGACGGTGTATTTCTTAGTTTTGCCGGTTGGCGGATTAGAAGTGACCGCGTAATCAGACAGTGTGTGCCCAGCCGCCTTACTCAAAGGAATAGTTCTACCTGGCATATGATCAACGTCTGGAATGAATGCTTCAAACAGTTTCATTTCGGTTATCCTAGTTTCTTAAGGCGGTCGAAGAAGACCCAAATGCGAGACACATATGTCTGAGTCTCCTTGGCGTGCTTCCCAGTGATTTTCGGCAGACATTCGTGAAGTATTGGCTTCCAGTCCGAATTGGCTGGGCAAGATCTCTTGGCCTTCAGAATGTGCCCCGCTCCGGCGTTATAAGAAGCGATCGCCAGGGACTCCCGGTTCTCAATGAAAGCCTCGGAGCGGAAGAACCAGCGCATCCGGTTCATGTAATGAGCGGCGAACATGATGCTAAGTTCAGAGTCATAGGCCGATCCCTTCTGCTTGATCAGATTCTCGGTCTCTTTCCAAGTGGCCGGCATGAACTGACAGAGTCCAGCCGCTCCGACATAGGACTTCGCATTCGGATCGAAGAGAGACTCCTGGTAGCACTGAGCTTTCAGAAGCCTCCAATCACGGCCGGGCATATACATCGAGGAGTACTCTTTGAAATGCTCGTCGTACTTCGAATTTTCAAGCGGCAAACGCTGAGCCTCAGCAGTGAAGCTGAAAAAGAGCAGAGTGAGTGCCGCAAGAAATCGATGCATGCTTAAAACACCGATCCGAACAGAATGCAGACGCCGACCAGGCGAAGACCGTAATAGATCGCCTTGGCCTGATAATCGGCCGACTCAATCCAGTCCTTGACCTCGTCTACGCCAAGTGCTCGGTCCATCTGATTCAAAGCGAACCGGACACCGATAAAGGCGATTGAAGCCAAGAAGATCTTGAACATCGCCGAGACCAGCATGATTCCAAGATCGGTAAAGTTTACAATCTCATCCATTATGTTTCTCCTCAGGTGATTGTGTAGGTAACAGGGAAGGTTGGAGCGTTAAGAGTGATGGTGACCGGTGTAGTGATATCGCCGACATTGCCGTTCGCGTCAACCGGAGCCACGCCAATATAGAGAGTTCTGGAAGGAGCTCCAGCGGTGATCTCGATCAGTGGAAGCAAGAATGGAAGCTTGACCTTGATCCGATGAAGGGTCGTGTTATCTTCCACAATACCCGGCTGGTCGTAATAGCCAATCGGAATCGACGGCTCGGCATGCGAAAGCGTGGTTCCAGAAGTAGCCGGACGGTAATATAGACGGAATCCACCAGCCGGCTTTGAGATCTGATTGGTGTAGTTGATGTAGATCGTGTTTGTTGGCTTAACGAGAGACATGCTTTAGTCCTTTATGATTTCTACTAGTTCTACTGGAGTGAATGTCTCATCTCCACGATTGAATGTTTGCGAGTTCCATGCTGGATTCCATTCTGATGAAACGACGAATTGAATCACGTCTACATCAACTCCAGAAGTTTCTTCTTCGAGCTCGGCTGGAGAAGCGTCAAAACAGATGACAGAAGCATTCACTTCTCTCCGTTTATCTAACCCAACATATCGCTGCTCGTCGAAGGCGTCTATACTCATGGGAGGAGAGTTCCAATTGGACGAACCGCATAGGTAAGAGTCGCGTCGGCCGCAACGGTGGCCTGACCTTGAGCGTAGGTGAAAGCGTCATGACCAACCACGGCGGTTCCATCATCAACCTCGACAACTCTCTGGAGGTCCCATGAGTACTTTCGACCATTCTGGAAGATGCTGGTCTTCTCCGGTCCAAGGCGAAGAGTCACATCGCCGTTGACGGCGTCGCGATTGGCGAAAAGGAGAGATTGAGCGTCTGTCGCCGCAAGGTCGTAGACCTGCTGAATGGCCGAAGACGAAGTGTCCGGGAGGGCCAGATCGGGCTTGAATGTCAAGTAAAGCTGCCAACCAGTGATGTCGATTGGCAGCTTAGTGACGGTGTTGCGGAATCGAAAGCGAAGAAGGAGAGTATCTCCGCGTGTGACAGTCAGATTGATATTGGCCACGAGAGCTGGAGTCCTAGGTAAGAGTTTCTACTCCTATCTATTACTCCAGCTCTCTATTATAGGCTAAGACCAGACTGCCTCTTTGAAGATTTCAAGAGGATCACGGAAGCTGCCATTGGCGTCTTGAGTGTAAACCATGGCCTTGTTCTTGATAATGCTTCGATTGAAGCCATCGATGAACATCGCTTGCTCATTGTTGGCCTTCGAGACGTCAAATGACTTGCCGTCGTCTGGCAGCTTTCCTGGATTCGATGCGACCAGAAGAACCAGACGGATCTTGGTCTGGTTAAGAACACCGATTCCGCGGAAGAAAAGTTTCTCCATTTCGAAGACGTAGTCCCCGGAATAGCCACGGTAAAGCGGAGAGTAGACGAGTTCACCGAGATGGAATCTGTCAAAGATCAGCTTCGGGGTCTTGCTTTGCGGTAGCAGAACATTCTGAATCAGGCCAAAAGAGTTCTTGAACGACTCTCGCTGGTAGGTCTGAAGGTTTCCATTATAGCACTGGAGTCGCTTCGGTTTGTCGAATTTGATGGTCTGGTGGAAGCCGAGGCGGTCATTGATCGTCTCAATGAGAGTGCCCTTTCCGACATTGTCGATGCCTTCGATAATGAAAATAGACGGTTCGCCGTTCATGATCAGAAGCCCTCATCAAGCGGGATTTGGAGTAGATTCTCGTCCTTTTCTTCGGCCGCTTCGGATGCCTTGTACCACTGGCCGATGCTAGGCGCGAAGAATCTGACAAGCCATTCATAGTTGGTCAATTCGGTGGCACGACTTGGTGGCACTATGTTATACCTAGTGAGACCGGAAACGAACACGAACAAGTGATTCTTGAACGAAAAAGCATCTCGACTCTCTTCTTGGAAAACAGAATTAGCGTGCGGATTGAACTCGTCTTTGTTCCAATGCTTTTCGTAGATGTGAAGAGAGCCGGCATTGTGGTAGTAATCGCCTAGCTTCAGATTGTTCATTCCGCGGCGGAACTTCAAGACTGCGTACATCATCCAGGCGATGAACTGGAACTGAAGGATGTCATTGCACCAGCCGACCACCAAATCGTTTGACCGCATGTTCACGATCATATGGAGTTCATCGTTGCGGATCAAGAACTGGAGAGAAAGCGTACATGGGGTGTCTTTTGGATTGAGACCGGAATTGTCGACTCCGTGGATGTTGATGATCGCCTTTCTGGACTGAGGATCGGCAGCCAGAAGGTTCACGCAGTTGTCGAAGCGAGAGATCAATTCGGAGCTTGAACCGTTAGAGAGCCCTTCATGCTCAGCGAAAATCCAGTACCCGTAATTCGAGATCACATTTCCGCTGCCATCCTTAAGCGTATCCCAGAAAGGAGCGGACTTGGAGATTCCGGCCGCTTTCAAGCTCTTCGACATGTACCAATTGAACTCGTCGATAACATACGACGGCTTCAGTTTCCTGGAGCCAAGAGTGACCACCAATGGATCGTTGAGATCGAAAAACATTCGTGAGGCGATCACTTCTTTCGATCTGGTGCCGCGAGTCTCAACCAGAAAGCCGTCTTCCAAGATATTTTGGCCGGCTTTCTGGTACATTTCGTTCACAATACTCATACTCACTCCTTCTCATGTTCACAGTTCAGCACTTCGGACTATTGTATCATAGTCCGAAGTGCTTGTAAATGGGCTTCTTAGACGGCGCGAACGATCAGGGAGAGATCAGTGACCGTGATGTTGGTCGCCGATGTATTGTTCGCAACGAAGACTTCGATGTACTCGTTTGGCGCGAGTTCAACGGCAGTTTGCGCTCCGGCGTTTTCGGCCTTGCCGGTACCAGATGTCGTGATCAAGATCTTGGAGTCCGGCAGTGTGGACCCGCCTTTGGCAATATAGACCGCAATGATATGGTTGTTGCCAGACTCGGCCGAAAGCGTTGCGGAGACCAAGAAAGTTCTGGTCTTCGATCCTGTGTATGTTAACCTACCGCTTGTAAAGTCAAACTTGCCCATCACTCCACCGGTAGTTGTGGCGTCGGCTTTCACCGGTGTAGATGGCGCGGCAATAACCGTTGCTGTGGCGTTTGCATGCCAATAGATTTGACCAAGCACTCCGGAATTAGGCACTCCAGAGCAGTCGATGAACATCGACTCTGCGGCCGCAGCGGTGATACCGACAAGAGGAGTTCCGGCGCCTGTGAATGTGACAGAATCAAGAACAAAATTCTCGTCAGGAATGGATGCCCCGGCAATCACTTCAATGCCGGTTTTGCTTGCCGCGTCAAGAGTGAAACCAGAGTAAAGGATCTTAAATCTTGAAGAGATCACGGCGGTGGCGGCAAGCGTCAAGAAGGTGGAAGAAGCCTGCGGCTGGAACATACATCTGAAGAAAGTTGCAACTCTCGTGGTGCCATCGATTACCAATTCAGCCGAATCGGCGAAGACGCAGTTATCGGCGACAATCATTCCGTAATTGAGAACGGTTCCAATCTCCGCCACGGTGTCGAAATGCATTCCGTAAAGGGTCAATGAAGCGGCCGGGTTGAGGGTTGCGTCAAGAGCCAGAGCTGGCGCGCCAGCTGCAAGGTCGGCAATCTCAAAGTTTTGAAGTGTGAGATCTTGCTGGGCGGAGATCAACGGAGCGCCTGCGAGGCCGGTGCTCTTCAGAATCGAATTAGAGGCTGCATTGCCGGCGATCACATTGCCTAGCCCACAAACCAATCTATTGCCGGCAAGATCCACTGTGCCGACTATGAAGTACGTTGTGTCGTTTGCCAGAGTGATTACATCTATGACCGGGTCTGGAAAATCCGCCAGTGCTTCTACATAGACGAGTTTGCTAGGTAGGGAAAGACCAGCACCAATAGCGTCGAATTCAGCACGAAGCGCGTTTACTTCTGCTCTATATGCTGAAAATCCATCAGATGCTCTAAGTGCCATAAATTTCTTTTCCTAGTCTATTATTGCTTGATGGTGTACGAAATGTAATCAATCCAAAGTCTCATATCACCACCAAGTGGAACCAGCGCATCGCCAGTAGACTTGAATCGGAGGAAATTGTTCAAGTCGGATGTCGCCGCCGCGAAATTGGTTGTGACAAACGAAGTAGCCAGAGTTCCATTGACATAGAAATTAACAACCGCGTTGGTGATTTCGATCTTTAGAGAAACTGCCTGCCAATTGGTGACATTTCCAAAGACGCCTGGAGAAATGATTTGATCGAAGATCACCGCGCCGGTTGGCCAATTGTCATTTACGACAACGGCGCGAAGGACAGGAACAGCTAGCAGATCAGCAGTTGCCGGAGACTGAATCTCAAAGAATGCGCCACCTTCTAGTCTTGGGTCAGGCTGCGCGGCTGTGTCGGTTAAGTAGAATCTCCTGCTGAAGCCAAAATTCACAGTCATCGGAATGGATTCGGCGACGCTGACATTTTGTAGAGCCAGTTTTGTTTCTCCAATCAGCGCTCGATTGTCGTTGCTTCCTGGAGGAGCAAATCCTTGCGACATTAGGCTCGACCAAACCTGCGAAGTGTCGTCATACACTCCGTGAGTTATAGCAAGAGCGCTCTGGTTAACACTTCTGGCTTTTGAAGTTGATCCGCTCTGACCAGCCACGAATCTATAATCAGCCGATGGCTGATATTGAAATGGAGTCAATGAAGGATCGTACGGCTGATTCATTCTGGTAAAATGCTCAAGAACATATGTGTCCCCGATGATCGCTTCATTAACTTCAGGATCGATCAAATCAACGGCCGCGCCAAGCGCGTTAATCTTCTGGCGTTGGATTTCAAATGTGTCGGTTCTTTCAACCTGAGTGAATGCCATTGTGCTAAGTCCTAATCCTAGAATGAAAACGAGTTTGGAAATGAAGCTCATGATAATGTTGACTCCTGGTTATGCTTCTGGTGGAGTGATTATGTCAATCACCTCGTTCAGCGCAATCACTTGACCCTGCAAATCTTGAACGATCTTAACAAGGTCTCGAATGGTCTCTTGTTCTTTCTGCCGCTCTTCTACCAGCTTTCTCCGGACCTGAGCTTGCTTGAAGCCTCTGGAGCCGGTGAATACAACGGCCCCAGAGTTCGGATCGCGGAATGCTTCATAGGAGGATAGTTTGTTGAAGTCAGTCATGGTCAGATCACCGCAATTGCACGAAGGTTCTTCACGATTGGCACGTCGATGGTGTTCTTGGAGTACATTTCGATCTTGATTGCGAAGGAAGTGAACTCTTCTGGAACGTCCGACGGCTTGTATTTGTACTCAACGAATCTGGTTCCGACCGAGATATTTGGGTTGACGTCTTCGTCAAGGACCATTTCTCTCCATTCAACTTCTTCACCAGCGGTGACCGGTGTTCCGATCTCTGCGTACGGAATATCTATCCAGGCCGATCCACCGATAGCTGGCTCCATACCAGGAGCGTATTCGGTGAATGACGCGTTACGCTTCCAGAGGCGAGAAGCATGGAAGACATACTGAGGGAAGACGAATGTTCCACCAAGGCCGGAGGCATCGGCGTAATTGTCGATGGCATTCCAATCGTCTACTTTCTGAACACTCTGCGCCTCCATGTCCACGGCGGTTGCTTCATCGACAAGGAAACTTCGATCGATATTAGACAAAGAAGGATCGCCTTCCATTTTGAACTTCGAGATGTCATTGATCGACTTGATATAGACTCTTGGAGTCTGCACGTCGGTAACCAAGCAACGTGCTCTTGGGTTAGAGGAGCTGGTGAACGAAGGGACCAAGTTAGGATTCGTTCCGTTCGGGTTACCGACGATCTCAGAGGCGATCTCACGGTAGATCAAACGGCAGGTCTTTCCAATCAGAGCCGTCGAAGTCACGGTAGAAGCGCCAATATCGAAATACGACGGAGTGATTACCGAAGTACGATAATAGATCTTCAAGAGACTGTCATTAGGCAACTTGGCATCGACAAGGACCTTGAGGTCATCCGAAGGATTCACCAGATTGATCGCCTTGGTCACATAGGTTCCGGCGTCCCAAGCTGGTCCGAAATCGAATGCAGGCGCATCAATCAACGGAAGAGCTGGATCAGACAAATCGTAAGGCGAGGTCAAGTACCGACCGGTGATCAGTCTCATCTGCTGCTTGTCGATAACTGGGGTCAGAAGTGGATCGGTGGTTCCGAGAGCGATCTGGGCCGAGTAGTTACGACGGAGAGCGGTGTTTACATTGTTGTCTAGGCACTTCTCTTCGGTGAGGTAGACGAATTCCTTGTTGGTGATTGTCTGGAATCCAGAGCCAGATTCTCCATTATGGAAAGCCTGAGAATACTGAGCCGAAGTTCCAGGGAGAACCATTTCACCGACATTCAAGACCGACATAGAGACCTTAAGGGCTCCTGGGTTGTTCAATTGGTCTCCGTAGACCTGATCTGGGAACGGATAGATTGAAGTGCCGGTCTGATTGATCGAACCATAACCCTCAGAAGAAGCTCCACCGACGTCAGTGACCTGATTCGAAGGAAGAGTCTTCTTGTCGCGAAGCACGACGGTAGAAGGAGCGGTCGCGAATCTGTGGCGGTAGATTCTGAACGTGATGTCGGACATCTGGTCCGGAGTCCAAGTCGTGGAGTTCTGCGACTTGAACAACGATCCAAGGTATGGCTGTTCGGCAATACCACGGCCGCCAGAGTTGGTTCCACGGAATGCGATCGTTGGGTCGATTCTTGGAAGGAAGCCGCCGTTGGTTTCGTTCTGAATGGTTGGCTGGTCCGACGGAATCTCAGTTGGGCGAATGTCGGTTTCACCGCCGGTTGAACGGAAACGTTCCTGATTGAAAGCGGCCAAAGTGGCTTCGTTTTCAATTCCGAGGCTTCGATTTTCTTCCGGCGGAAGCGGAGTGATGATCTCACCGGTTCTTGCGTAGTAATCAAAGATGTCCTGTTCGCCGAGCGTGGAAATCCATGCTTCATACTTACGGCTGTTGGTGAACAGGACGAAAGCGTACTCGGTGTTGCCTTCCAAGTAAACTGGATCTCTGAAAGTGAATCTGGTTGCACCATCAGAAGGAATGGTTGCGCTGACATTACATTGCGCCGGCGACTTATAGGCCATCGAGAATGGAACAATTCTGTTTGTAGGAGTTCCGTTCTCCATTTCGACAATGTAGATCGAGACGGCCTGATAATCGACACCATCAGAGAGTACTGGAATCTTCTTGAAGAAGACTTCAATCGACTCCAAGAAGCATCCATTTGGCTCTTCAATCAAGAACGACTGAGCGATCGGATCGCGCCACTGACGAGGACGAGACGGAACGGTCGCACGGATCTCTGGGATGGTTGGAAGCCCACGGATGATGCTTGTGTTTCGAACCGAGGTAATGGTGCGCTGACGGGTCTGGATAGAACCATTGGCCGTGAACGTGGTCGAAGCCGAAGAAGCGTCCTCATCGTCGATGATCAAGAACTGCTTGGTTCCGGTTGGAATGACGCCAGGCGGCACTGTGAAAGTTCCAATGAACTCCCCGTCGTCAGAGACTCTTGGTCGACCTGCGCCGGCCGGATCTCCAGTAGGAGTCACGAACTCCGAAGACGAAGGGTAAAGGATAACCTCGTGATTGTCCAAGTAGCCTTTGACCGGAGCGCCTTGTCTCATTCCGCGTGCATGGACAGCAACCGGAATCGACCGCATGAATGGAGCGATGCTGGTCGCGATTACACGGTCATCGCCGACAGATGTAGTAGTAGTGGTGGTCGTGGAAGAAAGTCCGAGTTGGCTGGCGATCTGAGCCTGACGAACCGACCAAGCGGCCAACTCTTCTTCGAATCGAGCGTTAGCGGCATCCCATGCGGCGCCCCATCGACGTTCGACCTCATTGATCCATGCGACGCCGTTACCGAATCCGACAACCGGAGCGATAGAAGTTGGCATCGAGAATGTAGGAGCCGGCTCGAATGTGCCAGGAGGCGGCTGAATCAACACGGTGGTAGTTGTGGTGGTGCCTTCTTCTTGGTTGATGATGTCCGGAGCCCGATTGGTGTCAATCCAAGTGTCGACCGAAGGATCAAGCTCGACCGTGCCGTTCCATGTGTAGAACAGATATGGATTCAGGTTGACACCACCGGAGGCGTATTCATTCTTGATGAATACTTCCTGGGCTACCGAAGGAAGAGTGATCGTGTTGTCCCAAGTGGTTGGCTGAGACACGATGTCCATGTCCAACGCATAGGTCGAGTTCGGGCAGATGATGCCTCCACCGAAGATCATCTCCACAGCAGCTCGGTATCCTAGATCGGTAGTGTCGCCGAACTGGTGGTTTCTGAATGGATCGGCAAAGATACCGTTCTTGAACTTGTTGAATCCAGTGTTGGCGTCGATAATCTCCATGTCGTTGGCTCGAAGCTCGAGGAGAGACATCGACACATATTCTTCGAGGTTCGAGAGTCTCTTGTCCAGCGCTCCGATGTCCTTCATCGTGTAACGCTTGTTACAAATCTTGGTGACCTTCAGGTCTTTCTCGTTGAATGTGTACGGATTCAAAGAGACTGTGTAAAGGGTGACAGCATTCGAAGGCTCGTTCGGAAGGATTGGATTCCTTGCTCCGATACCCTTGACGACATTGAACACGCCGGTTGAGGTCAAGACCACTCGGTCCTTGCGGCCAAGGTATGTCTCGATGTCTGTGCGGAATCGGGTGTTCGGCTGAAGCATGGTGCGGCCAGCGATCTCGCTCCTCTTCGAGCGGAAATCGATGCAGTTCACCATCTTATAGGTCTTTCCATTCGAAGCCTTGAAATTCGGAACCAGATCAAGGTCATTGGCCGAGAATGGGTAGGAATTGACGCAGAAGAATCCATGAGCGCCGGCCGAGTGATTGAAGTACTCGTAGGTAATCTCAAACTGTGTAGCTACACCAGTATTAGCGTAGGTGTCAAGGCGGTTCCAAGCGGTGATAGAACCGTTATCATAGAAGAAATCACGCTGGCCATTATCGAACTTAAGCTTCGCAATGTCGGCTTCGGTTAGGTTATATGGCGAAGTGTAATCGCTTCGGACATTGGTCATCTGACGAATGCCAACGATTCGTACGCAGTCTTCCTTGGCCAAAGTCAAAACCGCTCCGGAGTTCGGAATGAAGGCCGCTGGAGTCTCAACAAAGTTGTCCAGCGTCTTGGTGCGAACCGATCCTTCGGATTCGAGGACCTTCAGATAGGCGATGACAGGCCGTCCTGCATGAGACGCGTCGGTGGTGAGGACGATCGTAGCTGGATCGGACGCATTGTTGATAGTGACGGTTGGGTTTGTAACATGAACCCAGTTTCCACCGTTATTCTCAATCAAAAGAGCGATGCCATCTTCAGCAGCGGTGAAGAATTCCTGATAGATGTTATCGGCCGTGAATGAGACTGCTCCGGCGCCGTTGAACACACCTTCCTTCTTCACCATATGGAGGTAGGAAGTTTCACCGGAGATCACATTCTTGAGAATGGTCGCTCCGTCAACTCCATAGACCAATGGGTCTCTGAAAGAACCACCAACCTTCGCGGTGCCTGCGATGTCCGATCCTCTGGACTCTTCGAAAGTCTTGACCACAATGACCGGTTCTGACGCGCCGGGTGCCGAAGAGGTCAGACGAAGGCTCTTCACCGAGCCTGCGTTATTCGCCAAAGAAGAAGAGGCGTCGGTGATGTAGATTCGCCATTCGTTTCCGTACTTCACCAGAGAGTGAACACGGCAAGTGCCGATGACTCTGGCCGTTGGGTCGGCTCTGGAAATAGAAGCACCGGTTGATCGGTCGACCGCGACATTATAGGCGGTCAATTCAATTCCAGCTTCAAGATTCATGTTCCTGAAAATCATTGGAGATCCAACAGGAACACCACCAGCGGCGGCCGAAGCGTTATCGACAATGAAGTAGGCGTGTTCGGAACCCTGGGCGTAGGTGTTATTCACCCCAATGTATTCTCTGGCCTTCTCTACGGTGACCGGAGTCGTGGTGAGCTTCTCGATCTCGTACCCAAGCACGTAAGCCTTACCAGGGCCGAGATTATAGACCAAGTTGGCTCCGTCAAGAGCGCTTTCCGAAACTCCAAGAGAGAATTCTCTTACCGTGTAGTTGCCAGATTCATCGTAGGTTCGACGAGCCAAAAGGTCGAGCAGTTTGGCATACTGGGTGTCTCTCTGGTCAAGAGTGATCTTACCATCTCTGGTTTCTACCAAAGAAGAGAACTTGGACAGCCACTGGTTGAATTCAGTCGTTGGGAATAGATTATCGCCCGGACTGTCCGGATCAGGAACATAGTTCAGATCGTAGAAATCAAGGACCGGCATCACCTGATAGCGGTGAGCGCCAGGCGCTGCCTGATTATAGAATCCCTGAGCATTATCAAGGAGAGTCGCACCGAAATAAGGATCAGCTTCGGTGATCAGACGCTCGTCGAAACGGAACCCAATAGCGAATGCATTGGTGGCATGATCCTTACCTGGTCCAACGATGATTTCTTGAGACATCACCGAGACAAAATTGCCGTCACGGTATACCACACCAGGCTCGCAAGAAGCCGACAAACCAAAGAAGAGATCGCCCTTGGCCTTAAGCACGGTTCCGCCGGAGCCTACAGCATCGAAGTAAAGATTGTCGGTCTGGACTGGAGAGCCACCGAAAGTGAAGTAGAGAATCAAGTCCTCTTCATTAGGACCGGAAATCACAGCATGGGTGATAGTGAATGTCTTGGTGGCGACTCCGGATGCGCTGGTGTTCTGGCCAAGAGGGTCGACGTTATTGAACTTACGACCAATGAAGTCGCTAAGCGAATACATCGCACCAGGATTCGATCCAACCAGTGGCGGCCCCAAGAAAGTTCCAGTCACACGGTCAACAAGGCGGTTATGGAAGACAGCGCCAGGCTTGCTTGTGTTCAGATTGATCTTGGCTCCAAGCACAGGAGTTCCATTGCGGAACAAGTGATTGGACACCTGAGCGATCTGATTCTGGAGAATTGTCTGAGCCTGGGTCAATTCACGTGCTTGAATTGGTCGTCCAGGAACCGAGAGGATTCTCAGAAAGTTCAACTCTGGGTTGAAATCATCGTTATATGGAGCACCTCTGGTTAGATCTTTATAGCTCATTTTGATTCCTGTTTAGAATACAAAGATTGTCTTGAACTCTTCAGTCTGATTCTCTTCTCGAGTAATCGGGCTTCTGTTTTCAAGATAGATGATGTCACCAATGAATGGTTCGAGCTGGTTTGCTACCAGATTGATCGAATTGGCCTGATAATAGATCGGTGCGGCGGCTCTTGTGAATGTACCAGCAAGGCAAGGATTTTTGACCAGAGCTACCTGTCTGTATCTAAGGCCTGCTGGAAGCAGCCCAGACACAGCATCGCCGGCGGTCAACTCAGAGCGGATAATGACATGGCGTGCTCCGAGTAGCGAATACGCGTCATCACGGCCACGATCTCTTTCCAGGAGAGCGGTCTGAGAGCCAGTCGGCCAGAGTGAATCGTTGGTGCATGGAACTGGAATCCAATCATCAAGAAGGAGAGTGTTAATCAAAGTTGCTGTGAGCTTGAACATGTACTTCCATACATATCCATCTCCGGTGGTTGGAGAGCCGAAAATCGAGGTCTTTCCGTCACGGAAATAAGACGTGTCGGCTGTCAAACCGCCGGCGGCCAAAGAAGGCTGAATTGTGGACGTTGTCGCCACGATTTCCGGAGGTCCAAGACCTGGATCGGCTCCCTTCGCCACACAGAGCCAAACTTCTTCGTCAGAGTTCAAGATATAGAAGTCGTTGTCCGGTGGATTGACATCGTACCAAGTGTTTCCAACCACTCCATCGGCTGGACGAACATTATAGACGGTGCCGGTGACCCAATTGATTCTCGGAATCATCAGGTGAATATCAGACGGGGTCACCTTCTTTGCCGCAATAGCGGTCGCCCAGAAGCGATTGGCCATCTGAATAGACTTGGTGGCGGTTGGTGGCTCGTCATCGCTATTGCCATCGTCGGTCAAATACAGACCACTTCCCCAGATTCCATCTCCAGCGGCGTATGCTCCGGAGAGAGTCCATTTTCCGTTGGTGAGTTCATTCAACTTCAAACCAGTTGGGTCGTCTTCACGGCCAATCATGGTGTAAAGGTGATTGTCCTTGCTCGTGTCTCCGAGGCCGGAATTGTTGGCCCGGAACTGATTCACGAAGGCGTAGGCTCTCTCGGAGCGAAGCTCGTGGCGGGCGATAGCATTAGATGGCATTGTTTAGACTCTCCGAATGTATGAAATATCTATTAGATGAAATAGACCGGCTTATCAAGTCCAGACCCGTTATTGAACAGCGCGTCTAGCTCATGATCACGAAGGCTTAGGTTCCAAAGCGCGAAATGAGCCATGGAGCCATGGAATTTCAAATCTGGATCAAGGCCATCTTCTCCGATGTTACAATTGCCGGACGTGATATTCAGCACGGTCGCCATAGGAGTTGAAACCGAGACTTTGCCGAGGGCGGTGGATCTCACATCGAGCTTAAGATCAGTTTGATCGTAGCGAACGGTTACCATAAACCACTGGTCTTCGTAAACAGAACCGAGAGCTGTCTCTAGATTTGTTGTGGTCGTTCCATTTCCGCATCGAGCCCGTAGTTTGAAATCCAGTCCGACTTTTTCTACCATAAGGTGAAGCGTTGAATCTTCAAGAGTTGGATTCGAACTCAAACTTTCTCCAAACCAACAGATCACGTGATCGCCGGCAAGCTGCTTGAATTTCATCCAAACATTCACAGTAAACGGATCGCCGGCAACTGGAATGAAAGTCGCTGGGTCAAAATACGTCGACATGTACATTTCTTCGTCGTACGCGCCAAAATTAGGAGTCTTCAGATTATCAAACGGTGCGGTGTCTTGATAATCTACTTCTAGGAAGTAACCTTCTAGATCGGCAGTTCCCCATACCGGAGACCATATTCCGTTGTACATGTCATAAGTGTCTCTTTCAAGAGTCCACCAAACCAAGCATTCCGAAATGGATGTGGCGAGCTTAGACGGAATTACTTCAAGCGGAGCGTCCACCGGCCGAAGCAACTTATAAGTCTCGTCTGGGCCGACCATTGGCTTCAAGATCATTCCAGTCGATCTGTCGGCTCGAAGAACAAACAGGTCCAAGACATCTCCAGCCGCCGGGCTGAAGTTAAGGAGCAGAGTTCTAGTTCCAAGCGAATTCTGTATGTTATAGTCTTGGCCAGGAATCAAATTCCAGCCCTTATGGAATGCCAATAGAGATTCGTCTTTTTCTGGCAACGAAGTCCATGACACGCTGGTTTGACCGGCAGTCAATGTGATCGCTGTTCTATTCTCTTCAACGTCTCCCATATCTCTTTCTGAGAGGTAGACAATTTCGAAGAGTGGCTTTGACACGATCCAAGGCCTTGGGAAGATTCCAAGAGAATTATAGTCGAGTTTGATCACTCGTTGACCTTCCACCACCTCGGTAGAAATTGTGGCCAACGGCTGCTTGATCAGTTTGCCGTCATGGAAAACCAAGGCGACTTTTCCGGAAGTTCCACCATTGGTCCAATCAGCATCTACTGGCTGCGATCCGTATCCAGTATGATTTCCAACAATTGTAGTCTCGAAATCGGCATCGATCGTCAAGACCTCGGATCGGACTTCTCTTCTGGCTAGATTACGGCAATACGCTTGATCAGATTCAGCGATAGTGAAATTCTCCATAGTTTCAATAGAGAATCCACCAAAACCAATGGAAGCGACTTGATCAGCGTAACCAAAGACTCTGGCTCCATTATCGACATGCCCGTAAACTTGTTCATTTCCGCACGGCATTTTGTATCCACCAAACGAGACAAAGAGATTGAACTGCGGTTCATCTCTCTCGATTGTGGTCATCGTAATCGAATCCATCAAAAATGCATCAGAATAGACTCGTGCGAATGCTGGACTATCTAGATCCAAGAAGAGCTCTCCAACGTCCACATAGGACTGGACAAATGAAGAGAATCCGTATTTTCTTGGAAGCTGAATCATCACGATCTCTTCAGCATCATCATCCATCGTTCTATCAATATGGATGGTGAGAGTTCGAATCAAATCGATCTCTTCGTCTCCATCAGGATCAATCACACCTGGATCTTCTTCGGTGACTCGAGCGAAGATCTTGAAGCCGGCCGGGTGAACGTTCATCACCAGCGGATTCACAATGTCGGAGATCTCATTAGGTGAGATCACGTCATAAGAAAACTCTTGCCAGTAGTAAGAGTCTTGAAGTCGCTTGGTCGAAGACGGCATTCCATCATCGGTCAAGAACGACCCTTCTTGGAACTCAATGCCTCCGAGCGGAATCCAGAGATCCACAGTGGTGCCGTCGGTCTTGGTGATTGTAACAGTCTCGCCGGGAGTGAACTCTCCGGAATGCGCCAAGATTTCGATGACCGGACCTGACCGAACGGTTCCTAGCCATGCCGTCTGCTTGGAAGTCTGACCGTACATGGATGCGTCGAACAGCCCCTCAAGGCCCTCGGTGTCCAAGAGAGCCCCTCCGAGCGCCTGCAGCTGGGTTACATAAGGAACATACCAAGTGTTATAGGAGGCCCGTACAAGGTCAACCTTAGGGAGGTAGATTCTGGAGAACGTGTTGAAGACCGAACGGAAGAAGAACTGGATCGAGTTCTCGGTTCCCTTCGAAAGGTAGAAGTCCTTGATGTTCTTCAGGAAGGTCCGGAGGTCATAGGCCGTTGTGGCTGGAAGGTCTCGACCGAGCTTGATCTTCAGAAGTTCGACGAATTCTTGCTCGGTCTGATCGATGTCCGCCGTCTCAAGAAGATTCTTGAGGATGTGGTATGGGCCAGGCTGCGGCACTCCTTCTGGAGTGTACCGCTTCTCGATGAAGTCCAAGAAGGTCTCGGCGAATTCCACGAAGGTCGGATACGCATCGAAGACGAACTGCGGGATCATCTGGTAAGAGAGCGCGCGAAGAGTCTTCTTCTCGGCCACAAACGAGCGACCTACCAGATTCACTCTGATAAGGTCAGAAAGATTTACAATCGCACCGGTTGGATTGTAGGAAGGTCCCTGCTCCAGAAGTAGTTCGAAACTTGGCTGGAACTGGATTGAGACCGGAACAGTTAGCTGGTTTGAACCGGGTCCAAAGGCGAAAATTGGACCGGTGATTCCAAGATCAACAGACACACTAAGTTCACCATCGACTGATTCGATAGGAAAACCGAGAGTGCCTAACCCAAGCGAGCCAGTTCCAAGAGTGCTCATTTACGAGTTGTCCGATTTGTTAATTCAAAGATGATTGTCAAGCATCACCGTCGCGTTAGTGTTCGCGGTTGGAAGCGTGTCCAGTGTAATAGGATAAGTGCTTGGCATTGTGATTCCTTGAAAATGTTATGCGGCTTGATTAAGACTACTGTGGCAACAGAAGAGAACGAATAGTTGCTCTGCTTGCCTGGTGCGAAGAATAGATCACAGACCCTGCTATCAGACCATCAAAATGAGCGTCACCGTGGTGGCCTGAACCAATTCTTGGGTCGGACACGAGGGTAAGGGTGTTAAGCCCTAAGTAGTTTTCGAGTCCGTTGATCCACACATACCAATCGTTAGTGGCCGCCCTCGCATTGTACATGTGAGGATTCGTCAAAGAGTTAGCAGGATTGCCGACTGTCACTCGGACTGCGCTACCAAATCGATCATATATCAAACCATCCGTGAATGGATAATGAGAAGACGAAGACCCGACTGCGTCTGAATAGCAAAACGGGTGGCCGGACCGAGCCGAAGAGCTTGGAGGATCCAAAGTGGTTTTTACCCCACCGAATAATTCAATCGCAGTCAAACCGCTGACGCTAACATCATTAAAGTAGGCCGGGGTTCCTCCGATATAGAATCTAGGAGCGAACGTGTTTCCGACGACTCCAGACATCACACCGGCGTCGCAGATCACTGGTTGGCTGGCCGCTGTGGTTTGCGTTAGGTGTCTTCCATTTCCAGACTGATCGTAAATCGTAGTCACATAACCAGTGGACATTCCGCAATGAGCGAGAATCGCAGTTTCGTTCACCCGTCCATTTGGCTTATAGCCAATATCTACCTCTGCGTTATCCGAGGAACGACGAACTCGAATCAAGTTCCCGGTGTATGAAGTCAGAAGCCTTCGAGTCCAACGTGCAGCCCATAGGCCGGAAGTGTAAGAATCAAGCGCCGGAACAAATGAAGTGGAAAGAGCGGCATCATGAAGAGCTAGCATGCCATCTGCTCTGATGTCAGAATTGAACACGGCGACTTCATCGATGCGGCCATCTACTTTATATTGACCGGAGGCCCACATACCAATGAAGATTTTCTCGGTGGTTCCTGATAGATTAAGCGACCCGGCTACCGTGCCAGTGACTCCAGATTGCATTCCATTGACAAAAACGGTCACGACCCCAGTAGAAGACCGGGTGAATCCAATAGAGTATGTGACTCCTGTGGTTATCGCTCCTGACGCGCCATAAACTGGAGTGCCACCAAAGTATGCGTAGACTTGACCGGCCGAGGAAACCCAAATCGAGAGACCTTCTCTTCCAGCGGAGCCATCTCCTAATAGAAAGATGCATCGGCCATCGCCGGTCAGAGAATCAAGATTTATGAGGGCGAACATACTACAAGGTTGATTGTTTCCGCCAAACGCGGAATCCATTGCGGCGGCGTATGACGCGGTTGTTTGCCCAATGTAATGGCTAGTCCCATTGAAGTCCCAGCATTTGCCAACGCTGTCGAGTCCGGCGATGTTTTGTGTCGCTCCTCCGAAATCGATATGACGGGCGTTTCCTGAAGAGTCCAGCGCACCGGAGCCGCCAGACGTTTCTTCTAGTCTATAATAGGCCCACGGAGAACGTGCGGTGATTTCATTATAGACCGTTGGATTGGATTCAACCAACGCCATAATGAATGGATTTACGATCATCCCCATAGGAGAGAAACCTTCAAGCCCTTGGCTGTGCCGTCTCCGAGGCCGTCGATGTCAATTGTAACTTCGTCATCGTCGGCGAAAGCCGGAACAGAGATCACGGCCGGAGTGGTTGCCGTCAATGAGGTCTTATGGGTGTTGTCGATAGTCAACTTGGTGCTCAAGACCGTCGTGCCGTTCTTGTTGACGTCGACGGTCAGAATAGAACCGGAAGTCTGGGCGGTCGACAATGAGCCTCGGACACCGACAAGATTCTTGGCTCCAATGATTCGGAACGTGACCTTTGCGGTGCCGGCGGTAAGAGCGGTGGATTCATCGGAGCAAGCGACTGTGGTGACGTCTACATCCTCCAGTCGCTCCTTGACGGTCGTTCTGGAGCCGGATGGAATGGTGCCAAGTTCGGCCTCAATCTTGTTGATCGCATCGTTGGCGTCATTATGAAGAGCCGGATGGGTGTTCTCGGACGGAGTCGCATTCGCACTGGTGGTCGAAAGTGAGTCCAGAGAAGTTGGATATGTGCTTGGCATTGCGATTCCTTGATTAAGCTCTATTATCTATGAAACTGAAATCAGCCAGGATGGACCCTTGGGATGATTATGTCTCTCTCAGTTGAGATGCCCATGATCTGTACATCATACCCTTGTGTGCGAGCTGACAAGCCGGTGAATGCGTAGGTTCCATCTCCGGCCGATATGGTTTCATCAACCAGCGCGCCGGTTTCTCTGTCATATAGGCGGATCGTCCTAGAGACAGGCCCGAGACCATTGAGAACCAGACCATTAGGAGCGTCGCCACCGATGCGCAGAGAACCAGAAGGGATTCCAATGATCCAAGCAGTGTCAAAAGACGGCGGCAAAGCGGCTTGGCCTACCGGATAATTAGGCGTCCTAATGCTAAGATTTACTTGGACCGAGTCTATGAGAGCTGGCACCTATCACTCCCAAATCCATGCCGATCGATTATTGTTGGCATTGGCTCCGCCTTGGGCCGTGTTTCCTGGTCCGGCCGCATCAGAAAGAGATAAGAAAGTTCTAGATGTCACTCCAACTGGGACCAAACTAAAAGTTGTCTCCGTTCCTATTTCAGCGGCGTAGAATGTCACAAAATATGGAATCACAACTGAATCAGGCACCCCGTAAAAAGCCCTATAGACCGTAGGGTTACCACTCACTATTGTCGCCGAAAGAGGATGAGGAATCAAACTAAACGAGGTATCAACAGCTTGAAGAACTCCATTAATGAACATTCTTCTTTGAAGAACAATGGTTGTCGCTTGGGTGAAGAAAAACATCACGCCATCGGCAGTTGGAGATCCTGTAGAATTTACAGTTCTTACAACCGCGAAAAACAAAGAAGCGTCTACCGAATATCGACGAAAGGCGCTAAACCAAGCGCATCCATCCACCTTACACGCGAAAAGCGGATAAGTTGAAACTGTAGGGGCAACCGAACTTCCAATCTGAGTTCTAGGAAGGAAAGAAGTGCCGCCTATTGTTCCAGTTCCGTTTGATGAAGATCCAGCGGTCACCCACATAGATGGTCTTCCAGCAGACCCAGTTCCATACTCAATTTTCAAAATGATCGGATTGGTTCCGTGAAGAGAATCATTGAGATATCTGATTTCATATCCGGCGGCCGTGGATGTTCCTGGAATAGTAGTGGTCAACCAATCGATCTGCCCTGTGTCTGCCGTCTTAGTGAGTCCAATTGCGTCAAGCTGAGCAGAAAGAGCGGAACCCCAGACTCGAAACCCAGCGGTTGAACTATGATCCATCACGGCCGTTCGTGTATCAGTCGTCATAAATTTCCTTAGAATCTAATTCGAAGAACACCGTTCAGCTGAGGAACCGGTGTGAAGTTTGTATCCATATCTATGGTGAATGTCAGCGGCACTTGTACAGTCATCTGATCGTATGGAATGAACAACGAGTCCATTGTAACGACCAATGGAACTGGAACCGACATCAGTATTGGATTAGAAGCCTCAAACTCGGTGTTAATCGAGGAGGTCAAGTCGATATTGATGTCGATCTGGAGTTCACCAGCTGACAGCGCATAAATCGATGGAACAAAAATGTCTGTCAAGACGGCAGCCATCTGGCCGCCGTCCGGAGGAACATAAAGGTCGCCGCCAACGTCGGTGAAATCCGGAGGAATGTATCCAATCAAGAATCCACCGGCGTCTGTGAATGCAGGTGCTGTGTATCCTTCCTCTAGAAGGCCACCGGCATCAGTATACGGAGGCGCCGATCCGTAGCCGGATATTAACTCGGCACCAACTTTGCTGAACAGAGGAGGAGTATAGAAGCTCACCCAGGCTGAATTCCGGGGAACCAAACATCGCGTTCACCGTTCGCGACGATTCCTCGAATGCAGACGTCATATCCTTCAGCTCTGGCGAAAAGCCCGGACAGATTATAGGTTCCATCTGGATTTGACATAACTCTCTTCACATGGAGCAAAACCGGAGGATTATTGACTGTATCTCTGGTGAAGACATCTACGATTCTCTGAACAGGAACTCCGTCCAGTAGAACAAGTCCATCTGGAGAATCTCCGCCAATTCGAAGAGGTCCATTATTAGACCATTCAACTGTTGCTGGTTCCATGTGAACCGTCAAAGTCGATTGCGTCGGCAGACTAAGAGGGGCCGAGACGGTATTTTGATAAACGACAACAGCCATTTGTGTCTATTCCTTAACTGCTGTATCTCATAGCGTATCGCAAGACGGAATTTTGGATGCCTAAAGGCGCATTCGGGCCACCAATACAAACAAATGTTCTTGCGGCTACTCCAACAGGAGTCGCCACGAATGTACTATTGTTTCCAATTTCGTCATCACGGTAGATCAAAACATTTCCTATCACCCTGGCCTGAGGTTGAAGGCCGATAGTTGGAAATGCTTGAACATCTCCTCCGCCAATAGAAGTGGTGCTACCACCTGTTGGATAGCAACCGTGCGAAGCGGTTCCGTCATTTATAGACGAGGCAATATACGTAATTCTATTCATTGTGTTTGGAGGTGTGTAATAGTAGAAATGGAAACCTTGAGAATTTGGGGTTCCATCTGTGGATTCGGTACGACAAAGAAAGAAATGGCCCATATCCCATCCGTCAGTAACTCCGGACCTTTTCAATACCATTCCAAAAAATCCCGGAGCTACGCAAACGTGGCTTAGCCTGTTAATCACAGTTGACGCGATCGTGTAATTGTACGTGCAAGTTGTTTGGCCGAGATATGTAGTTCCGCTTAATGTGCCGGCACCATTTGTGGCCGAGGCGACCCCAACGCTAACAAGAGGCATAGTGGCTGTTCCAGCAGTACGATATTCGATGCGAATGTAACACGGTTTGGTTGCATGCAGTGAGTCGTTTAGATAGCGAATCTCATAACCACCGAGTGCGTTAATTCCGGGACGAGTCACAGTTGTCCAATTAATTTGGCCTGTATCAGCAGCCAAGGGCAAGCCAGCCGCTGTTAGTTCGCTGGAAAGTTCCGAACCCCACGCTCTGAATCCAGCATCAGATGTATGATCGATGACCGAATTGAATGATCTTGCTGTCATTGTTATCTCCGAAAGTTACGCTGATAATTACTTCGCCACACTATTTAGGCTACCGAGATTGTGCCTGAAACGATATTCACCACACCACCAAGGGTGATTGCCGTGGTTGGAAGCTTCAATTCGGCCGCCGAGAGAAGGTCACCGACGTCGATGTCCATCACGAAGTTGCCATCCGAGTCGACCAACCGAGCCCATACGGCCGTGCCGGTCGCATTCGCCGAAGGATCTTGGACCGGAAGACGGAGCGTCATCGAGCCACCAGAAGGGTCGGCAAAAGAGCCCGGAGCGGTGTCAACGAGATCCAACTCGGACAAGAGAGTCTGAGTGGTGATCGCCACGCCGGTGCCAGGCCGTGGAGCATTATAGAGTCTGATCTTACCTGGACCGGAGCCGGCGTCGATAAGAGAGCGAATACCGGCCAGAGCCGAGTTCTTTACTGATGTAGAGATTCCAACTGTCATTTTGCTTTTCCTTTAGACCTGTCCAGTGATTTGATTCTTGTACCAACGCTTCAACGTGATGTTCGTGTTCCGAAGAGTGATCAGATTGTTCTGCTTCGCCACCATGTCCTGATTTGCGCATGCCACCGAGAGATTCACGGTGGTGTTGGCCGGAACATCGAAGCGATAATCGAGGTTGACCTCTCCTTTGGCATAATCCACGAAGCCGATAGAGGCCTGCGCGATATTGCCATTCAGAAGTGCGTCCACCCTTCCATTATCTCTGCCAACCAAGGTGAGTGAAGCTCCTGAACCAAGTACCGTGACGGCTTCCGAGGTCAAGGAGCCCGGCACGATCGGGTTGAAGAACTTGATGGTATACTTCTTCAATTGAGAAGGAACCGGCACGAAGCCTTTGATCATTCTGTAGGTGGTCGAGTTGCCAAGGATCGAAGCGTTTGAATCATCGATCTCGGAGACCAGATTTGAGAATCTGAATAGACCATTGAACTTGGTGACCACGTCTCCGAAATAGTTGTAGATCGCTCCGGCAATCGCCTCGTTGATAACCGATTCCGGCTCGAAGGTCCTTTCCTTTTCGTATTCAACCGTGGTGAATACGTCCACGAAGGTGTAATCCGGGTCAACAATGTCCGGTACAATGCCAACCACCGAGAACTTGTCCAGCACCTGCTCTCTCATCTGCTGCTTGACGGCCGGCGAAAGACGAGTGCCATCTCTTGGTTTGACCGAGACCAGCACCTTGCCGTAAAGAGGAGGATCATTGGTCTCTCCACCCCAGACGGTGATTGCCTCGATGAATCCGAATTCACGGAGAAGAAGAGCCTGATAATCTCCTTCGGTGACCGCTCGGTTCTGAGCGGCATAGGACTTCGGAGCGGTGAACTTAATCGACTCAATGGTCTGCTTGGCCGTGCCATAGGCCGACTTCTCAATCGTTGTGGTAGAGGCCGCCGAGAGTGGAACCACCAAGAATCCGCCGGCGGCCAGAGTGGCGACCGGAGAAGCCTGAAGAGAGAATGAAGTGACGCCGTTGGCCTTTGAGCCTACCGTGGTCAGATATTCTACAACCACTTCGGAGCCAATAGCCGGCTTATGGCCGATAATGCCGTCTCCGAAATAGAACTCGATTGCTTCGTTTGGTCCTTCCTGGAGAAAGAATGCCTTGGTCTCGTTGGTGATTTCAACGACATTCAGTTCTCGGTAATATGGAGTGTAGGTCGCATCGCCGGGCTCTTTCACCTTGACCTTGAAATAGTCGGTCTCGATGTCTTTGTTCGGAATCACAAACCGGTGAACCTCGGTGGTCGAAGGGTAGGTGAATGTCCGCTTAAGGATTTTGCCTTCATAGATGTCGACAACCGACTTATAGGTGTTGGCTCCGGAAGCGGCTAGCTGAGTGTCCTCTAGCACCACGAAGTCATAGCCGGTGCCGTCATTGGCTCTGGCCGAGAAGACCGATCCTTCAGGGATGGTCATCGAAGAGACGGTGGAAACCGGAGGAACCCATGTGACCGAGACCTCGGCCTGCGCTCTGGCGGCCGAGATTTGTCTTGGGAAGTAGCCGAGTTCCTTCGCTCTGGAGACAGCCGAAGTCCGGCGCTGGCAGGAGTCAAGGAAGACCTCCGTGAGAGCCATATTGGCATGGAGGGCCATATAGTTTGTGGTATAGGCCAGCATATTCAAAAGCATCGAAGCGGCCGACCCTTCGAAATCGAAGTCTTGGAACTCTTCTGTTTGTCTCAGATAAGACTTCAAATCCTCTCGGATAGAGAGAAAGTCGGCGTTAGAGAAATTGGATGGATTCATTTAGCGGGCTCTCTCGAATGCGAGGTCAATTGTTCTGGTTCCTATCTGACCGACGATGATGTACTGTATCTTCACTCTTACCGTGCCATCCTGATCTTCACCGGCAATCACGTCTTTCAGCACCACCCTTGGCTCTCCGGTGATAATGGCTCGACCAATCGCTCTTCGGAGAAGGTACTCGGTTTCCCATGAGTAGTTCTCGAAGAGCGAGGAGTTTACATTTGTGCCTTTACCAACCTCTTTCGGAGATTCATAGAATGAGGTGAGAATCAGATTCCGAATCGATTGCTTGATAGAGCCTTCTGTGTCTTTCACCATGATGTCGTTGGTCACAGGGTTCCGGCGAAACGACATATCGAAGTCTCGATATTCGTTCTTTCTTACCGCCTGGAGAACCTGATACGGATTAGACATTACTTATGAATCCAAATGGTTAGTGAACATGGTCAATGGCCGCATAGGCGAGGTCATGGTTATGATCAATTGCTGCGTAATCAGCATCATGATTATGGACAATCGGCGCATAGCGAGTGTCAAAATAAGCTTGAAGAGCGGCTGAATATGCGTCCAAAGATGCTGTATTTGCCGGCCCAGCGAGAGTCAAGAAAGCACCGCCGCCGGTAGAAATTGTAACAACTCCTAAAGAGGTGAGGTTCACCGTAGTTCCGGACAAAGCAGCCGCCCCGGTGGCCGTCAGATCGATGTCTCCTCCGATCGAACCTACCATATTGCCGACCGTCTGAATATCTAAAGCACCTCCAGCAATGGCGGTAATGTCTGCGGCGGAATCGATGTCGATATTGGCGACCAATGAGCGAACTGTAACGCTATTCTGACCTTCAAGGACAAGATCATCGGTAATGAAGTTAAGGTTCGGTGACTCAAGAGTGATTGCCGCTCCTGAGACTCCGACCTCACCGGTGCCGCCTGCCGAGATGTCCACGTTCGAGGTCGCCGAAGAGACCGAAACATTCCCACCGGAAGAAGACAAGGCGACAGCCGAGGCCGATTGAAGAGCTGTGCCTAAAGGATTCGTTGTGGAGAGATTCACTGCTCCAAGAGCGGTGTCGATTCCAAGAGAAGATCCAGAGGCCAGATTCATCAGGCCATTGGCTCCAAGCGTGGAGAGGCTCATATTGCCGGTCTGGGCGATCATGCTGACGCCTTGCTGGGCGACCGAACTGATCGATCCAGCCAAGGCGGACATGTTGATAGCACTCTGAGCCACCGAACTAATCGATCCGGCCAAGGCGCCCATATTGATCGAGCCGAGGCTGGACACGAAGTCCATTCCCTGATTCGCCAGAGCGGAGATCGCTCCGGTCAAAGACGTCAATGACAGAGCCGACAATGCGGTGCCGACGATAGAGCCGGCGGCCGACAAGAGATTCACATTGCCGCCAAGGGACGAAATGTCGACAGAGCCGGAGAGCGACTTCGTGGAAATGTCCAGAAGCGCCGTCGCATTGATAGAACCGAGCGGAGCACTCGTATTCACCGATCCGGTCAGTGACGTCATATTCATCGGCAAAAGCGAGGCCATACTCATGGTATTGGCCGACGCCATCAAGGTCATCGGGCCAATCTCGGATGTCATATGGAAGCTATTCTGGCCTTTGGCGGTCATATTGATTTCGCCGAAGGCATCGACAATCACATCACCAAGAGCTGACTTAATCTTTACATTGCCTTCTCTGGAGAGCAATCCAAGATTCTTCTTGGCGGTCAGGTTAAGGTCTTTCTCGGCATAGGCGTGAATATGCCCACGTGCGACCGTAAAGAAGTCTTTCTGGGTCTTCAGCTGGAGCTTACCGTCTGGGTGAATCTCCATATAGGACTTCGACTTATGCCAGAGGTGCCAGCGCTCGGCATCCTTGGTGTCGTCAAATTCCATCACATGGCCGGACTCGGTCTCGAAGACATGATTGAATGGATATTTGGCTCCATATGGAATAGCCATCTCATCCCAGAGTGAACCGAAGGCGGTAGGGATTCTCTTCTCTAGATCCTCGCGCTTTGGCTTGATCAGGGTTTCATCAAGTTTCTCGGCTCTGGCGAGTCTATTCACATCGACTTCGTTAAGCCATTTCTCCTGAGGATACCGACCTTGCGGAATGCCTTGCCCAGGATAGCCAGGGTCTCGATTCTCGACCTCGTTGATGTACCTAGGAGTGCCGGCGATTTCACCGGCCGACCGAGGATCGACAAAGCCTTCGCGGCCGCCTTTATCATCCGGCGGATCTTCCGGCTTGCCACCGATCGAACCAAGGATAAGGAGATCGTTCATGGCCTCGCCATCACGAGCGAAGCCAAACACCCATGTGCCTTCTACCAGTCCGAGCGGAGTCTGACCAATACCGTCCATTGCGGCCGATGTGATTGGCCGGATTACGGTAGCCCATGGGAGGTCATCGGTTGGGATTCCCTGACCGGTCGAGTCGTTGATCTGCTTCTCTTTGGAATGGAGAGCATGAATACGAACTCGAACACGGCCGCGCTTATCTGGGTCTTTCCGGTCTTCGACAACGCCGGTGAACCACATGAATCCATCTTGACCCATCATCATAGGAATTTCTCTCTTATCTGATTTTCACAAGCACACGGTAATGAAGGCGCTGTATGTTATAGCCTCCAGCAAGAATGGTCTCGATATTGATGAACTTCTTTCCGGAGTTGGTTTCCAATTCAAAGAGGCCGTTGAATCCATCATGAGACCGATTTATCTTTGCCTCTAAGACCGAGACCACTCCGAGCTTCTGGAGCTGAGCGGCGATCTTGAAGTTTCTCTTTTCGGCCGTCGCCTGCTCATTCTTTCTGATTCTCTTTTCTACGTCACTGCTCCAACCATATTGGAGCAGTGAATAGTTGCCCTTCCCACCAGAAATCACCCAGAGCTTGTCATAATAAGCCCATTGGTTTTTCATAGCGAGCTCTCTGTTTGCCGCTTTGAATTCCTTCAGTTTGTCGGCGATTCCTTTGAACCAGTTCACAGAGTCATCTTCGACCTTTTTGTCGAATGGTGCGAAGTTCTCTTTTAGAGTCTCTATGATCGACTTTACGACGTCATAGGACTCTGTTACAAATTTCTCGAATGGGAGCATTTACTTTTCCTTAACTCTTCAAGCAGTCTTTAGAGATTTCACAAACCATTCGGTGCTGGTCGTTGGTGATGATATGTTTGATTCTGGTGATGATGTACTCGCCGGAGAGTCTCTTATCTTCTTCGGAAGAGCCGGCTTTATTGGAGATCAGATTGAACTGGACCTTGTCACCTAGACGAGCGGCCGAGTTACCTTCGGTATCTAGTTCAAGCTTCCAATTCATCAACGACTGAATCATCGGTCGGCGGCGCTTCATCCAATCGTCGGCATGCTTCGAGTTGTATTCCATTCCGTGGCCTTCTTTCTGCCACGGACCATATGAGATCGCCTGCTCCAGAGAAGAAGAGTGATTCTCTCGTTGTTTCACTCCGCCTCCATCTGTATGAACTTGCCCACCAAACTCACCATTATAGATGTACTCTTTCTCTTCGATTTTCTTTCTGAGAATATCTTGAGCGATGAACTTATGAGCGAACATACCACCGGAAGAGTTCTGGATGTTATCAAACGACCGAATGATCTTGTATTCCTTGGCATTCCAAAGTTTCGCATTGGATCTTGGAGAGTCAATACGAGCCAAGTGATAATCGATGTCCCATTTCTTTCCGGCCTCCATTAACTTGTCGATCGAGCAGAACTGATATTTGTCCATTGTCTCGAAGAAGACATAGTTCGAGGCTGGATAGCCGGAGGCGCGCACACAAGATGTCGCCAGGTAGTTGATGGCGTAAAGCGGACGCCAGCCCGGCATCACGATGTCTCTTGGGAACTTGGTCGCCTCGGCATCTACCTCAACCTCTAGCAGGTTGGAGCAGATGTTCTGGACAATCGCGTCCTCCTTGAGGCCCTTGAAGGACCGTCGCAGCCTTTTCTCCATGTTCTTATGGAAGGCCTTACCAGCGAAGTTAAGCTGGTAGACGCGGGACCTAGACCCGTGTACGGTGCTGAAGCCATCGCATTTGTAGATCCAGAACTCCTTGGTGAAGTCCGCTCTCGGATACTCCGGCGAGGTCTTGAAAGTGATCGTAATGGTCTCGTCACCGCAGATCGGACCGTCTTCAAAGACGCCGTTCGTGTCCATCATCACCAGAGTGCCGGTCATGAAGTTCTTGAACAAGTCCTCATAGATCACCAACGTGATCAGAGCGGATTCCTTGAAGATCTCCCATGAGCCGCCTCTGGTAGATAGGTTCACCGAGTCTATCTGGACCGACTTTTGCCGACCAGGATAAGTCCGTTCTTCGGCCGAATAAAAATCACTCATCGTCTAATCACGCCTCTCATTGTCTTGTCGAACTCCGAAACGATATTGGCCAGATAACGCGGACGGAGCACCTTGATAATCCGCTTCTTCTCGTTCTCGATTTCTTCATGTTCTTGGTTTGTAACAAAGACCGACTCCGGATGAGTGTACGGTCCGATGTTCTCCCAGACCAAGTCTCCATCCACAACGGTCTGACCGAATCCTCCAGGCCAAACCGGCTCGGTTGCTCCAGAGATTGAGTCGTTTCCGTTATTGAGTTCAATCACTTTGAATCTGAATGGAGTTGCTGGAAGATTGAGTACGTTTTCCGGCGCGGCCGCTTCTTGAGCGTTCACTACTGTCGGAACCACGATCTCGAGGCCTTTGAATCCGTGCTCTGGTTTCCATCGTTGCTCGAAGATAACAGGTTCATAATAGACTCTGTCTTCGAAGACATAATGATGAATGTCATACCTTGTCTCTCCTGGATACTTCAGAGCGATTAGCCGATCGAGTTCCACTTGGGAGAGACACCAATCGAAGAGAGGATTCACCATATCATTCAGGCCGAGGATGATCCAGTCATATTCTTCGGAGCCATAGAAGTCATGAGCGAGACCCCATGGAGTCTCACCACCCTTGACCTTATAGAAACCGACCAGCCGATAATCGTCCTTGATGTCTCTGAGGAATGTGGCTCTCCTTGTTAGATCGACCAATTGACGACCAAGGAAATTGACCTTTGGGAAGTACTCGAAATAGTTCTTGACTGCGGCCATATTGGATTATCCGAAGAGTGTGGCGTCTTTAGATCTTGAAGGAAGATCTAGTTCAATGAACGAAATGGTGATCACGATATGAACTGGTTGACCGTTGCGGAACACAGCCCAAATCTGCTCCGGTGAGAGATTCACGTTGATGCCAGTGACGGCGCAGTTACCGCGATTCACTACAATTCCTTCTCCACCGTTCACTACGACCGAAAGAGTCTCTGGATATTTGTAGAACGCCGAGCCGCCCTCGATTTCCGGAGCGGCTAGCATATGGAGCTTCTTAAGGAATGCGAATACGCTCAGAGAGTCACCGGCGGTGAATGGAGCCAAATCGAAGATCATATTGAATCGGCGGTGTTTCACGCCTTTGAAGAGCACTTCTTCCTTAGGGTTGATTGCGGAACGGTTGGCGGCCAAAGCGCCCTGAACTACACCAGAACCGGCCGCCGCTCCAAGAGCCGCCGCTGCAGCGCCTTGAGCGGCGTCGGCCATGATTCTCATTCCATGCGACTTGATTGAATCCAAACTACCAACATCCATAGTATTCATGCCGCCTCTGGCAATGGCTGACCCGGTCATTCCAAGTTCTTCGGCTTCCCACATGTATTCGGTCTCGACTTCCATGTTCCTAGGAAAAGGAAGTTTGAATCCAAAAATGTCTACGGCGCCAACTCGATTTCCGGACGTGAGCTTATTGAACGTGATTACCGTCGATGTCATCGGTTAGGCCTCTTATCCTTGCCCTTGAAATCAAGATCGATGATCTGAATTCTCTCCACTTGATTGGTCTTGGTCACATACCCATCTTCATCTTCGATCTGAAGAAATCTGTCAAGGAGCTTGTTGATGTCATTGTAATTCATTCTCAGGAGTTCTTCTTCCTTTGGGAATGGATTTTCATTGGCTTTTTGGTATCTTGCCGGCTTCATTTTACGCCTCTTCGACACAGTCTTATAGAGGTATCTAAAGTGCCTTCAGATGCTCATAGATAATCCTATGGCTAAAAGAACTGGACACCATAAGCGTAAGTATACGGTCATGAACGAGAAGAAGTATCTCGGCGACCCCTCTAAGATTGTGGCCCGCTCCTCTTGGGAACGAGTGTTCATGATCTGGTGCGACAAGAATCCGAATGTCCTCAGATGGGCATCCGAAGAAGTCGTGGTTCCGTATATCTCTCCGCTGGATAATCAGAAGCATAGGTACTTCGTGGACTTCTTCGTCGAATACATCGACGGCAAGACCGGCGAGAAGAAGCAGAAGCTGGTCGAGATCAAGCCGAGGGCCCAGCGACTAGAGCCGAAGAACCGCAATGGAAAGTCCTACCGTGGAGCGGTAGAGACCTATGTGGTGAATCAGGCCAAATGGAAGGCGGCCGAGATTTATGCCAAGGCTCATGGAATGGAGTTCGTGGTTCTAGACGAATATGACCTGGGGATCGTGCAGTGAATGTAGGCAATTTCACCGCCGAGATTATCTCAAAGGCCGGCGCTCTCCATGACGCTCTGGACCGAATCGGCAAGCAGCCATCCGACGTCACCGAGCCGCTGGTGAAAGAGATTCTCCGTGGCGGCTTCAATGTGAATGTTCCGGTTGTAGGCCGAATGTACACATTCACCTACGAGGCGAAATACAAGAACACTCTGCCGTTCTGGGATGCTCAGCCGGTGGTTCTGGTGATTCAACTCCATGATAACGGAGACTTCACCGGTCTTAACTTTCATTATCTTCCGCTGGACCTGAGAGTCAAGTGTTTCTATCTGTTGGACCATCAAACACGACCGAACGACACCAAGACACTCAGTGTGACATGGGAGAAACTGGTCGCCTCGGCAGCAAAGAAAATGGCCGAAGTGACGGTCAAAAGATACATCAAGAAGAATCTCAAATCCAGACTAACTCAGATCCCGGCCAAGAACTGGTTTCTCGCACTTGCTCTTCCATTGGCCGACTTCAGAAAGGCGACAGAATTGCAAGTGAATGCTATCTCTAAGAAACATGTAGGTGCAGGATGAATATCAGACAGATTCAAGCGGTTGTCAATAACAACTTCCTTCGTGGAAATCGGTTCAAGGTAATGACCGGTCTAGGCAACTTCGTGGACGAGAGATGCTGCTCGGTCTCTTGGCCGAACATCACCTATTCGACATTCAACTGGAAGAACGCCGGACCGAACATCAAGGTGCCATATGAGCCGGTCTTCGATGAGGTCCGACTAGAGTTCTATTGCGACCATAACGGCGTCGTGCCTTCGGCGATCCGCAAATGGAACAGAGATATTCTGGATGGATCTCTTCAGTTCAATTACTTCTCGGAGTATGTCCGTGACGTCTCTATCATGGAATACAACACATCAAACCAGATGGTCCATAAGAAGATTCTCTGTAACGCCTATCCAATCACAATCGAGCCAGTTCAACTTGGTTTTGAACTGAATAACCAAGTAGAGAAAATCGCAATGCTTCTGTCTTATGAGTACTCAAAGGATGAGGGATGACAAACCTGGTTCAAACTCCGGAATTCGTGAAAGTTCTTGATGGATGGCTAGAGAAGAACGATCAGAAGTTCGCCTCGAGGATCAAATCATGGAGCGGGCAAATTCCGCCGCAGTTCAAGACTTGCACCACTCCGCTCTACCGTGGGATGACAGTCGATGAGTCTTTCATGGCAGCGGCCGATAAAGGAGTGACATTCAAGACATTCACTTCTTGGTCAATTAAGCCGGAAGTGGCGAAGAAATTTGTGAATGACCCGGCCTATAGATTGTCAAATGGCGGCGGAACGAAAATCAAAATTCTGATAACGAAGAAGCTAAATGCATCCGATATTGTGTTCAACATTTTCAATTATGTTCTTTTCATGGGGTGGATGCTCCCATCATTAGGAATGGACGAACTATCATTGGATTCTGCAACAAAAGAACAAGAAGTACTAGTGAATAAGGGCGTTGTTATCAAAATGCCCGATATCAAAATTATCTGAAATCAAAATGGAGAAAACATAATGGGTCTTCCAAATATCCAAGCGGCGTATCTCACCAAGCAAATCGTGCTTCCGATCTCTAACAAGAAGATCAAGATCCGTCCGTTCTTGGCCAAAGAAGAGAAACTGATGCTGATGGTGAAAGAATCTCAGAATCCGGACGAGATCGCCGACATTATCTGCCAGGTGATGGACGCCATCTGTCTCGGAGAGATCAAGACCAAGGAACTTCCCGCGCCGGACACCGAGGCGCTTTTCTTGGCGGCAAGATGCCTCTCAAAAGGAGAGACGTCCGAAGTGACCTATATCTGTCGGGCGAAGGTCCCAGACCTGAATAAGCCCGGAGAGATGAGAACATGCTCCACTCCGGTGCCTATGGAGATCCGACTCGACGACGTGAAGGTGGTGATTCCAGAAGGACATACCAAGACGGTGAAGATCACCGGCACTCCTTTCGCTATTAACTTCAGGTATCCTACTCTGGCGGATTCAGCCGGAGTAGAGAAGAATCAAGATCCTTTCGAGAACGTAGTGAAACTGATCGAGTCGGTTTCTAATCTGGAGACCGGTGTGGTCTATGATGACTTCACCAAAGAAGAACTGAATGAATTCTTGGACAGCCTTCCATTTGGATTCATGGCCGAAGCAGCAAATCAGTTTCTCTCCACGATGCCGACTCTATCCAAGAAGATCAAGTTCAAATGCCCATCCTGCGGACACGAAGAAGACATCACGGTTAGAGGGTTGACCAATTTTTTCTGATCAGCGCCTTTAACGACTCGATAAGGGCGCATTATACCTTGAACTTCTTTTTGGTCAAGGAATATGGTATCACACCAGAAGAGTCCGAGAATATGCTTCCGTTCGAAAGAGAAATCTATATGGGACAGGCGATGAAGGACTTGGAAGCAAGAAGAAGAGCAGCAATCAATGCCGCCCGTGGCGGACAGTGGACTGAGTTAGGAGCGTAACTAAGTGGCCGAACAACAGCAAAACGACAAGTTCCGTAAAGAGGTCTTGGCTTATCTCAAGAAGCAAGATTACGGTTCTCAGCGCCTTGGCCCGTTCAAGTCGAATCAACAAGGCAATGAAGAACTTGCCAAAATCCTTATGGACCTTCAGGACAAGTCTTTTGAAGAGGACACTGAATCACTTGGAGTCCTGGGCAAGGAACTGTCCGAGAAACTCAAGGAGCTGAATGAATCCGCTCTGATGGGCGATGCCGCCTCTCAGGCCATTTTGCTGGATCAATTGACTGCCTACGAGAATATGATTCCTCTTCTTGAGGAAGGGAATGCCGCTCAGAAGCACGCTAAAGAGATGCTTGGAATGATGTATAAGGATTCCAAGGCGGCGATGAAACAGAACTCGAAGTTCTATAATCGACTTGTCGAGGGCGCGAAGTCCTTGATGCCGGCTGCATCCGGCTTCTTGACCGCAATGACCGCCAAGTCTCCAATTGCGGGTGCGATGGTGAACTTCGCCTTGGAGAAGTTCCAGGCCCGTCAGAGACAGAAAGAAGACGCCAAGGAGCAGGCGGTCAAGTCCTTGATGAAGACTTTTGGAGCGATGGGAACGGCGTCCAGTCCGACCTCTCCAATGCGTGTGCCAAGCGCTCCATCTACAAGTTACCAGGACCACACCAACGACCCTGAGTTCCAAGCCGGCATCGAGGAAGGCATCATTGAGGAACTTCAGAAGCTGAACACTCAGCAGATGGAGGAGCTAAAGACCAAGCTGACCGAACTGTTCGATGTGAACGAAGAGGAACTCGACTCCATTGAGCGGATCGCTCAGTTCTTGGCTCCGATCGCCTCCGAAGAGGCCACAATGGAAGCCGAGCGCCAAATGGACGAGCAGACCAGAATCCTCCAGTCGATTGCGAAGAACACCGGAGAGGCCGCCGATCCTAAGAAGAAAGATGGCGCCGGTGGAATGTTGGCCAATCTGCTCGGCTTGGCCGACATGAAGGCCGCGTTTGACATGCTGAAGGGCGCCGGCCTGATGATGTTTGGGTATGCCAAGAATCTGGCCAAGCTTTTCTCGAAGTGGGCTATCCCAATCACTCTGGCCGTGGGCATTGGCAAAGGCCTTTACGGTGGCATCAAGAAATGGATGGACGGAGGCACATTTGCCGAGGCACTGGCGACCGGTCTTACCGATGCCGGAGATCTCCTCCTGGACATCTTCACATTTGGCTACGCCAACGAAGTGAAGAAATGGTTCTCCGAGAAAGGCACCGACATTCTCGATCCAATCTTCGAGGCCTATGATTCGATCACTCTCTTCATCTCGGATTCGATGACCACGATTGTCGAGACATTCCAGAAGCTGAAGAAGTCGATCGGAGGAATGATCACCGACGCCTCGGACATTATTGATGCCATCTCCGAAGGAGGTTTGGACGCCGGTTTCGCGAAGGCTCAGGAAGTTTACAATCGCCGAAACAATATTCCGCAAGTGAATGTTGCCGGAAACGCCGGAGTGGATTCTCTTGGGAGAGATTCGGCATTTGGGAAAGCCCACCAAGAGAGGATGGATCGGACCGGCAATCCAAAGTTGATGTCCGCTCGGAAGCGTCGTGAAATGAAGGCTCTTGAAGAGCAGAACCAGGCGGCCGCGCCTGCCTCGACTTCTCCAGCCAGAGTTCCATCTATAAAGGCGACGACTGCCGAAAAACAGCAAGCCATGTTTGACATCATGGAAGCATCCGAGAAAGTTGGGGTGAATCCAGAATACATGATGAAAATAACTAAGCAGGAATCTGGATTTGATCCGAAAGCGCAAAATCCAAAATCTTCGGCCGGAGGCCTATTCCAATTTTTGGATGCTACTTGGCTTGAAATGATGGACAAGAATGCGGCAAAGCATGGAATTGACACGAGTCAAATGTCCAGAGATCAAATTCTGGCCATGAAGAAAGATTCAAAAATCAACTCGTTAATGGGAGCCGAATTCGCCAAGCAGAATGAAAAGACCATTGGGTCTAGTGATATCGGAGATCTCTACCTTGCTCATTTTGCCGGAGCTGGGGCAGCTAAGAAATTGATTTCTGGCGCCGATCCAAGAGAGGCGTTTGGGAAAAATTACAATGCAGTGATGCAGGCGAATCCGTATATCCAAGGACTTGATTCGACTGGAATCAGAAATTGGGCTGCCAATAAAATGGACGGCCCATCTTTGACCGCTCCCGTTATTGGGGCACCTGCGGCCGAACTAGCAACCAACGTGACTCCAAAGGCGGAGGCCAATGTAAATGCTCTGGAAAGCGCGTCCACGAAGGTCAAGGCCGACGAGACGATTTCCAGAGCGAAGGTCGAGTCGAAGAACTCTCAGGTCAACATCCAGAACAACAAGATCGCTGGTGCGTCAAGCGGCGGTGGTCCTCCATCCGGAGGAACCGGTGCGAACTCTCCTCGTCACTTGGACCCAACAATCGAGAAGTTCTCTCCGTTGTTGACTTAAGTGTTCGGATCTTTCGGAAGACTCTTGACCTCAGAGATGATGTAGTCACAAGCAGCTCCGATCGTCCTGATGATCAGCGAGACCGCTCCGTAGAGAAGAGCGGTCCCGAAGCAGAGAATAGCGATCGGAGCACTCTTCAACAGGAACGCTGCCAGAAGAGTCAAGATCAAAAAGAAGTACTTCATCCCTATCGAGATCTTGTAGTGCTGGAAGAGATCTCGTGGGATCACTCGGACCTTGGTGAGGACTCCGCCGATCTTGGCGATCCTGAATGTGGCTCCGATGTCTCCAACATGTGGGGTGAGAGAAGTCTGGACATAATGCTCGGAGAACTGAACCCCGTCGATGACCACGATTTCATTTGCCTTGTCGTGAACGATTTCCATTGCGTCCTCTGTTAGTCGATGTAAAGGCGAGAGAGCGAACGAATGTCCACGATGGTCCCGGGCTCTTCTTCAGCTCGGCGGAAAAGCTCATCGATTGCCAGAGCGATCTCGTCGAACAGTCTTGGACTTGGAGTAAAGCCATAGCGGATGTACTTGCTTGTTCGCTTCAGTGTCGCCACCGGATATTCGAGTGCATTGATTCGGAGAGCCGAATTCAAGGCATCGGAGACCGAGAGAAGTCTGGTGTAGATTATCAATGGGCTGTCCGAAGAGACTGCGAACTGGCAGACCGTGAAATCAAACGAGTCGATCAGGTCGAAAATCGAGGAATAGAACCGCGGAGTGATCAGCTGAATCTTGATCTCTGGTTCGAATTCCTTGATTGTCTCACTTGGAATCATATTGGTGAGAGTTCCTTTCGGACAAACAAACGAAGTGACGAAGCCTCGCTCGGTCAGAAAGTTCTTGGCATTCTGGAATGCTTCGTCTCCAGTGAAGAAGATGTCATAGTCGTTTGGGGTCTTCCGACCGGAAGCCATCTCACGAGCGGCTCCTCCGCCGATGAAAAGACCTTTGACATTGCTGATCAAATCGATCACAATCGGAGGAATCTGAGAATAGTTGGCGACCAGAGTCACCGGCAGGTTGCTCTTAGTGAGCAGCTCTAGGTCTTCCGGAGTCGGCTTGGCCTTTCTGGAGAGATACCCAATATCAGAGAGCAGCGGATTCGGGTCACCGTAGGTCAAACGAAGGATTGGCTGGTTCACGTGTTTCTCCATTATGTAATGCAGCGGCTAGGATCTCCTAGCCGCTTCTGTTCACTCACCGATGTTACTTGTTCGCCATTGCCTCGAACAAGGCCAATGGATCGTCTTCATCGGGAAGAGTAGCCGGAGCACTCGCCGGAGCGGCCTTCCGTGGTTCTTCGGAACGACCGGCCGAAGGAGCCGGCTCGGAGCGTTCGACCGACTGACGCTGAGAAGGAGCGGCAGCGGCACCAGTCACCTGGTTCAACTTCGCCGTGAGCTCTTCCTTGGTCTTGTACTTGCTAGGAGCGGTGAACTCGTCCAGGTTGTGACACTGGCGCCAGATCTTCTCGATGAAGTCATCATCGCCCATCGCCGACGGAGCCTCGAACTTGGACTTGTCGTACTTGGTGTTACGATCCTTGTCCTTGTAGATTCGGAGGTTGAAGTTGGCACCGCCCCATGGATCGAAGGCGTCGATGATCGGCTCGTCAGGGAACTCCGGCTTCTGAGCGGCCATCAGCATGTTGAAGACCGTCGGACCGGACTTGAAGATTCGAACGGTGCCGTTGTCTTCCGGATTGGCCGGGTGCGAGATGACCAGGATGTTGTAGTAATAGGTCAGCTTGCGCTTCCGGTTCCTGGCGATCTGCTTGTCGGTCTCGAGACCGGTCGCCCAGAGACCAGAGTTGGCCTCGCAGACCGGGCACTCTTTGCCGATGGTGGTCGGACATTCCTCGATGAACCACTTGCCGCCCGGACCTTGGAACCCGTGGGAGTAGGCCTGATTCCAGTGGAGGCTCTTGCCTTCTGCGGCCGGGAGGAACCTGATGATTGCGAAACCGGAACCCTTGTCGTCGACCTTCGGATAGAACATCCGAGCATCTTCGGTTCGGTCATAGGTCTTCTGGCCACCGAGAGCACCAGTCTGGACTCCGGATGCCACCTGAGATACACGCTTTCTTAGTTCTGAAATAGAGCTTGCCATTCGTCTTCTTCCTTTTGGTTAGCCTGTTGGGATTTACCCTGATCGGCGTTGCTTAGAATTTGCTTTTGTCTCTGGACATCAATATGGCGTTGCGCCATCTGCGCTCCTTTCCGGACCAGAGACTCTCCGAGGAAGGACCTGTATCTATCCAAGATGTAAAGTGATTGCTTGAATCTGATGTTACATTGTACCATAAGAGTGGGCCACATGTCCAGTACTTCTATCACTGAGATGATCATCTCAGGACACTTGAACCAGTAGTTGAAGATGGATGCATCCAGGTTGAACGGATTCAACCCCAGCCACTCAGTGACCTTGAGTTCACCATAGGCTAGCTGGTTACCGAGGACCATGACATCATCTCGGACGACCGCGTCGATGTTCGCCCAGTTAGTTCGAAGAGTCTCCGGAAGAGAAGGCTTGGAGGTAAGAAGATTGATCGCCGAGAGCGGAGCCCACTCCTCATCGGAGTAATGGATCTTCAGATGAACGAAGATCGCAATGGCATCTCCAACTGTCCGGCATTTCCGGCCAATGATGCCGAACACCGGATTCTTCGACTGAGGACCAGTGAGTGCTCCACGGACTCTGGCTTTCGACTCTCGGATGTCGTACTTTGAGCTTGGGTCAAAATGGAGTTCGACCGCTCTGTAGGCTTGGTAGGCCTCTGGTCCGGTGATCATGTTTCATCCTTAAAGTGCTCTCATCAGAAGTCGCAAATATCTTGGGCCGGTGTCGGCTCCGGTGGTTCCACGGAATTGGAAATTTGCCTCATATTGCTTGTCTTTAACTTTGACCTTGCATTTGATATTGGCGTACTTTCTTTTGCCGGCCTCTGGATACACATACGAGTTTGCGTCGAGTCCGGAGATGCTTACCGGAATCTTTGAAGCTCCGATATTCAGCACGTTCACCGAGTTGGTTCTCTTCTTATGCACGATCGTGACATGAGTTCCTAGAGATTGGCTGATGAGATTCTCGAGATTTGATTTCACTCTGGAGAATCTTCCTGGGTTAGAAGTAGCATCCGAGAGATATTCTGGTCCGAAGCCGGCCAATTTCTTTCCTTCAAATCCGAAGAACTCTCCAATGGCCTTTTTTGTGCTCGGACTCTTGAAGTACTGGAGCACTCCGGCATTGATGAGGTAATAGGACTCGGACATTTTCAGCGAGACATAAATCTTCTTGCCCTTTGAAGAAACCAAAGTAAGGTCGGTAAGAGTCTCTCCGGTAGAATTCTGGACGACCAGATTGTTGCCTTGCATCACCACGCCGCGCTTCTGATTCTTGGAGCCTTCGGCTTGAATCTTCCATTTCTCATCTTCGGAATTCGGCTTGAGTCCAATCTCGTCGACCATCGCCTTGATCACGTCTGGATGTGCAAACTCAATCTCGCCGCCGTTGAAATAGAACTCGAGGTCCTTGGCGAGTTGCTTCTCGAAGTCCAGGCCGCCGGCGCCTTTCGCCTTATGCGGCTTATAGATGATGTCGATGCCGTTCCATGAGGGCACAACGGTAACATCCATCGAAGAAGACTTCGACTTCTTGGCAACCGACTGGTGAGCAATCGACTCTTTTCGGAGGTACTCTTCAACGATTTTCTTGGCCGTCACTCGGTCCTTGGACTTGACCACAATGTCCTTCTTCCGAAGCTCGACCACATCTCCAGGCTTCACCTTGTCCTTGAGGACATTCACCAACTCGATTGACATTACTCTCGCCTATTTTAGACAGCCTACATCTATTTATGCCGGCGAGCTAGCCGTCCTTACCTAGGTTGACCACACGCTTCTCGAGTGATTTTCTTAACGCTTTTCACTTTGAACCTCCTTGAAGAATTCGGCAAGCATTTCTTTCTCTCGAGACTCCGGCTTCAAGAGCCGCATCTTGGTCGCCTCGAGGTGGAAAAGAGCCAGGATTTCCGGTGTGAGATACTTCGGGATGTCGGTTTGCTCCAGTCCAAAGACCTCGGCCTCTTCAAGAGCCGACTCGAGCATCGTATGGCCGGTCTTCACATGTCGCTCATGGACCGCTCTGGAGTAGATTGTCGCTAGTCGCTTAAGGTTGCGCTTCAACTTGGATCTCCTTCATTGGTGGCCTGGACTGATAGGCTTTCGCTCGGTACTCTATTTTCACGCCATTGGCGCAGAAGATGTAAAGCAAAACCGTATCGGCGTCCTTATAGCCGGTGTTGTAGATTGAGTAAAGGCCACCGTTCGAGGCGCAGATAGCTTCACCTTGTTTGACATGCCACGAATTGATGAAGTCTCCGGCGCAAGCTCCGAGGAAAAGCAGACAGAGGATCAGGAGAGCCTTCATGTCATCCTCACATATTTCTCGTACTGGTAAGGGAACTCGTTGTCCTCATCGGCCGGAAAGAGATTCGACTGATCGACGCATTTGAACTGGAAGAGCGGAACCTCCCAGTAAGCGCTGTTGATGGCGAACGAGTGACGTGAGTGAATCTTGGTCCGGTAGATGGTGTTCACCAGTGGAACAAGCATGTCGAAGACCCTGGTGCCACCGATGACCCAGATAGACTTGTCGTTGTCGAAGGCGATTTCGTCCTTGAGGAACTCGATAGCCGCCTTCGGCCCCATCATGCACTGGTTGTTGACGTTACAGCACTTATAGTCATCGCCGAACTTTCCGGAGATCGTCACCAAGTATCGACCTGGGAGACCGGTCTTCGGAAGAGTCTCTCGGGTTTTCCGGCCCATGACGAGGATTGGCATAGAAACACCGTCATGCCTCTCGCTGGTCAATCGCTTGAACCTGGCGAGGTCGGCCTTCTGTTTCCACGGAAGACCACCATTGACGCCAATGAGGTTGTCCAAGTCCGAGGCGAATATCAAGTTCATGTCTTTCCTCTTTGGTCTTGTCTCTCTTGGCGAGAAGCCGCCAAGAGCTGAAGCTTCTCTTCTCTCCTTTCTAGGAGTATACTCTTGTCTGCAAGGTACTCTTTTATTGTACCCTAGACGAGTGCTCTTGTCCAGTAGAGAATTGTAACAAGTTGTAACAGCCTTAGGAGTTCCATTCCTCACGCAGATGGCCATTGATCATTCGAATAGCCTCTCGACGGTGCTTGCTCTTGAAGGTCTGATTCCAGCCTCGGCCGGTCTTCACGAGCGGCTTCATCAACTCGACCGGCATGACACCGACGTCGAATCCGTAGAGCGGGAAATACATCGATTTGCGACCTTCCGCTTCACGAGACCAGACAGTCCCGCCAAAGCGATCGATGTAGGTCTCCTTGAGCATCAGACCATGAAGGCCGTCGAAGACATACACTCTGCCGCGGAGCATAATGGTAAGAACCACGTGGCAGAAGTCTACGCAATTGTTGTTCCAGAAGTCTACCGTGTTCTTACGTTTTGGAGAGGAATTGATCATCTCAAGAGCTCTCTTGAAGTGCCGATCATGCTCGACATCGTCAAAAACTGTCAGGCCGATCACATTGAACGGAAGAGCCTTGGCGACCTCGACGGCGAAGAAAGCACATCCGCCGGAGTTCAAACACCAATTGAGTTCTGGGTTCCTCAAGATACCTTTGTGGAGAGCGATCAATTTCTCTTCCATTTCGGCTTCGGTCTTGATGATCATCTTTGTGAACCATTGCGGTTGATGTTAGGTTGATTCTAACACAATGAAACGTGGATGTACAGCCTTGAATTGTAAACTTGAGTTACGAATGAGTCACCATGCTCCACGCCTACGGAACCCTAGTGAGGTGATCCGAACTGGCAATCACCTTTGCTTCTAGAATCCCGTAGGCGTGGATAGGTGGTCACCAGGTCGCGAGAAGAGGATACCCAAGCTTCTTGAGTTCCTCGTCCACTTCAACCAACGAATGACATGGAATTGCAGCAAGCATGATCGGAGTCTGAATTCGAATCGACCACTTGAACCGATGCTCCGGTCGATTCTTGAGCAGAGTGATCTGGCAAGTTCCTCGTTCTCGCTCGATGTCGAGCTTATTGTAGACCGCTGTCATGCTGCTCTCCGGGTGATCTAGGTGAATTCTGAGAAGCAAGGTGGACTGACATCCACCTTGCTTCAAGCTCGTGATTAGGCAGCGCGAGCGGCCATCAGGCTCTTCCACTTCGCGGCCGGCTTCAGCACCGAGTGGATCGCCAGCTCCATCCAATCACCGCCGGTCTTGCGGAGGCCAGCAACTTTGACCACCGTGCGGAGCGAGAGCTCCTGGAGGTCCGAGACGTGGCTGGTGATGAAGTTCACCACGTCGGCCGTCTGAGAGTCGGTCAGGTCGAACTTGTTCAGCATGCCTTCGCCAACCAGCGAGGTGATGCGGATCAGCATGTCCGACTGATTGGAGATACCCAGGTCCAGGTAGAAGCAACGGCTCTTCAGAGCGTCCAAGTGCGGCTGGAGGCGCTTCTGAGTGTTCTTGTCGAAGTTCAGGTTGGTCAGGAAGATCACCGAGCCGTGGAACTCGAACTTGTTCGGGATGTCATTCTTGGCCAACGTGAAGGACTCGGAGTTCCAAGAGACGAACCGGCGCTCCGAAGAATCCAAGACGGCCTTGAGGATGTTCAGTGCTTCGTCATCATGAAGCACCGAATCACAATCATCGAAGACCACCACGTTGTGGCGACCACGATTGTGATAGAGAGTCTGGTAAAGGCAAATCGCCGAGCTCTTGCCCTTGACGATCTCATAGTTCTCTTCCGGAAGATTGTTCACGATGGTCTCTTCGACCGAGAAGCTCTTGCCGATGCCCGGAGGACCAGAGACGACCAAACCGCGGATCATGCCCTTGATGGCACCGCGGGTCATCGTCGTGATGATCTCGAAGCTCTTCTTGATGCGGGTGGCGGCTTGCTCCGAAGTTTCGGTCGAGCGAACCATCTGCTCGAAGTCGACTTCTTCGACCATCGTCTCGAGCACGCCGGTCGGCTCTTCTTCGGTCGAAGCTCCAACCACCGCGAAATCCTTCTTGGCGCAGTAAAGACGAGCAACCTGGCCGTTATGGAGCTTGACCGTGACGAACGAGCCCTTGTTGCCACCTTCGCTGAACGGACGAACCATCATGTAGCGACCGGAGACTGCCTGGCTGCGAAGGGTGCCTTTCTTGACTTCGATGACCTTTGCCGTTTCCATCATGTTCTCCTAGAGTATGTGTAGATCATACCACAATGGATAGAGCATGTAAACGGCTGAATTGTAAACTAGAGTACCAATGTGGGTGATCTAGGTGAATTCTGAGAAGAGTGGTGGATGGTAACCCTGGTTGAAGAACCTAGGTGAACTTGGCACTTCTAAGTGACTGATTTCAAACAGAAGAAAAGGGACCTTGCGGCCCCTTTTGGTTACTCTTCAGAATACTTTCGTCGATCTTTTTCCTTTCGCTGGCGTTCTCGTTCAAGAGCCTCGCGCTTGTGTTCCTTCGTTCGTGTGGGATCTGGACGTCGAGTAAACTTCTCGAAGCGGACATCCAATTCGTCTTCACGATCACGACTTTTGCTCATGGTGGTTCTTTATTGCCTCTCTTTTAGGACTGGGAAGTTGCCGCTACGTACTGCTCCAGGCATGCGGCACGAAGCTCTGGAGAATTCCATTCATACATGTCAGGAAGGTCAAGAGTGACCAACTCCGGCTCGTAATCTTGAAGTGACTTTCCGTGACTCTGGAGAACTTCTCGTTTTACATCTTCTTCGACAAACACGACCTCATCGGGGCCCACTTCAGGTGGACTTGGTCAAGCGGCACCAATGCGAAGTGCGGAGAGTAGCCAACGGCTCGGGTGTTGTACCCAAACTTCTCATGGAGCACATTGGCCAAAGTTGGACTTCGGAGCATTCCGGCCGAGCACACACAAAGGACCTTCTTAACCTTCGTCTGGTACTCGTTCTTCGCGTTGCCTAGTCGGTTCATCAAGCTCATTCTAAACACCTCTTTGTTGAGGGGCCAAAGAAGCTCTGGCCCATTAAGTATCTACATTTTCAAGCGCTGGTCGGCACGGTCGCTGTCTTCGGCCAGTACTTCTTCTCGGACTCGGTCATGTAGCCCTTGGAGCGGAGTATCTCTAGCGGCGCGATGCCCTTCTCGTACTCGGCCTTGTACTCCTCGACGGTGAAGTGCTTGGCCAGAAAGTTGATGAAGCTGGTCCGGATCTTCCGGTTGTACTTGAAGCGCGCGATGAACATGCCGCAGACACCGCCGTACATGAGGTACTCGCCGGCGGTGAAGTTGGCTTTCTGGAATTTGGTGCTCATGGTCTCATTCCTATTCGGGTATAGTTGGATCATACCATAGTGGACGATCCATGTCCACTACTGAATTGTAAACAATGTTACGCCAAGGCGATCTTCAGAGCACGCTCGACGATCTGAAGAGTTCCAGGAGATCGAGAGTAACTCGAGACGATATTTTCGCCTTGTCCATAGAAGAGGACGATCCCACCGACAATTGTCGGTCCATTGAAGAAACGAATAGTGTCTTCATCAGTGACGCCCATACTTTCAAGGATTTCCTCTTCAAAGCATGAATGAGAAATCGCTTCTTCTTCTCCATTATGGATTGACACAGTGTATCCACGCACCAAAATTTCATGAATAAGTGCTTGAGCAATACGAGATTCGATCTGCATAGGAAGATTGAAAATGCTCATTTGGACTTCTCTTTGCGGTTGGTAGAAGTAAATCATACCATAGTGGCTTGACCTTGTACAGCTTTCTTTTCCGTAATGACCAATTGTTTACAATCTCTTGCTGCACAACTTTTCTAGCTTGTGCAGCAAGAGCGCTTCTCCTTTTAGCGACTGATGATCGAAAGTGACGGATGGGCAATTGGCTCGTTGTACATGGCCAAGACATCCGAAACCACTCGTGAACGAACAACGTCTCTTTCGTCAAGCTGGTCGACCGAGATCAACTTGGTCCGTGATTTGGCTAGACGGTTTCTAAGGTCGACCAGGCCGTTCTCAGAGGCCTTCAGGTCTGATTGATTTGGGTCTCCAAGGATGACCGTCTTGGAGTTCTCACCGGCTCGGGTGGTCAAGCATTTCATCTGGGAGATGGTCGAGTTGCTCATCTCGTCGGCCAGAACAAAGGCATCCGAGAAGGTGCTACCACGCATGAAGGCGAACGGACGAATCTGAATGACACCTTTCTCAATCAGATGGTTTGTCATTCGACCACCAACAAGTGTAACAAAGCAGTCCAAGATCGGAAGCACATAAGGGAGCATCTTCGAATCGACGCCACCAGGCAAGAAGCCTAGTTGCTCGTCGGACTCAACAGCTGGCCTTGTGATAATCACTCTTTCAATTCGCTCGTCTCGAAGAAACTCAAGAGCGGTAAGAACTGAAAGGAAAGTCTTTCCTGAACCAGCTGGACCAATGATGACCGACATTGGAAGCTCGGATCGGAGGTTATGAAGAACCTCTGCTTGGCCTTGTGTTTTCGGCTCAATCAACTTATGGATCTTGATCTCGGAACCACGTATTGGCTCGAAATATCCCATCCGAATAGCATCGGACTTTGTTTGGTTGATTGAACCTAGCAGCGGTTCCTCTTCGCGGCGCGTTTCTGACCGAGAGTACTTTTGCTGCTTTTTCTCATAATTAGAGTTTCTTCTGCCCAAAAGAGAAGCTCCTGTAGTGATAAATGAGTTTTGAGTACAGCGAGGAAAAGACGTCCGAAATTTGATTGGGCTTCAGCAGTATACTGCTCGAATAACTAGATTATTTCTTTCTGTCTTTTCCTACAAACTTATCTATCTGATTCCAGGCAGACTTCCTTCAAGAGTCGAATCTCGTTTTCAATATGCTCGAAGAGATCCACTCCGTAGGTCTCTTTCTTTTCGGCGAAGTAATTGCGGCCTCTGGTGCATATCCGCTCAAGGATCTCGAATCTACTCTCTAGGATTGATTTCATTTCACCAGGTTCGCGAAATATGGCTGCTCCCATTCTCGGCAATATTTGTCAGTGCAATAGATCCTGTACCAAGCCTTTGAAAGAGGTCGACTAATTTCATCGATAATTCTACCGGCCCATGATGGATGAACGGTTTGATCTTCGATAGATTGCTTAAACCATTCATGATCGTTAATGCTACGAGCGATATTCAAAAGATCTCGGCGCACATCGAAGAAAATAGTTGGATCTTGTTGAATGAAGTCGGTTTCATTATTCTTGAAACAAGAATCTGCTCTTGGCTTCAGGCGTAGCATAATAAGATTGATTTCTTCGCAAAGAGATTCATGAGCTAAACACGAAGCAACATCATGAAACATTGACCCATCATTTGCTTCAAATCGAATAATTTCTTTCATTTTGAGATTCCTATTTCACCAGGTAGAAAGCAATTGAAGAACCGACAAGAGCACCAAATGCCGCACCTAACGCGTAGAGAAACCTATCAATGGCTCCACCGAATACAACCTTTCGGATATTGTGAGTCCAGATAATAGAGATCATGAAGCTCGTCAGAAAGATTCCAAGAGGAACATATTTGGCGACCAAATAGGAATTTGCTCCAACGAATGCTACTTGAATGAATCCAGTAGAGAACAGCATCACTCGATCCTTGGTCGAACTAATAACAATGCTTGTCCGACGGTCCACTCGCTTGACCTCTTCTTCAGTGCTCAATCGCCACCACCAGAGCTGCATGAAGAAGAACCAGAGTCAGAAGAAGACGAGCATGAATCATTTGAAGAGTACGACAAATCAATTGCCGCATACGAAGACAATTTTGGTGGGCTCACTCCAAAATCAGCAAGAGTTCGATTATTTGCGCTTGGATATTCTGGCGCAAGCGGAGTAGTATATCGACGGGTCTCTGGGATCTCCAGGTCAATATCGATTTCTGGAAATTCAATAGCCGACTTTCTATTAGATCGCCGAATCAAATAATACAGCACAACCACTGCAATCAATGCGATAATAATGAAGACAACAAATTCGGTGCTCATTTCGGTTTTCCTTAATTGGTCACATCACTAGAAACTGGATCGATGTAAACATGCCAAACCAGTCCGTTATTCATCAGAGCGGTTCCGACATATTCAAGACTATAGTCGTCAAATTCATTTCCGGTGCCGGCGATATGAACATTAACAATACATGGCTTTGCTCGATCATCGGTCATCATCCATAGACACAAAACTCCATTCTGCTCATGGACAGAGAGAGGCTTGAAACCACGGAAAGAATGAATCTTCTGCTCGTCGGTGATCTTCAGCTGATACTTCAGGATGCGCTTCATGTCATTTACTCCGGTTGCCAGTTCAAACAACGGTTAGATTCTTCACGAATGTCATCTTCGTATTTGCAAGCCCATTCCATATAGTCCCAGATCGCCTTGGCGCCAATAGGATTCTGAGAGTGAACATCGATCTCAGGAAACTCGGCATTGTGCCAAACGCAAAACCGGATCAACTGCTTGAGACAATCCAGGCCGGTCCGTGCTTCACCCAGGTCATGGTCAAAAGAGACCTTGACCGGAGGACCGTACTCTTGGAGGACATTATTGAACTCAGCCCAAGAACGGACAATAATCGGTGCACCATCCTCGAAGAAAGTCGAATGAGCTGGAGGAAAGCGTTCGTCATCAAGAAAGAGATTGTAGCTCATTTCGAATTCCTTGCCTTGGCTCGAAGGACCCTTGCCAGATAGTGCTTCGATCGGTAAATTTGCTGACTCCACTTATGAAGAAGGTAAATGTTCATCGATAGTCCAATTGACTTTAGTCGTCAAACTCATCACTGTCGCAAGTGACGGTTTCCATCGCCACTTGAAGAAGATGCTCGTAGTTGCTGGATGTCATGTTGTCCATGACGGCCTTGATCTCTTCCTGAGAGACTCCACCACGACGAAGAACTCGAGTAAGCCGACCCATGATCGAGTAGGCATTTCCGTCTTCGCCGGCAAGCCTCATATGGAGTTGCGGATACTTGATGCTCATGATAAATCTCCAATTGGTAGAGTTAGATTCTAACACTTCGGAGCCAGATTGTCCAGCTCCGAAGTGTTAACTTTAGAACCTATCAGACCAGCGCCAACGCCTCGGTGAAGGCCTTGTTCTTCAAGCGCTCACCGGCTCCGAACCATGCTTCCGAGAGACGAGTGTCCAGATTTCGACGACCAGCATCGAAGTCCACATCGTGGGTGACCGCGTTCAGCAGGCCCCAAACGGTTCCCAGAGCGGTCGGCATATCAGAGCCAGGAGCGGTCCGAAGGATCTTCGCCATGTGCTGGATGGTCCGCTCATGCTTCCGAACGACCGGCTCGCCTTCCTTCAGATTGTGGTAGACCTTCAGGAGGTACTTCGCCTGCATCTCTTCGGTGACCGGAGTCGAGGCCATCTTCAGCATCTGACCCTTGAAGGTTTCCCAGGCCTCGCCGATCTTGAGATCGATCTTTGCCTGCTGAGCATCAAACTTCCGAGAGTGAGGAATCACCAGGCTCGATGCCGACTGCTCGGAGTTGCTCATGGTCAGAGTGTTGTTACAAACGACTCGGACCGAAGTGAACTTTGCCTGGGTGGCGACCGAACGATCGAAGGAAGTGGAGAGGAGCAGATAGGCCTTGACTTCATCGACGTCCTCCAGAGAGATCGCCATGTTGGTCGAAGCAAGCGCCCAGATCACTCGGCCGCTCTTGAGCACTCCGGCGGTCTCCATCTTGAATCCGTAGCTTTCGGTCAGATCTCCGAAGAAGCCCATGACTTCGGCCGGCTGCACGATGTTGTATCGCGGAGAGACCATGCCAAGGAAGCCACCAGTATCCGAGCGGACCAAAGCGTTGAGCTCCTCGATCGGACTGAAGCCAGTCTCGGCATAGATGCCGCCAGCTTCCTCGATCTGCTCGATCGTGTTGTTCGGATCGAATCCAAGTCGATAGCGATTCGCCTGCCACCCCATGCCGGACAGCTGAAGCCATTCCTCGAGGGTCTCATTGCCGGTCATCGGAGTACCGAGACCATGCCAAGGCGGAAGACCAACCCAAGCAGTTGCTGCGCGACCAGTGGTCATATCGATCTCGTGGCTCATTTTGAAGCTCCTTGTTGATTGGTTGATTGTAGAATTATTCTACCGCAATGGAGACCAGGTGTCCAGTCATTGTGGACACCTGGTACAATTCTGTTCAATCGATCCGGTAGCCGTAGGAGACGTCTTCGACGTTCTCGACCAGGCCAACGAGGATCAGAGCTTCGTTGAAGGCTCGAGCTCCGGCGATCTTGGCGTACATCGCCTGAGTGTTGAGGTTCGCCGGGTCCCAAACCTGGACGCCACGCTCACCGTAGGCCTTGTTGGCACCAAAGTGCTCTTTGAGGACCTTGGCCAGCGCCGAACGGCCATCCTTCACGATGCACCAGGCGAAACCACACGGGTACCAATCGTTCGGATTGCGATCGAGGTACCGCTGAGTTGCCATCCGAGCCGCCATGAAGCACTCGTTGAGCTTCTGGATGATCTCGTTTTTGGTGAACTTGCTCATTGTGAATTTCCTGGTTGGTTGACTATGATAGAATTCTACCACAACGGAGACCGCTTGTCCAGCAATGAATTGTAAACTTGAGTTACGAAACCTGAGCGGCCAGGATGAACTCTTCGTAGGTGAACGGAGTGCTCGGCTTGATCAGCTCGATGAGCTTCTCGAAGAGAGCACGAGCGGCCTTGTCGCCGATCTCGCTCCGCCACGCTTCTTCGGCCATGCTGCGGATGTTCGGATTCGCCGCCATTGCGGAAGCGACCGACGGCTCAAAGAGACCGAGGTACCATGAGATCAGTTCGGAGCTCTTCGGAATCGGAGTGCCTGCGATAGCGGCATCAAGAACCTCGTGGATCTCTTCTTCGGTGCATCGACCTTCATCGACACTCGCTTGGATGGCGCCTTCGATGCGAAAGGCAAGGGCACGGGCGTGAAGCATTTGGGTGGCATTCATGTGTTAGTCTCCTGAGTCTACTTGACGGGTTGCGCCGCACTTGGCGCATGTGTGGAGGTAGAGACAATTGCCGATCTTGGCGGTCTCTACCCATTCATGGATGCATTCTTTGGCACGAGAGGCCGGCACATAGCCATGGCCACCGCACTGGTTGCAAGATCCGGACATGTTGGCGAACAATCGCCACTGTCCGTGACCTTTGCAGACCGGGCAGTCGACCGGATCTTTCATGTAGGTCGGAACCTCTCGACGGAAGAGTCCATCGAACATCCGAGGGTCCGGGTTGTGGATCGGGTGCCAGTAGTTCGATTTGATCCAGAGGTTGCTCATGTCGTCCACACTCGTCCAGTTGCTACGTTCACCAACGTAACGCCAGGTCCAAACTCAGCACGAGCCTCGGCGTCGTTCTTATCGCTCACGGTCGCTTGCTTACCGCAAAGAGTCAAAAATGCAGCCAGATCTTCCGCTGCCGCCCGTTTACACGCCAGTAGATCAACCGCCAATCCAATATGGACGGCCAGTTCAAGACAGTCGGTCGGAGGGACAGCATTATTTGAGTCCCACCTGATGATGCCGTTGGTGATGGTCGCTTCGTTGCGAAGCTGATTAGCCACTCGCTCGGCGTCCTTGCGGAAGAATTCGTTGGTGGACTGGAGATCTTTGACCAAGTTTGCCATGTTGCTTCTCCTAGACTATGATAGAATTCTACCACAATGGAGAGGCCTTGTCCAGTGTTCAATTGTAAACTATAATGCACTCGGTAGAAGGTTCGAGAAGCTCTTTGGAAGAAGCACGTTCGGAGTGTGACCCTTGAAGAACGGAGCGATGTCACCAGGCTTGTAGCCGGCCAAGCCGCAGCCGATCTTCACAACCTCGAATTCTAACTCCGGATGCTCCTTTGCGTAGACCAAGAACCTGGAGACCGCCGCCTGGATGTATGAAAGCGGAAGAGTCCGAAGGAACTTGTCCTTGGTTGGGATCCCATAAGCGTCTCCGGTCCGGCCTTCTCCTACCTTAAGTTGAGCACCATAGGCCTGACGAGCATGAAGAGCCGAGCCAGCTCCGTGAATGCCGGCCAGATTAGAACCAAAGACAAAGATCCGCTTCATGGCAACTTCACCTTCCCAAAGAATCCATCGATGCGTTCATAAAGTCCGGCCTTCTTCAAGACCGACAGGTGACCGGACAATTCGGCCTTGGTCCATCCAGTCTCTTGGACGGCGGCCTCAATGTAGACACCTCCCCATCCGAGATCCTCCCAGCAGACCTTGCCGCGGAGGATTCCAAGAAGTTTCTCGGTGTCCTCATCCAATCCGTTCAAGTTCTTTCTTCGCTTTTGTCAAGCGTTCCTCGATGGCCTCAATCTCGCGGAGCTTTGCATTCTTCAGATTGGAAGACTTGACCTTGTTATCCTGAGCCACCTTTTTATCAAACTCCTCGGCGGTCATAAAAAGGTACACTCCGGGAAAGGTATGCTCGCTCTCTTCATCCGATCCACCGCGGCATCCGTAGATCAAACAGGTCATCGTCAAGGCACCGGAAATCGTGCTATCGCGAAGACCAATGATGCGGTCAAATTGAAATCCAAGATGATAAGCAATGTCCTTGAGTCGAGGAATAAGTGAACCAAGAAGATCGCCACGCTTATTCTCAAGCATATCGATCTCATGTCCGAGTTTATCGTATTCTTGCCATGCAGTTTGGTTGTCGTTCATTGCTGATTCTCCGTTCATTGTCGTTAGGCCTTTAAAGGCCTTTCTGATCTCTATTGCGAAGACACCGTGACATTTGTCGGCAATAGTGTTCCAAGCATTCTGGTGGATCGTCCAGACTTGGCGAGCCTTGTCCCAGTATCCACCAACCTTCTTGATGAGATGCCGGTGGGCGTAAGTCGCTCCGTGAAGTGTGAGTCTCATGGGCTTTCGCTCTCGTCAATCCAGCAAATGCAGTTCCACACCGAGTTCATTCGCATTCCACTCCTACCATTGATTGGTTGCCATTGCCAGTGTGAACCTTGAAAACCGGAGTGAGCGTTCGATGGAAGTAGAGAAGTCCTTGTACACAGATAGTTGGGACCAAGTCCTTGTAGACCAATTTGGCAGCCGGAGGAGGCAACATGGTCTCATCGCAGAACTTCGGCCGCTCGGTCGGAACTTCAAGAGCAACCGCGTCGGTCAAGCATCCAACTCGTTGTCCGCAGACGTCATGACAAATCTTGATCGGATTTGAACTGATGATTCCAGCAAAGAGAACTGATGCAATTAGAGTGTTCATGTTGATTCCTTAGGAGACTCGAACGAGACCAGAGAGATGTTCACTGAATGTGCGCGCCCACTTCTTGAAGAAGTACTTCGTCAACCAGCCAAATTCCAGAGTAGCGTTCGGAGTCAACTTGGCGACTCGAGAAATCCTCCAACTATCTGAGAACGCCCACCGAGTGGCCGAGAAAGCCGCTTTCCAGATTGGCATGAAGAAGACAATTGCAAAGCAGACGGCGAAACCAAGCCAAAATTCGTAACTCATCACACCGATTCCTCTTGGATGTAGTTGTCGCCAACCGTCTCGTCCATCTCGAAGTGATCCATCCGGAGCAACTTGAGGAAGAGACTGTAGGAGATGTCATGGTAGACGCGACCGCAGTTGGCCGAGCCAGCACGACCAGAGATGATGATCCGCTCACAACCGATAGAACCGTCGGCATAAGTCCAGAAAGCCTTCGGGTAGACTCGGCCGGTCACTCGGACTCGCTTGCCGGCAAAGAAGGCGATGAAGTGGATGTAGCGGACCTTGTACTCGTTCATGACCATCTCCATTTGTTAGGATGATTCTAACACAATGGAGAGAGCATGTCCAGTGCCTTGAGTCACTTGTTCCGAAAGTTTACAATTCGCAGCCGCCGATGCCGATGTCCACGATTTTGATCATTTCGCCGTCTTGGCCAAAGTCCATGGTCTCGTAGACATCGAAGTCGGTTCCGTCCGCCTGGCGACCCCAGAAGCGAGCATTGAAGCCGTCTGTGATGGTGACTTCCAGGTCTTGGTTGAGCGCCTGGAGCTTCTCAATGAGTTCTTTGACTTTCATTGCCTTCTTTTCTATCCTATGCTGGATTAGATAGATCATACCACATCCGTGATCGCTTGTCCACATCCAAGGATAGAAGTTTACAATCTCATGAGTTCAATCCCTCAGCGTCAGATCTCCTTCACGGCCGGGCAGACATTCTTTGACCAAGTCATCTGGTGTCAAGGCGCCAGAGTTTACAAGCAGGTCGCTTCGGTCACCACTGGTCTGCCAACAAAAATTCGAGTGCCAGGCCACGGCATCCCATTGGAATTGACCATCGCCGTGTGGTTCGACAATTTCGTGACGGCCAAAGGTTCATTCTCTTCCGGCAAGCATTACTTTGCTTTCGCCGAAGATGAGAACACTATCGTCTTGATCGACGACAATACGACCAATGAAACGATCAGTCAATACGGCACGATGTTCTATATTCCTCCGGTTGACCTGTTACAAACCACGGTCTATGCGGATTTCAAATACAAAGCTTCAGATACGACGGCGCTGATTGATGCTTCTTCGTTGGCTCCTAACGCTATTTTCGAAATCGTTTCTCCTGGGCTTATCAGAATGGAACTTACTCCGGCTCATACAAAGACTCTGATCGGGTCTTCAAGAAAGGCCGTTTCCGGTGTGGCTCAAATCGAACTCCATAACGAAGCCGGCCAGGTATTCAGGCCTTGGGACTACGCCTGGGAAGTGCATCCAGAAGGAACCAGAGAATGAGTAATGTAGCTTTGGTTTGGCCTGAGCACCAGGTTCTTATCTTCGGAGCTTCTCAGCCGTTTCCAGGAGTCTCTGGAGGTGGGTTTGTCGTTGATGTTCAAGAGTTCTTTGAGTCCGGAGAATGGACCAAGCCGGAAGACGCTCAGGAGATTGAAATTCACCTTTGGTCGGCCGGCTCTGGTGGTGGCGGCGGTGCGTATTCAACAATTACCCAATCTGGTGGTGGAGGCGGCGCGGCCGGAGGAGTTTATCAAACAGCTAAGATTCCCGCTTCGGCGGCTGGTTTAACCGAACTAGTGATAGTTGGTCTTGGAGGAATTGGTGGACTCGGAGCGACCACACCCGGAGGCTCTGGAGGAAATGGCGAAGCCGCCGATCGACACCACTGGTTTAACATTCGTGGCTCAGTTCAAAAAGAGCGCTAGTTCTCCAACTCTTCTGGAGATTCGCTCGGATGGAGTCTCTCCTGGATTCACTCTCCCGGGTAACGGCATTATCTCTATGGAGCTCACTCCAGATCAAACCAGAAGCCTTCTTGGATTCAGCAAGAGTTCCATCAGTGGAATCGCCCAGGTAGAGGCTATTAATGGAACTCTTCAGGTGTCTCGTCCTTGGGATTATGTATGGACCGTGTCCTATGAAGGAACTCAGTGATGCTTCAATCCATTGTCTTGTTCCCAGACACAAACTCGATAATCATAGAGCAACCGAAGGAAGAGAATAGCGCCGTCATCATTTTCGGGCCTTCGGTCTATCCGGCGAACCAACGAGGCCCTCAGGGAATCCAAGGAGAAACTGGCCCACAAGGAGCTCAAGGCATTCAGGGAGAGACCGGTCCACAAGGTCCTCAGGGAATCCAAGGAGAGACAGGCCCTCAGGGACTTCCTGGAGTAGACGCGACGGTTCATGCAAGAAGGCAGGAGCATTCTACTCCATATCTCTACGCCGGCACAGCGCCGACCAATAGCTTAGAAAGCGATCCGGTCTGGAGAATCACTAGATTGACATACACAAACGGATCTTTGACGGCCACTCAATTGGCCGAAAATGTCACTTGGACCGGCCGAGCCGGTCATACCTACATCTGAGGATCGAGCGATGGCATTCACCGGCAACACCCCCGACTTCCCTTTCCGTGGCGTGAGCCTGATCACGTCGCCGGCGTTCGGCCCGACGTCAGTCGAGGGCCGTGTCGTGATCCAGTGCCAGCCGTATGGCGTGGTCGACGGGCAGATCGTGCGGCCGATGACAACCGTCGACGTCGACGGGGTGCCGACCGAGGTCGTGGACACGTCGCGCAACACGTCGCGGAGCTTTGTTGACGCCTACGCGGCGGCGGCGGGGAATCCGGCCTATGCGCAGGCGCTGGCGCTGATCTCGCAGGGGATTCAACTCCTGATCGACGCCGAGGGTCTTTGATATGGCAGATAAATGGCCGCTTGCCGACGGTGTCTGGTCGAACGCTGCAAACTGGAACGGCGGCACAAAACCAATAACCGGCGACGTCGTTTATGCGGACAACCGGATCGTCGCGATTGACGAGACGCCGGCAAGCGGCATCACGCTGCGGAATAGCGCGCGGTCCGGCGGGACAGCCGGCGGGCAGTTCACTATCGCCATTAACTTGACGCTGACGCTTAATGTCGAGGGGTGGACACAAACGACTGCTGGTGGATTTTTGAATACTAGCGGAACCGCCAATGTCACAATTATTGGGAATGTAACATGGGCGGTCAGTCAATCGCTGGATGCCAGATATGCGATAAACCATGCCAGCACCGGGAGTCTTGTCGTTGTTGGAGCTGTCGTTAGCACTTCGACGCGCTCATCTGGCGGGGCAATCGCGGTTAATGCAGGCGGTCCAGTTTCCATTGTTGGCAACGTATCAAGCACGGCAGGATCGCCCGCTGTATCTTATTTCGCTTCATCCACTTTAACTATTACCGGCAATGTAACAAACAGTGGAAGCAGCGCCACGGTTTCGTCGGTTGTGGCTCAAACGGTAAACGTCATCGGGAACTTAATCGGCGGCGCAAGTTATGCCGTTGGTAACGGTAACACGTCGCAAGTGTTTATTGTCGACGTTGTTGGGAATGTAAGCGCGGGTGCTTCGCCGGCCGTATTAATGGCTTCGCCTTCTGGCTCGGTGACTGTCACCGGCAACTTAACGAATAATGTTGCTGTCATGGCAATATATTCACCAAGACTGCGTTTGGGAGCCACTCAGCCGACGTACTGGCAGCTCTACACGCCGACTGGCGTCGACCGCCGCCTCTACACCGCAGACAGCGTCGGCGGCAACCCGGCGACGTCCAACGTGCGCCTCGGCACGACCTACGGGCCGGCATCGGAGTTGACCGGCACGTTGGCGGTGCCGCCTGCGTCGGCGGTCGGTGCGGGGGTGCCGGTCGACAATACGGTCGGAACTGCGGTCTGGACGGCGGAGCAGATCAGCGCTGCGCTGGCGCCGTTGTTTGCCGCCTACGGCTCTTAATCACCGGTCTCCTGGAGTGTATCCGAGGAACTCTTCCTCGGTCATTCCATTCCAAGTATGGCCATCGCCTTCAACATCGAAGATATAGCTCATAAAATGCCTTTGCTTGGTCTGACGAATCGTGAAGGTGGCGACTCCGTATCGATTCCGGCCGGTCGCCTTTTCTCCTAGTCGGACCTGACGTCCGGCTTCTCGCCATTCCAGGTAGGTCTTACTTTCCATATCAAGCCGCCTTGATTGACTTCACGAACTCGTTGGCCCAATAGACCGTCAAGATCAAATCCAGACCGACCAGCCACGGATTCTGACTGAGAGCTCCGGCCGAAACTGCGAAGAATAAACAGATCAGAAGAGAGATCTGAGACCAATTGCGCTTCAAGAAATCCATTGCGATTCTCCTTCTCAGACGATGATGGTGTTCACGAGCTTCAGCACGTTTGTCATGAAGACATGTTTGCCGAGGACCGGATTGTCGTAGAACTGGTTGACCAGAGTGAAGTCGACCAGATTCCGTGAGATCTGAGCCTCCGAGGCGTGACTTCGGAACTCCTCTTTGCTGGTCGCTCCGATCGAACTCCCAAGAGCCTCGACCTGGATGATCACTCCGCCCATCTGGCGGATTGCCTCGGCCTCGTTATCGAAGCGCACGTCGGTGATCACCGTGAAGTAGCCATTGGCCTTGTTCTTCTGGACGTTCCGACGGACAATGTCCAGCCAGATTGAGTCCGAGATCATGTTTCGGCCCCAGTCTGTGCCGAGAGTCTGGAGCATGAACCGCAATGACTTGCCTCCGAACTCCGGTATAGGGTCGTTCTTGCCGACTCCACCGTGCTCTTTGTAGATCTTGTCTACGTCGATTCCGAGACACTTGATCATCTTGCGGATCGGCTCGGCGAAGGACTCTCGCTTGACACGGATACCGGAAGACTCGATCGCATCTCCGGCCGAGTCCTTGCCGGAGCCGGCTTTTCCGGCGAAACCAATCACCGGAATCTTGATATCTTGGAAACCTTCGGACTTCTTGAAGATCTGCTGGTAGAAGGCATTCGCGACCTTCTCAAAATCAATGATGGCCGCTTGGCCCAACTTAGACATTCACATTCTCCTTATTCTGTTAACATCCTGTAGGCGCGAGCATTCAGCCTGATGCCTTGGACTCCGTGCACTTTCAGAAGCTCTTGTAGAAACTTCTTGCGTTGAACAAGCCACCCCTGGAGCAATTCAACTCGTTGAAAGTGAATGTCGTCGCTGTAATAGAATTCCTCGTACGGCATTTTTCCACTACAGACGAGGTTGATTGCGGCCGCGTAGGCTTCTTGGTGAGTTCCGTATCGCGGCCTCTTCCACCAAAGCCAACCGACGATTTTCTTCTTCAGAATCTCGGTGCATTCATCGATCAGCGCCAGGCGCTTATTGGAAATCAATACATCGGCCTCAAAGATCTTTTCTTCGGCCTTTTTATGCACCCATTCAAGGCTGCATTCAATCTGGAAGTCAGGAGTTGGTTCGCATTTGCTCATTTTGATTTCTCTCTTTCAGAAGTTGTCCGTGTAGTTGGGCAATCACCGCCGCATACACATCCAGGCTTTGCTTTGGCGGCCCTACTTGGAAATAGTGGAGCCACCAATGTCTGGAGTTTGGTTGGCGGATTCGAATCCCGACAACCTCTTCGTATTTGTCGTCGAGCATATACTCGACTTCGTACTCATTTGGCTTCGTCATAAACCTTGTTCATCACCTTGAAAGAGCGGACCTTTCCGTTCTCGTCGACGTATTGGCAGACCACGCCTTCGAACATCTCGAAGTTATACTCCGGAGCCAAGAGCTCTTCTTCCTTTGTCGCAGACAGCGCCTCGGCCAGAGTCTTCGAAGTCTCGATCTTCCGAAGGAACTCTGCGGTGATCACAGTGTTGCACGAGAGGTATGGCACAGTTCGGATGTCTTCGATGTCCAGAAGAGACTCGAACGGAAGGTACTCAAGAGTCCGAAGGTCGAGCAGCGAGAACCAAGAGACACTCTTCTCTCGTTGACTCCAAGGATTGTACTTGCCGGACTGGATGCCTGGTCCATGGACTTCGCCGCGGATGGCCAGTGATTTGCCGGTCTTGACGCAGTAGTCCTCGAGCATCTTGAAGATGTTCGAAGACTTCACGGCATCCCAGTACCGATTGGTCTCACCGACTCCAGGAATCTTCAGCTCGTTGTTCCTGGCGCAGTAGCCAAGGATTGGTCGATCTTCAGTTCCGCCTTCGGCAAGGACATATCCACGATGGCCAGGAAGGACGCAGTAGACGGTCAATGATGTACCGTCGATCTTTTCGGTGACCGTACACACTTGTCCAAGAACCTGGGCTTCTCCAAGGTTCTGGTAGCGGTCCTCGTCGGTCGGCATCAAGCAAAACGGAAGCGGACCCTTGACGGTGAGGTCGGTCGGAAGAGGCGCTTCATACTTGGTGACACCGAAAGACGCTGAGACTTCGGTCCCAGCTTTCGGGTATTTGGGGTCCGTGCTCCACCAATGATCTGTGAACAGAGCATAGCAAGATGGATCGGAAGAAACTTTGTTGAACGGAACAACCAGGCCAAAACTCCACTCTCCACGGATGTTCTTGGCCTTCACTCGCCGGGTGGTCGAGGAGACAAACGAAAGGTACTCTTGAGCCCACTCTCGGTCAGCCGGAAGAGACGCGTCAGGATGGACCAAGAAGCATTTCGAGCCGACCTGGTACACGCCACGGCCAACGATCGCCTCGTAGCCAGCGACTCGGACGATGTCCAGGCGGTCAGCATTCGGATGCGGTCGGACGGACTCGACACACTCAAAGGTCATCAACTTGTTACTCATCATTGGTCTCCATGCTAAAAGGCCTTCTCGATCTGTTAGATTGATTCTAACACAAAGAGAAGGCCTTGTCCAGCGTTCAATTGTAAAATTTGTTACTCGTCGGCTCCGTTCGTTGCCTGGATCTCCAGAGCGAGCTTTCGCATGTCATGCGTCAAGCGGCTCATCGCATTGGACTTTGCATTGGCCTCGCGGTGACGCTCGCGGCCATGAGCCTTCGACTTCTCGATGAAGCCACGGAAAGCAACTCGCTGCTCCTCCGGAGTGTCAATCCTCCGCGCGAGCTCGTCCATCCGCTTGCAGACCTTCGTGTACCCGATGATGCAGGTTCGCTTTTTCATTTTCAATGATCCTCTTGATGGATTCGGAAACTTCGGACTCAACTCGATCGTACCAGTCTTCCCACTCTACGTTGCGTTCGGTGAGCATTTCCCTGGAGCTCCTCGGTAGTTGGTAGGATCATTCTACCACTTTCCGAGGAGCTTGTCCAGCGTCAGATCACTTGATTACAATCACCTTGGTGCCACTCACCAGCTTACGATTGAGGCTGGTGCTCTGGACGAAGACGTCCCAGACATTGCCCGGAGTCTTGTCGACCGAGATCCGCACCGTACCGGCCGGGATCCCAAGGATTGCGCGAGCGTTCGGACCGTGGTAGGCCTTGCCGGAAACTCGGTGGACGATCAAGAGGTTCTTCATCGGACCAAGCTGTTCGGACTTCGTGAGCTGGTAGTAGGCCGAGCCCTTCACATAGCGGCCAAGTTTGCTCTCGACGAACGGAGCGATCTCCACACCGTCGAAGTTCACATCCAGGAACTGGAGAGGCTGAGTGAACGCGGCCACCGTTCCTTCCGCAACGGCCTTCTGAACAGCCGCTGTGTTCGGACGGAAGAGGCTGCTCGAAGTGGTCTGACCGGACGAACGAGTGGTTGCGTATTCACGCATCGAGGAAGTGACGGTCGCCTTGACCTCAGAGAAGTCTCGGTTGATGTCCCAAATCTGGATGTTGCCGTGAGGGATTCCAAGGCTCTTCGCGTAGGTCTCGCCGTATTGGTTCGGCACGAAGGCAGCCACGGTCACCAGGTTCGCCAACTTGGCGTGCTGAGACTTCAGCGTCGAGATAGGAACCCGCGAGCTGTTGTCCTCACCATCGGTAACCAGATAGACCAAGAACGTGCGATCACGAGAATCGCAGCGCTGGCGAAGAGCGGCGATGTCTTCATAGACCGTCGACAGTGCATCCACGATGGCTGTGTTGCCAAACGGACGGTAGTCATCGAACTTCGCGAACCGAGGATCGCCATCGGTCAGAGCACGGGAGCAGCGCTCGTTGAATGTGTAAACGCTCACTCGATTTTCAACACCCGGAATAAGGTCTCCGGTCTCCGAGATCAAGGCGTTACAAACATTCTTCACCTGGTTGGTATGGCGCATCATCGAACCAGATTGGTCGACCACGAAATAGACATGATTGACCTGAGACGAATTGATTTTCTGCATTTTAGATCTCCTTTGATTGGGACTTTGCCCTAAGTTTGGTTTCTTTTTTGGTGTGGCTTTCACCACAAACTATCTATATCAGTCGAAACTAGCCTCAAGGTCGCGGTACATTTTCACTCGAGCTCGAATCGACTCTACATTCTGGTCAATCGCGTCTTCCAACGAATGCATCGCGCCGGCCACTCCAACAGGAAGACGCTCGACCAGATTGTTCTTGCGGAACGCAACCGGCTCTCCTTTCTCGGAGAACACGGTGGTCACAATACCGGCCTTCGACTTCTTGCTGGTCTGGCCAATAGGACTCTTGAAAACCGGATCCCAATGGTCGGAATAGATGTTGTTGGTTTTGGCCGAGCATTTCATGGCAAACGAAAAAGTGTCTCGGTCGAGCTTCTGAAGAAGTGCTCCGCCCATACCAAAGGCGATATTATCGGCAGAGAAACCATTATCATGGATCTCTTGAAGAATCTCTCCAATACTAACAGGATTAACTCCATCTCCTTGGATAATTCGGACACGGTTCAAAACCTTGAACCCTTTTGTGTTAATTGTGTAACCAAATTTCTTTGCCAAAATCCAAAGACACTGAATGACAGTCTCCTTTGGATCTCCTGAATCTGGCCGAATCACCAGAGTTCCAGGCGCAGCGAGCACCTCGTCTTTCAGCACTCCGCCCCAGATGTTCTCACAGGCGTTGAAGATGTCGTAAGAGTCCGAGACAACAGCAAAGAGTCCTCCGCCGAACTGCTTGATCATGTTCCGATAGGCGTCGACCTCGTTGTCCTTGCCCCAGGAGGTGATCGTCGAATGCTCGGCTGCCGGGATCGAGAATCCGACCATCTCGGAATCATAGACCTCTTCGGCGAAAGCCAGAGCCTCCATCGTGTCGGTACCCATGAAGCCAACGCAAAGGTGAGCGAAGCCACCAAGTTCGGCCGACTCATGAGAACTGACGCCTCGAGCTCCGAAGTCATGGAGCATGAATGGGAGCTTAGACTTGTCGTCGCAAGTTAGGTCCATATAGTACTCGATCATCTCATAGCAGTAGTTCGAGATCGAGGCCACAGTGGACGGATACCAGATGCACCGCTGGATCAGCGTCTCGAGGAACCCAGGCAGCCAGAAGAAGTCCGGATCGGTGTTCACGACGGTGAGGATCGGAACGCCTGGGTTGACGATCGTGCCTTCCTTGACCGTATTGATCTTGACGGCGCCAAGGAGACGACCACCATACCGCTCGACCAGAGTGTTCCAACCTTCCTCGTTGAACGGCTCTCCGGCGGCTGTTACAATCCGCTTCGCCTGTTCAACATGAGCGGAAGTCACTCGAAGGCTCTCCAGGAGAGCCAGAAGGTAACGCTGTCCGACGCAGACTACTTTGGTGATTGCATCTTCTCCACTGAGCGTCTTGATCGAACGAGCCTCAATGTACTCGTAGACATAGTTGGTGTCCGGCGGATACTGGAGATAGTGACTGTGCTTATAGGCATCGGTCATGAGAATTGGGTTATTGCTGCGGTTCATTGTGTTTCTCCTTTAACGTTTAACAAGGATTGGTGTTGTTATACTTTAGACGACTGGGTCTTTCCACATCAGGTGCCGAGAGAGCATCTCCATCAATGGACGATGATTCGGAACCAGATCGGAATAGTTCGGCCACTTTGTCAGTTCGATGGTCTTGAGTTCGAAGAGATCGTCACCCGGCTCCATTCTGCCTTTCGGATTCCGACCGATGAAGAACAGAGTCTTGATCTTGTCGACTTCCTTCCGGTACCGCCAGTCGTCGATCAGCATCGAGCCGATGTACTCGACATGGCTAAGGATCAGACCGGTCTCTTCACGGACTTCGCGCTTGGCATCGTCCTCAAAGGAAGGAGAGTTCGGCTCGGAGAATCCTCCTGGGAAGCGCCAAAGCTCCTCGTTCTTCTTCCGACCAAGGACCAACAAACCAGACTCGTTGAAAACCGCTACATCCACCGTGGTGAACGTTGTTGGGTAGCGGTGATAGGCAGACCAAACTGCGCCGGCTCGGAACTCTGCGGTGGCCTGAGGGTTCTCAGCAATGCTTTCTCGGACCGCCGTACCGGATGGATTCTGGCGAACAATCTTCGGCTCAAGAATCTCGGTCTTGAAGTCGCCGGTGTAATGCGGAATGAACGAATCACGGGACCCGTAGAGAACGGTCTCGATGCTCGCCTGACCCATGAACTGGCGATACCTCACGATCAACTCGTCGAGATTCTTAGACCAGACATGGTCGAGCATTTCGTCTTGGATGTAGCGGTAGTTGACCCGATCGGACACGCCGATGTACTTGAAGTGATCTTCAAGCATGCGCTTACGAGATTGGAAGTCCAGAGGATTCGCCCGAGTTGCTCGGACCGAAGAGTTGCCAAGGACTACTAGAAGATGGTCGTGTTTCGAGAGGACTTCATTGAAGAGCTCGATGTGACCCGGATGAAGAGTCGGAACCTGGAAACGTCCGACAATGACGCCTAGCGAGTTGCTCATTTTTCACTCCTTCTTGGCGGTCAACGATTACACCGCTTTTGTTAGGAACCATTCTATCAGCTAGGCAGGCACTTGTCCATACCTAGCTGATAGTGTTTACAACATTGTTACAACTTACCGAGTACCGACTGGCTCGTAGCCTTCAGCAAACAAGAAGTCAGCATTTCCGATCAACGCGACCGATGGGGCTGGAGTCGTGTAGGTCGAAGCACCAGTGCGGCTAAGGACTTCCAGACCGTCCAAGAAATAGCTTCCCTTCACGAAGGTATCGGTTCCGTTGGAGCCAGAATACTCTGCGTAGGCGAAACCATCGGCGTCATGGAGCTTGTCATTCGAGAACTGGCAGTCAAAGGTGATGTCGTTGCGCTTGGTAATGTAACGACCGGTCTTGACGCCGTTCACATAGAAAGCCTGGTCCGGCGTGTAGGCATAGGTGAAGCCAGCGGTTCCGTCAGTCAATTCAGCTTCGGCTGGATTACGGAGAGCCGCGCCGGTTGCGAAACCAGCAGCTGGGGTAGCCGCATGAGTGGTTCCGGCCGTGGTGCACTCGTAGACGTGATAGATCGCGGTGGCGCCGTCTGCCAAGACCTTGATGACTAGGTCACCGAGTTCATAGGCGGTGTTGCGTGCTAGTTCACGAGCCTTGCCACAAGCAATGTATGCTGGACGGGCACCGGCGTCGTAGTGAAGACGGCCCTGGGTGTCCAGGTGGAAAATGCCGTCACGGTTGGTGTGCTTGGTTTGTGCCATTTTAGTTCCTCAGTTTGTGGTCAGAGATCGAGCTTTGTAGCCTTATCTATTCGTTTATGACTTCTCGGATAATCCGAATCATTCTGGTTACGGACTCCGGAGTGTCAGCCAAATCATCGTATTGCCCCATATGATAGATCAGGCCATTGATTTCGGCTTCTTGAAAATCATGGAACTTCTCGATCTCACGGTACCAGAAGCTGACTTTCACTTCTTCCAGGATTTCATAGGTCCAAGCATATTGGTCAAGTCTACAAAATCGACCTTTCGAAAGAAACCGAATCACTCTGCGAATCCATTCATGCTTCTTATAGGATTCGCGGAACTCATTCACGAGTTGTGTGATACAGTTTTGCTTATAGATCCGATTCTGGATCTTCAGCACTTCTAAGTCTTTTTTGGTTTCCCAAGCTTTCATTATGCATGGCCTCAAAATAGATTCTGGCGAAAGAAAATAGGCCAAGTACGGCCAAAACAATCAAGAGAAACATAATAAACAACCACGTGATCATGCCGAAATCAGGTGACTGCTATCCCAAAGTTTGAATCCGCAGATTGGTGTGTCGAGCAGACACGTGTTTGGATGGCCTTGCGCTTCGTCGTATCCAACGACGGTTGCCACCTTTCCATCCGGCTTGACCGGAAACTGGCCCTTGGCCCCGATGGCCGCTCCATCGCGGACCTTCACTTTGGCTCCGATAGGAAACCGTTGAATGTTCATTCTGTGACTCTCCTTACATTATCAGTTGCTGAATTCTTGAAATCGCTTTCGTACCATCCCTTTCCCTTCAGCCGAAACTCCGGAGCGGTCAAAATGGTCTTCTCCAGAAGGCAGATCTTTTCAACCTGATCCGTCTGGAGACATTCCGAAGGCATCCGATCTTCGGCCGCCGAAATAGAAAGGAACTTCTCTGTCACTAGCCCGCATTTCGGGCACACATAATCAAATGTCGGCATTACTTGACCTCGATTCTCTTGGAGACGGAACAGAGAGTGTTTGGCTCCACTGGAACCAACTCATAGGATTTCCGGTCATCAGAGAAGAACAATGTGAAAACCACATCGCCGTTATCAGATGAAGTTGTGAAGTCCAGAATATCATAGCGTGTATACACCGTCTTGTAGTTGCCATCCTTGTCGGTTGCGACGCACTTCATGTCGAAGACGACGTCTGGCTCCTTGTTAGAGGACTGGCTGATTGCTGGCTGAGTTGCAACCCAAAGCCCGGCGGCCAGAAAGAACGCACCGACCATAATGGATAGGCGCTTGGTCAAAGGATTTGAGTTTACCTTCATTGCTACTTTCCTTGTTGTTTCTAATGGTTATCTATTCAGGCTATCTTTGCGAGATCGGCGGCGAACTCTTTCTCCGGCTTCAAACCAGAAATCCGCTTGATCTCCTTCTCGAGCTCCTTGATTTTCTTCTCGGTCTCTTGGAGGACTTCGTTGGTGAACTGGTAGACCGGAAGGTTCACCAGTCGATCCATGTTGGACTCGATTTCCTCGGTCTGGAATCCTTCACTTCGGAGAGTTCCACCGAATTGATCACGAAGTTTAGCCTTTGTGGTCCGCAGATTGAAGTAATCATGCGGACTAAGTCCGACAGCCTCTACCAAACGGCGCTTCATTTTCAAGAAAATGAAGTCTTGATTAAGTGCCGCTAGTTCCCTTGCAAATCGCTTTGGGTATACGGTCAGACGGTACTGAACGAAATCCCATACAAGTGAACCTATGGTCGGGTAGGTATTGACCTTGCCGTCCGGACTGATGACCACGATATTCTCGGTCATCTTGACTACAAGCTTCAGATCGGCCAGAATCTGGCCGTCGTCCTTCTTCTCCAGAGAGGACGGAACCTTCAAGGAGAAGCGGAAGCGGCCGCCGGAGGTCTCGTCGGTGTAGTCATTGATGACACCCTTCTCGATCAACTTCTCGAGCTTCTCGATGTAGCCTTCACGGTCATAGCCGTATGGCAGTTCAGTCACAATGATCCGCTTCTTGTCTCGCTCGATCTTGCCGGAGACAATCCATGAAGTCCGGCCGTTCTCTTCAAACGGTTTCACCGATCCGAAGAACTGCGGAAACGAAGGCTTGATATGAGTCGCCCTGGCCTTCTCTTCCGAGAGTCCGCCAAGGATCTCCAAGACGAAGTCCTTGATCGAGGAGATGGACCGTGGGAAGATGTCGGTGGCGAAGCCGACGGCCATGCCCGACGCGCCATTGATCGCCACGACAGGAAGGATCGGGAGGAAGAAAGATGGCTCGTTGCCGTCCGGAGACTGGCGACAGTCCTCGGAGTCCAAGAAGATCGGCAATGCGGCCGGATTGACTCGGACCGAAGTGTATCGAGCGGCTGCTGGGACCTGGACGATCCTGGAGCCGAAGTTGCCTTCACCCTCTAGAAGCGGAAGGTTGTTGGCCCATGGAGCGGCCATCAAAGATGCGGCGTCTTGGAGTGAGGAATCGCCGTGGTGGTAGTCGGCCTCGACAATCACCTGACCGCAGAGAGCAGCGGTCTTGGTGAACTTCTTGGCGTGGTTCGTTGCGGTCCAGAAGATCTTCCGTTGGGAAGGCTTCATCCCATCAATCAATGATGGGATGGCTCGTGAGAAAACCACATACCGGGCGTAATCCCGGTGCGGTCCATTGATGAGATCAGTGATTGTGGTCAAACGAACCATCCCATGATGGCGCCAAGCGGCGCGATGAAGATTCCAACCACTCGGAGGATCGTCTCACCGTCGAGGATGAACGGACTCTCGGTGGCGAGCTTGTAAATGTTCATGATCCAACCGATGCCGGCCAGGATAAGAAAAGCGAACATGCCAAGCAAAGTAGAAGTTCCGAAATTCCACGACCGCTGGATCGACTCATTGTGTTCTCCTTTTAGATTTCTTGTGAGGCCAAAAAGGCCAGGTGTTCAACTTCGGCTTCTGTTGGAGCGAAAAGCAGAACTCGCTTCCCATTGATTTCGTCCTCGAACGGATCATGGGTGCAATACACTTGCCCATAGGCCTTGACCAATTTCCGAATGAACCTCTTATCGGTCTCCGGAGAAACTGAATCTGGAGAGTGATCTTCGAAAAGTCGTTCCAACGAGTGCTTCCATTTGACTCTGTTGAGGAAGATCATACGCACCTCACCATAGCGAAGATGACGCAGAGAACGGCGATCACGATGATCACATTGTCCATCTTGTTCGAGAGTTCGGGTTGGATTTTCATGCCATTTCTCCAGTTGGTAGATGAATTTTACCACAAAGAAGAGCGGATGTCCAACACTGAATTGTAAACAATGTTACTTCGAGACCCATGGACACTCGACGAAGCACAGGTTTGGACGAGTCACTTTGATCGTCTCTTGAGTTCCATATGGACTGAAGCTCGCGGTCTTCATTGGACCAAACACCGTGTCTAATTCCTTCGCTATTACTGCGAATTGCTGTGGGTCATCTTCAAAGATGGTTTCGATTTGGTGACCAGACTGAAGCAGCTGGAGAATCGTCTTGGCCTTGTGCCGGCCGGAGTCTTCACGCGTTCGCCCTTGGCTTTTGAGTTTCATGTTGAAGTAGATCGGAGGCCAATTCGCCGGCTCGCCGAGAAGATTCTGTAGCTTGTTGTAGACGATTTCGCACTCGTCGAACCCTCGGCCTGTGATGATCACATCGAAGGCCGTCGGACAAAGTCCGATAGACACCACACCATCAAAGTCAAACACGTTCATTCATAGTCTCCTTAGGACAACCAAACTTTCCGAGCGTCGGCCGAAGGCCCAAAGGCGATCATCAAGGACTTCTCGGCATCTTCATCTTTCTCGATCTTGGTCCAGCGCGGATTGCGGATCATCTCGGCGTAATCGGTCTCATTCATCGAACCAAGACCTTTCAGGTAGGTCGCCTTGGCCTTGGCCGGAATCGCCTTCAGAGCCTCCTCATCTTGGCCGTAGATGAAGCCAACCTTGGTTCCGTCGGTCCATCGGTAAGAAGGCGGCTCCACAGCCCAGAGGTGACCACCGGCAACCAGGTTAGGCCAGAGGCGCATGAAGAGGTTCACCAGAAGAGCCTTGATCGAGGCACCGTCATGATCGGCGTCGGCCATGATTGCGATTCGTCCGTACTCCAGGTCCTTTGGATCGACTTCCTCTCCAGGGCGGATCCCGAGCACGGCGGCGATCTCCTTAACCTCCTTGTTCTCGAAGATCTCGTTCAGAGTCATCCCGTGAGCGTTGATGATCTTTCCGCGGAGCGGAAAGCCACCATGCCGCTGAGGATCACGGACGTTCGAGAGCTGGCCGATTGCCGAGTCGCCTTCTGTCAAGAAGAGGATTCGCTGAGCCGGATCAGGATGGTTGGCCGGAAGATGCTTGGCCACTCGGAGTTTCTTCATGTCCTTGCCAAGGCGCTTCACCTCGGCTCGCTCCTTCGCTTCCTTCTTCAGGATGAAGGCCTCGACGATCTGGTCGCAGATATGAGACGAGCCGATCATCTTCTTGGCAACAGCCTCTCCGTCGAAGTCCTTGATCAGATGAGTCCAAGAACCCGGCGGAGAGCTCAGGTACTCCTTGGTCTGTGACCGGAACTGAGGATCGACCACACCATCGAGCATCACAACGAAACAAGTCTTCGCTCGGATGTCGTTCGGCTTGATGTCGACCTTGTGTTTCTTGGACAGCTTGGCGGCGACCACATCGATGATCTTGTTGCGGACGTACTCCAGATGAGTGCCGCCTTCGTAGGTGTCAATTCCGTTCACGAAGCTCAGGTTGATGTTGTCATCCGATGAGAGGATCGCCAGGCGAAGGTTCTCGTACTCGAAGACCAGTGGGTCTGGACCGATTCCACAAAGAGGACTCGAAGAGATCGCTCCGGCGTACCGCTTGAAGGTTCGGCTCTGGACAACCAGGCCGTCCAACTTGAACGTGATGGCTGGGAAGCATGCCGCCAGGTCGAAGATTCGACGCCGAATGATCCGGACCGCGGTCTCCACGCTGTCAAGGTCAAAGATCGAACGATCCGGCATATATGAGATCTTGGTGTATGGGTCGCCTTTCTTCGGAGACAAGGCGCGCTTCCTCTGGATTCCACGACAAGACTTGAGGCTGTAGAAAAGCTCGCCGTCCTCGATCTCTGCCTGGAAGTCCTCGGACAAGATGTTGACCAATGTAACGCCAAGGCCGTGAGTTCCGATAGAGACCGCACGGTCGGCATCGAAGTTGCTGCCGGCTCGGAGGTGCTGAAGAGCCAGGTCGGCCATCAGATGCTCTGAGTCCTTGGCCTTCCGCAATGGAATGCCGCGGCCATTGTCCCGAACGGTGAACCGGTAGTTGCCGAAGTCCTTCTCGGTGTTTACCCAGATGGTAAAGGTTCCGCCTTTGGCCGACTTATGGCCAAGTCGATAGGACTCATCGATGGCATTCGAGACAACCTCGTCGAAGAGCTTCACCAGCGCCGGCGAGTACGAAACCTCTTCCCACTTCAGCTCCGGAAGGTTCTTGCTCTCGTCCAAGACCCAACAGGTCTTCACCTGCGGCGCAACTGCGCCGACATACATTGAACTACGTAACCTGACATGTTCAATATCAGTTAATGCTACAATGTTATTGTCGTTCATTCATTTTCCTGATTGTTGTTCTGACGCATCTTTTCCTAATTTCACTATAGCCTTTTTGATTCATATAGGTTTCTAATTCATCATTTTGCAGCTTTGAGATTTTCTCATAATGAACTTTACTGGCTTTATTTTTGAATATATGCGGTCTTTCTTTTGAATCGCCTGTGAAAGATTTCGGAAGATTGATTCTACCGGCTGTCCATCCTGGCTGAATGTTGTTTGGTTTCACTCTAGAATTTTTGATTCCATTGTTCACCCATACTAGCCCAGTTGTTGGACATCTAATTCTACCTAATTCCCATCCATTTGGAATTTCAATTCTATCGGTTGGCCAAGTGATTTCAGTAATTTGATTGTTTATCCATTTCCAACCGCATACCGAAGAATCGCCATTTATTTTCCTAAATCCAGATCCAGAAGTTCCATTTAAGAATTTCTTATTCTTTCCGGCCATAACTTTTCTTAGAAATCTATGTTCCCAATTGAAGCATTTCATCGGTTGGGTGTAGAATCTTTCTCTAATTTGGTATGAGAAAGATTCTACACCATCTTGGTGGATCAAGGCCTTAACGACATTTGAAGATGTGAAATATGTCACAAACAAATCTAATTCTGGTTCAACTGTTGACAATCTTGCTCCATAATATAGCAGGCCACTCTTGTGTCTTAAAAGATAGCAATATCCAATCATTGAAGCCTCCAATGTACATGATGCTATACTATGTATATTGGAGAATGCCAATATGTAAATTAGACGAGCATCTCTCCTACTTCCTAAGGTTGTATCTTACCACACTTCGACGGCCTTGTACAGCTTTATTTTGGTGGAGTCTGGTGGGCTGACAGACTGGCCACTAGAAAGAATTCACCTAGATCACCCGTTGTGTCTCTAAGTGACTGATCTTCAGCAAAAGAAAAGGGGCCTTGCGGCCCCTCTCTTGTTTATACAGCTAGACCATCATTCCCAGACTTCGGACTTCGCGGTCACCGAGGTCTTGATGGTGAACACCGAGAACTTGGTGCCTGGGTACTCCTTGGCCAGACGAAGAGCTTCGACCTTGCCGGAATGAAGGCTCGTGTGGACCTTCGGAGAACTCGAGAAGACCGGAGCGCCGTTCACGATCTTGGCGATCACGCAGAACTCAATCGGTTGGGCGGAGCACGGCTTGACTTCTACAGTCGCCGGAGCCGAGTTTCCGAACTTCCAGGCGTTCGGATTGCGAACCGCGAAGCTTTCTCGGTTTCGCTTCAGGATGCTCTCATGGTAGGTGAGGCGGCAGCCACTGTGGGTTGGTTCGAATGAGAAATAACGTCCACTGACGGTCTTGGTCCCACGGAGCTGGGCCAAATAGGCCACACCGCCGCCGGCGAAACTCACCAAGACCTTTGGTCCAAGAGACGAAATCTTGGAGAAGAGCAGGCCAGTCTCGGAAATGAAATAAGAGCCGCGGCGCACGGAACTCAAAACCAAAGCAAGATCAATCACGTTCATCTTCACAGCTCCTCATAGTTAGACATCGTAAGAATTCTTGTCGGATTTTCTTCCCGCTTTGCGCAGGCTAGTGGATGGCTACGAGACTGGTCGATCCGACAACCTCCAGCCAAGAAGGGTTCCTTTTGGTAAGAACCTCTATCTTAAGACCCTCTCTGTTCCGGTGGTAGCTAACCAACACAGTGGTAGAGAAAACCAACAGAGCGTTAACGATTGCTGCAAAACGAGTGGACACATACCACTACACGCCGGCTAGTTTGAATTGTTAGCCGGGCCAATGTCTCCAAGATGCCACTCTCGGAGATGTTCCTCAATTTGCGCCGTTCGCGGACTTGCAAATCCCAACGGCTTTCATTGGCTCTTAACCGTCTAGCTATGTCTTGCAAAACACAACTAGAATGAACTTTCTGGCGGAAAGCAGAGGTCCCGATCCCCAGCCCTTTCGGACCCATTCGCTTTCGAGGCGATGCCGACTCCCTGGTCGGTTTACTTTCCATGTTGGTCGCGCTGGGCGGACTCGAACCGCCTACTTCGGCTTATGAGGCCGGTGTGTTTCCCGTTAAACCACAGCGCATCAATTTTCGACTGGTCCCAGGTTCGACCTGGATCTCCTCTTAGAGGGAGGCGACTTTGCCTTAGTCCAACCAGTCTTGCGCACTCCGCTCCTAGCTAGGTCGCGATCTTAGCGTACGTTGGAGTGTCTACGTACGAGCATCTGGCTTTGGTGATGCCGCAACGGACCAGCCAGAGAATCCGTCTTGGATCTTATGCAGCCGCCTTCAACTTGGCGATTCCGAGCAACTGCCCAGCGTACTTCACCATTGCCTTCCTAGCGACCGCGAGCTGCTTCGGAGTCAAGAAGCCACGAGCCTTAAGCTGCTTCGAGAAGCTCGAAAGGATCGGAGCATCGACACCGTTGAAGCCAACACCGTTGTTCTTGTTGGTCGACTCGGACGCTTGTTCGTCCTGAGTCTGGTAGTCGAAGATTGCCAGAAGACCGCGGTACAGCCACCGGTCGGAGGCGATCAACTTCTCAACAATGAACTCTTTCGTCAAGGTCGTCATGGCTTCAGCCCTTGTTCTTGCGGATGGCGGATTCGATCACCGACTTCATCGAGCGGCATTTCCATTCCGGGATCATCGCCCAGACCATGCCTTTCTTCGTGTTGCGCTCGACCTTGTACATGACGCATTCGAAACCACTTCCGTCGACGTAGTTCTGGCGGCAATAACGAGTTCCGCTGATCTCAACGATCGTTTCGGTCTGGTTCGGCTTTGTCATCATGATCTTCATCTCCAGTTGTTAGAATGATTCTAACACAACGGAGAGGCCTTGTCCAGCACTGAATTGTAAACTTTACTGCAGAGAAGGATCATCGTAGTCGAAGACGTTGATGAACCGATCCTTGTCTGGGAAGAGTCGATGCTCTTCCTTGAACGGAACGAAAAACATGTAGAAGGCATAGACGGCGTAGCCGATGAACACAAAGAGCATCAATGCCGACATCACGATCGTATCGAGGTACATTTCTCATCTCCGTAGATTGGAGCTCGAGACGGGAATCGAACCCGCATCTTCCTGGCTGAGAACCAGGCATCCTAAGCCTTTAGACGACTCGAGCGTTTCGGCGGTCTTCCGGATTCGAACCGGAGTCTCTGCTACCAAAGAGCAGTATCCTAAGCCTCTAGACGAAGCCCGCACAGTAAAACTTGGTGGCCCTGTCAGGAATCGAACCTGCGTCTCCACCTTATCAGGGTGGAGCTCTACCATTGAGCTACAGGGCCTTACTTTCTCATGTACTTAGCAAACAATTCGATGGTTCGCTGAGAGTGGATATGCCGACCGGACTCTTCATCCCAGACCTTTCGCCACTCATCTTTCGCCCACCAACTCTTCCCATCTTTTGGACCACCCCAAGGGTTTCCGAACTTCTTCGGTTGCGGCATGTCTTCCTTTCCGATCAGAAGGAGCATCCTGACGAGCCTACGCTCTCTTCTGTGCTCAAACGCCTTGTACAACTTCTCTGATCCGCTAGCATTCCCAAAGATCGGGGTCTTCTTTCTTGATCTGCTCATGTGTCACCATAGGTTAGGGTACCTACATGACTTTCACCTGAGTCTTCTTGACCTGTTCTTGGAGGTCGCGAAGCTCAGCAGCGAGCTTCGCGCGTTCGTTGTAGTCTTTCGGAGAAGCGTATGGGTCAAGATTGGCCAACTCAACACGGATCTCATCCATGCGAGCCTTCACTTTCTGAATCCTCTTGAACTCCAACAGCGTGTTCACATTGCTTCTCCGTTATGACTCCCTCGCCAAGGAGGTGAGTCGAAATGTCTTGATCGGTCGACCTGGAAGGTCCATCTTAACCTTGGCATGCATCGTTCCACCGTGAGGCTTCTGTCGCTGATGGTCCCATTCTTGATCTTGAGGAGTCTTGAAGACCTCAAGAACAACTCCGGTCATGCCAGCCTTTGCGTAGTTGGCGTCCTCGTTACGAGAAATGTCTCGGAGGACAGACACAACATCTTTCGGTCGAATTCCGGGATGACTCATGATCAACTCCTTCAAAATGGCGGAAGCAGGACGTCTCGATCGCCATACCCTTTCAGGTACCCAACGCTTTCCAGGCGTGGCCGACTCCCCGGTCGGTTCAGCTTCCTTACTATATCTTTCCAAGCGCTTCCATCAGTGCGGATTCGTTCTTGTAGACTTCGGAGCCGGTTCGGCTGCTGCGCACCAGAATAAAGTTTCGATTGAAGACCTGGACAGTGCAATCAAGAGTTCGTGCTCGCCCAAAGGTCACGCATTCATACTTCCTTCCAGCAGTCGACTTTCCGGTTCCGCGGATCACACCATACGGAGCAGACAAAGTCGTGTTGCTCTTCGCCCATTCTTCAACTGCGTCGGCAATCCGGCAACTCTCGGACATCGCCATGATCAGATCTCCTCTTTGAAGCCGATCGGAGCAACTCGCCACCAGCCGATGTTTCCACCGTTCGCGGCAATCAAGTGAATCCAATCGCCAACCATCATGCTTCGGTGTCCAAGAACGTCTCCCCAGAAGTCCTTCACCAACGGTTCAATGACATCGATCGCCTCATTGAAGTCTGGGTTGCGTTCACCGTTCTCGAAGAACTCTCCCTTGCTCCAAGAGCCTTGGATGTTCTGAGTCACTCGGTAGACATACTCAAGAGCATCTTCGATTCCGTGGTCTCCACCGAGGTCAACCACAGCCATCATAGTAGTAGTCGGCACTCCACCTTCCAGGTCGGCAAAGAAGACTTCAGCTTTCATGATCTACTCCTTGAATGTGAGATCATTCTAACCTAACTCCGGAGCTTTGTCCAGCTCCGGAGTGTAACTCTTCGTTACGCCGCCTTCACAGCGGTCTTGATGCTCAGCTCCGGAGCCTTGAAGGTCTTACCGGTCTTCACGTCCTGGATGATGAACGGACGAGCGTAGCAGCGAGCATTGTAGCCGATGACCTTGTAGCCGCGGCCACCCATCATGAAGGTCTCGTTGACAGTGTCCTTGGTCAGATTGCCGAAGGAAGTGTACTGAAGCATCTTCTTCAGCGAGACCGACTCACGAGTGACCACTTCTCCGGTGGAGGCGATTGGGCAGAGATCGATACCGATCTGAGCCGTGCCGGTGAAGCTATTGTAGCGGAACTTCTTCACCGAGAACTGGACGCCGAACTTCGTACCAACGGTCATCAGAGCGGCCTGGATGGCTTCGTCGATGGCTTTGGCTTGGGTGGCGGTCATTGCGGTCATGATGTTCTTCCTTACTGGTTGATTGACTGTAGGTGTATAGTACAACATCCTAAGCGTCTTGTCCAGCACTGAATTGTAAACAATGTGCATCTTCCGGAGGGCAATCTAGGTGAAATCTGAGAGACTTCGCCGATCCAACTACTGGAACATGCTTCTAAATTCGCCAGAGTCATGGGATTCGAACCCAACCTGCCGCTCAACGCGGAGTGCCAACCAAATACACCTCACTCTGACTCAACACCCGAGGTTCATGAGGCCTCGTGTCGGGCGATACCGTCGACTGTATGCCCAGTTGTGTTCTTGGCGCGCCTGGAGAGACTTGAACTCCCAACCTTCTCCTTAGGACGGAGCGGCTCTATCCGTTGAGCTACAGGCGCATATTTTGGAGGTCAGGGTGGGAGTCGAACCCACCTACAACGGGTTTGCAATCCGAGGCATAGCCGCTCTGCCACCTGACCGGAAATTCTTGCACCGTATCGGCGGTGCCACCCGGATAGACTTGGTCAGCCAACGTCTATCAGATCAGCCTCAAGCAGCCATAGCTACCGGAGCAAAGTACTCGTCATTTGCGGTTACTTTAGGTTTGGACTCTTTAGGACGGACTTGCCGACTTAAGCAAGCTACCCGATCCACGCGAGCTACCATCTCGGATCGCCAACAGGTTAGTATGACATCAGTCGAAGCCAGGGCAGGCCCATCAAAAGCTCTTTAGGTGGCTCCGGGTCTTGATACGGAGCACTTACATCCCCTTTCGTACCTAAAGGGCTTATGGTGGACCTGGCGGGAATCGAACCCGCGTGTTGCTGCCTTTTCGCTGTCAGTTTACGATCATTCAAGCCCTAATCGCGCGAACGACTTCGGGAATCCGTTACGTGTTCAACAAGTGGAGCATCGGAAGGTTATTGATTCGGCGCTTATCATCGTAGCACGGCTCGAACACAAAGGCAACAACCTCTCCATGTTCTACGATGTCGCGGTCTTCGGCATGAAAGTACCGAACCTTGTGGTGCTTGCCTTGGATCTCAAGGCCGGTGTCGTAGGCGTCGTCATAAAGTCGACCGATGTTCCGCTCCGCCATCGACATCTCACCGATCAACAGATTGGAAGCCTTGTAGAAGGTGAACATCGAAATCGGCATGGTCTTCATAGCGAGCTTTGCCATTTCTGTATCTCCAGTTGGTAGAACCATTCTACCAACTTCCGACCCTCATGTCCAGCACTGAATTGTAAACTTTAGTCCTCAGCTCCAGGTCTTACCACCGTCGCGACTGATCACACGCGGCCCAGTGGTTCCGTTACGACCACCGGAGGTCATGTTGTAGTCACAATGAAACCGAACCGAGAAGCCATCTTCTTTCAAGTAGTAGTCGACTTCGGCCTCGACAATCATCTTAGAGAAAAAGGCCGATAGAAACTTTGGAAGAAGTGCGGTCACATCGCCTTCGTAGTATTCAGATTGAACGTTGGCGCTTTGCTTTTGCTTAACTCGCTTCAGTGAGACGGCGCCAAACAGACCAACAAGTCCAGCCGCTTTCATTGCCGAAAGAATCTGCGATTCGTCAAGCAATGCTCCGGGAATTGCCTCTTTCTTCAGAGTCTTGCCGGATTCAACATTCTCAAAAATCTTTTCAATGGACATCTTATCTCTCTCTCTCTGTTAGTGAATTGCGAAGTCCATTATCTATTAGGCTGGTATGAGTTCCGAAGTCATACCGTATGAGCTTTGCTTCAGGCGCAAGCTCTTAAGCCACTCCGATCTTCGGAATCAGAAATTGGTACCTCTGACAAGAATCGAACTTGTGTAGCTGGCATGTCATACCAGAGCTCTACCATTGAGCTACAGAGGCATTGAATCAAATCGCGACGACGATCTTCTTTCCAGGAGTGCCGAACATCGCCTTGGTGTGAAGCTCTCCTCCGATGTCTCTTCGATAGAAGTACTCGGAGAAGTAAGGATGCTGGACCAACTCTGGGTCGTCCGGTTCTACATCATGAAGAGTATCAGGCGCCAACAGAGCGGCCGCTTGGTCTCGAGGAATAGCGTACTTCTTCATGAAGTCCAGGCCAACCTCTTTGATCATGAACCGGAGCATCGGTCCAGAAGTCTCGTTGAAAGCTCTTCCGAAGTCCTCTCTGATCTGCATCGCCAGAGCGGCTTTTCCTTCGGCGGTTCCATCGGTGAAGACGGCAACTCGCTTTCGACCACCCTTGTCCTTGTAGAAAGCGCCTGAGACGATCGACTCTCCTCGGCGGATCAACTTCCACATTGGAAGGTTCCGAACCATGTCATCAGGAGAGCGGAATCCAGAACCATGGATTCCGCCGATCTTCGCATAGGCCTTCTTCAGCTTCTCAAAGACCTCCTCAGCGTACTTCTCTCGGATCGCTCGATCGTCGGTAAAAAGGTTCAGAACCCTCTCGGCGAGGAACTGTTCAAAGAGTAGCATGGTTGGTTTCCGTGTTGGTCAGAGTCCAACTATCTATTCTCAGTCACTCCGCTCCGCAAAGGAGTTCCGAAGCTCATTGACGAACTTCGGAAGCAGATGGACTCGCTGGAACCGGTGATGGCCTTTGTCATAGACCTCGACATCCATGTACTTCGTCAAGAGTTCGATGTTCGGCCGCTGGTCGATGATCTCGTCACCGAGTTCGATCAGAGCGACGCCGTGGACTCCAGAAGCGAACTTGAATGCTCCTTGGTACATCGCTTCGTAGCGAGCCTTCAGGTGGAGAGGAGCATCAGGTCCGAAGTACCGATCAGGACGAAACGAAGGATTGATCAGAAGACACTTGCCGGAACTAGCGCCGGCCGCCGCCAGAGCCCAGAGAGCACCGAAAGAGTGTCCAACGAAGATGTCGTCCGGCCGAGTGCAGTCAAGGACAATGTCGACCATCTGGTCCGGCTGGCTGAAGTCCATGTTGATGCATGCCTTCGGAGCCTGAAGCGCCTTGTACTTCGAAGACTCATGAGATGAGTCAAGACCATGGAAGAAGAAATTCACCGACTCAGGTCGGCTTTGGTTCGTTCCATAGTCAGTCACAAGAAGTCGGCTCATCATGATCTCCTAAAAGTGGCGGATGGCACAGGTATCGATCCCGATGGCTCTGTGGCCACGTATGGGTTAGCAACCCACCCTGACAACCCCGGTCAGTTTACCATCCATGTTAGTCGTAGTAGCCTTCTTCGAGAGCCCATCCGTAGAGAATCAGCTCGAGATCTTCAAGCGGCGCTTGATAGAACTCATTGGCGATCTCAAGATACGGATGGCCACCGGTCGGAGAAGTGAAGATCGCCAGATTACCTGCGTAGAGGTAGCACTCGCGATCCGAAAAGTCGTCATTGTTAGTCGGCGACCGTGTGGCTTGGAACTCTGCGAAGGTCATCATTGCTGCTTCTCCTAGACTATGATAGAATTCTACCACAACGGAGATGAGATGTACAGCACTGAATTGTAAACAATGTTGCTTCCGAAGGTTGGGACTGGATTACCCAACTTGCAAGAGTCCTTGGTAGAACTCGTTGCCACTCATTACTTACTTGCCGTAAGCCTTCGGAAAATGGCGGAAAGCCGAGGTCTCGATCCCCAGTCCTCTCGGACCGATTCGCTTTCAAGGCGGTCCCGGCGCGCCTGTCCGGTTGACTTTCCATATTGGTACTCTCGATGGGACTCGAACCCACAACCCAGTTTCCCAGGTACGGCACCTCAAGCCGTTGCGTATGCCATTCCGCCACGAGAGCATTGAAACTTTGGTGCCCCAACAGAGAATCGAACTCCGATCTAACCCTTACCAAGGGCTTGTACTAACCGTTGTACTATAGGGGCGAAACTTGGAGCCGTCGGCGAGGACTTAAACCCGCACTATCCTTCTTACGAGGAAGGTTGCACTATCATTATGCTACGACGGCATTGTAAATTACACGCACCGTCCAAAAGGCCCATTTCTTTTGAACTAGCTCTTCTTTCTTCATAGAGCTGGATGCTATTAGGCTAAATGCGTGCAACTTGATTGGCGCGGCTACCAGGACTCGAACCTGGACCCCATGGCTTCGTAGGCCAGGACATTCTCCATTGTGCTATAGCCGCATTGAACTAAAGAGTCGCCCTGGTTCTGAGCCAGCGTATAGAAGCTTGATTCTACAAGACATTCTATGGGTTCCGCACCAGCAACTCATTGAAATTGGCGACCCCGGAGAGACTCGAACTCCCAACATCCTGGTTCGAAGCCAGGTGCAACTATCCATTGTGCTACGGGGTCATGTGATTGGTAGCGGGCCCTGAGTTGAACTAGGCTCTTCAGCGTATGAAACTGACGAGGTCGCCGGACCTCCTACCCGCTATTGAATGTTTAGTGGTGTGACCGATGGGAATCGAACCCATATCGGAGCATTCACAGTGCTCCACTCTGGCCATTGAGCTACGGCCACACCACTAAACACTTCTTAAATTTCAAATTCTTTGCATTCTCTAAGAGTTTCAATTATCTTGAGATTCGGAACAGTCTCGCGAATTACTTTCAACTTTTCCGCTTGAACTCTTACCGCATGCTGATTTTTAGGATCAAGATACAAATTGAACTTCGGAAGGTAGAAATCAGGAAAATAATTATGAATCACGCCATCATTATCTTTCCATTCAACTGGACCAGGACGAATCCATTCTATTTCAAGAAAATCGAGTCTCTTAGCTAGTTCCAATTCCCAACTAGAATCAAGAGTAACTCCGTTGTAGTCAATTGGATTCTTGCGCAATCTTCTGTGTTTTGATTTTAGCGCAGCTTCACTTATTTTCTTTTTCGATTCTTGCGTGTGCTTCTTTCCTGGCTTCCCTTTTAGGGCTGCGTTTTTGTCTTTGTACTTACCAAGTTTTGCGTTGGCTGATACTGTTCTCTTTCTCTTTTCTTCGGCTTCTTTCGAATGGACATTTTCCCAAATTCGACTTTTCAAATTTTCTACGTATTGGCTAATTTTAGGATTTGATTCACACCATCTAGAATGATTAGCCATCCATCCTTTTGGCTTATCAACAGTTTCGAAAATTTGGCCACAATGCTTACAGGTTGGCATAACTCTCTTCTAATAGAAATTGGCGCGCCTGGCAGGATTCGAACCCGCGTGTATCCAGCTAACCTTTCAAGGAGTTAGAAGCTCCAGGGTATACAGGCGCGTATTATCTATACGGAAGACAGTTACTTTATCCACTTAGGCGCGTGCCTAATCCATTCGAGCCACGAGGCGATTTGTATCAGAACCGACCAGACCAGAAGATCGAAACAATAAGAGCCGTAATCAAGACATCGCGAATCATCTTCGCGTAGTGCAATCGAGCTTCAAGCTGCTTGTTCGTCATCATGTCTTCATCTCCATTTGTTAGAAGTATTCTAACACCTTTCGATGCGCTTGTCCAGCACTGAATTGTAAACTTTGGTACTCCTATCAGGACTCGAACCTGAACTGACCGCTAATCTGGCGGAAATCGGGTTTATAAGGCCCGCCGTGCTACCTTACACTATAGGAGCAAAGTGGTACCACGAGTGGGAATCGAACCCGACCTGATCTGTCTTGTAAGGACAGTGTTCTCACCAGAAAAGCGATCGTGGCATTGAATTTGGCGGAAGCTATCGATGCGGGCTGCGCAACCCGATCCTCCCTTGCAAGAAAGATCTACACCGTAACCTCCATTGAACTTGTTGCTTAGTAGTTCATGCCTGATGGTGCAGACGCCATCACATTGTGATCTAGCCCCTGAACCAAACCTTTCGGCTACTCGCTTGACGCTTTGCCCATCGATATGATGAGGTTCTACGTACATGAGCTACTAAGCATTCTGGTACCCTTAGTCGGATTCGAACCGACATCCACCGGATTTTAAGTCCAGCCGCGCTGCCAGTTAGCGTACAAGGGCAAATCTTATTTCTTGATGATCATCTGGGCCAAGTCCTCAAGGCTATTGGCCGAGAACTTAGCTACTCCTTGGTCTCCATCCATCAACACGTCAATGGTAAACCCGTGCTGCCCTTTCTTGACACCGATGATAGTCGCTCTAGTGTTGCCTCGACGATCCCGAGTGTTCTTGAACCTAATGATCTTTCCGATCAGGTCGCTCTCGTCCATTATCATCTCTGTTAGTTAGATGGCTATCTAAGAACCCTCTCGTGCCCTCTAAGGCAGAGGAGAAGGCCATGTTGATTGGTACCCCAGAGGAGATTCGAACTCCCAACCACGAACTTTTGAGGATCGCCGCACTGCCAGTTAGCGTACCGGGGCATTGAATTTGGAGCGGGTAGTGGGAATCGAACCCACCTAATCTTCCTTGGCAAGGAAGCAATCAACCACTGACTCATACCCGCATAACTCACTGGTGGGACGAGTGGGATTTGAACCCACGATGAGGATTTCTCCTGTCGGATTAAAAGTCCGATGTCTTCGACCAGACTTGACGACCGTCCCGTATCTGTCACTATAGGAATTCATCTCCTATAGAGGCCTCTTCTCAAGAGGACTTCAGCCCGATTGACCGGGAACAAAATGGTAGCGAGAGAGGGATTTGAACCCACACCGCCGGCTTATGAGGCCAGCAATCTGCCAGTTAATATATCTCGCGTCAAACTTTATCGTACCTGCCACCCCGCAGACCTCAGCCGTAGGCTCTTCCTTAAGAAGCGTACCTATTTGCCCGGTAGGGACTTCGTACTTCGATTAGGATTTCTCCGTTGAGCGGTACGAAGACACGATAAACTTGGCGCCTCCTCCAGGTTTCGAACCTGACTCTCCTGCTTTTCAAGCAGGCGCTTTCACCAGATTAGCTTAGAAGGCATTGTGATAGTTGGCTCCTTGGTTTGAGGATTTGGCGACTTCCATCGTCGTCATTAGCCTTAAGGAGCTCGTTGATTGGCAGCGAAGGTTGGTTTCGATCCAACTGCAATACTTTCAGAGAGTATCGGCTCAGCCACTTGCTCTTCTTCGCTATTGTTTGGCAGCCCAGTACGGGATCGAACCGTATCCTCAGCGCTTCAAAGGCGCGGATGCAAGCCATTACACCACTGGGCAACAATTGTTTGGCTCCTGAGGTACGACTCGAACGTACAGCCTCCGAATTAACAGTCCGGTGAATCTACCATTGATCCTACTCAGGAATTGAATTTTGGTGCGCGCAGATGGACTCGAACCACCACAGACTTATTTGGATGCGGCTGCTTTACAGGCAGCGGAGCTCAACCAGTGCTCAGTACGCGCGTTGAAACTTGGTCTCTGAGAGAGGACTCGAACCTCCAACCCCTGCGCCCCAAACGCAAAGCTCTACCAATTGAGCTACTCAGAGAGAAAACTTTACAAGTAGATGGTTCATTCTACCACCAAACCATCTGCTTGTACAGCTTTGAAGTGTAACAAGGTAGCCTGAGAATACGGCTTCCGGTGGTTGCCTTTCGGAGCATTATCACCATGTTGCGACACGGCGTTCTCTCCTTATCCACCTCCAGCAAGGAGGTATCAACCGTAGCGGCCTTTTTAGACTGGTGGCGTTTCCAGTGTCGTCATGTTCTATTCCAGGCCTTGTCTACCGCCTACCTTGCGACGAGCAGTACGGGCTGCTACACCCTACGTGCGACTCTTCCTGAACAACCTTTGACTTTGCGATTCTTAGGTTGACTTGATTCACCCGAAGGTGTCAAGTATTACGCTACTTTCAAACATGACCGGCAACGACTTTGCGTTTTAGTTGATGTGGGATTTGAACCGCACGCCAATTCCTTTAGATGGAATTGCTCTACCAATGAGCTAATCGTAACCTCCTGAAGACGAGCGTTGCCGTGACTTCATGGACTTTTGGTCCACAAAATACCACCCGCCTAGTATCCTTTCGACCGCTAAGTCTAGTCAGATCAGTTGTACCTTCTCGGCTCTTGCGAAGCCGAAACCTTACAACCTGGTGAACCGCTCTTGGCCGCTAAACCTCGAACTTTGATCACCTTCATGTTCAGCTTTGCTACTCGGTCTGTTTCGCTATGATATGCGAGTGCGAATCGCCAGGAGTCTTTCTACCAGTTGGCCTTGGACTCTTTTCTCATCAAACCTTCGCGGCTATCTCCGTCACCGAAGAGGCGCTTGTGGCGCCAGCGTTGCATGATTGTTTAGATGGACCTTTCGGCGGTGGTCGGGGAGGCCTTCCACCTTTCTGCACCTTGCGGTACAACATCCTTTCATCTTTTCACTTTCGATCAAGATGTGCTAAACCAGACGGATTTCTCCGTTTCGTCCTTTTTGAAGGGAGGACTCTTCAGTAGTTCCCTTTGAAGCTTGGCGCGCCGCGTAGGACTCGAACCCACATCTTTCGGCTTTGGAGGCCGACATCTTGCCATTAGACGAACGACGCAACGAGTGGCGGGATGGAAGGGAATCGAACCCTCATTCTCTCGTAGACAGCGAGGCATCTTACCACTAGATGACCACCCCTTAAACTTGGACTGCGGTATCGGCGCAGCCTCCGGCGGAATTTTACCGCTCGGTCCGCTTTGGTCTTCGACCTGCGCTTCCGCTTTCCTCTCTGGTGGACACATATGGGGATCGAACCCATGACATTCTGCTTGCAAGGCAGACGCTCTCCCAGCTGAGCTAATGGCCCGTAAAATGGTGTACGCTATCGCGGCACGGTCGCCGGATTTCTACCGGTGGTTAGGACTCTAATCATAACCATTGTCGATTTATGGTGGACCAACGGGGAATCGAACCCCGAACTCAAGCTTGCAAGGCTAGTGTGTTCCCAGTTATACCATCGGCCCGTAAATTTCGGTTCACGGACTGACCAGGCTCATGTCCCGCGTCCAAACCGTCTCTAGGCTGCTACCGCCATTGAGCTCCACGTGGTGAAATTTGCTCTTGAGCCTCTATCAGAGCTACCCGACGGCTGCGGCCATTTGCTGGTCCGAGAAGCGTGCGCCGCCAAGATCATTGGTTACGTCTTCGCTTCCGTTCTTTGTCGGTTTCTACATTTGTAATTCGTCCCTTTATGGCGGACGGCCTCCAGATGGTTCTATCAAATGGCTAGAACCAACAACATGCCCAATTGGCGCTCCGTCTAGCCGGAACAACGCTGAAGGTTCTTGATTGACCAGTACCTACACCTGTCATTGTTTGGTACACCTAGAAGGACTCGAACCCTCATTCCCCGGTAATCGGCCGGACGTCCTACGCAATTGGACGATAGGTGCATTGTTTGGAGCGGGTAACGAGGATCGAACTCGTCTCTCAAGCTTGGAAGGCTAGGGCACAACCACTATACCATACCCGCATTTGTAACTTTGGAGCCCTAAGACGGATTTGAACCGCCATCTGAGTCCTTACAAGGGACCTATGTTACCGTTAACACCATCAGGGCTTATTTTCTTCCGCTTCTCCATCCTTCTGGAATCTCTTGATCTTTCTTAATCTTCTTATTCAGGATTCCATCTGTAATCCATTTAGTTCCGAATTGTGAATTTTTAGAACCTTCTCGTGCACCTTTTAATGTTTGACTAATTTTTCTTTTAGTTTCATCGGAATGTGTTTTTCCATTCCAATCAAATCGTTCATCACCTAAAAAGTATTTTCCATAAATCTTAAACCGAGTTTTCGCTGTGTTTGCGGCTCTAAGACTTCGACGAATTGGATCAATTTCGTCGTTTTTACTAATCTTTTCATTTCCAATAAGAGAAAGATTTTTTCTCTTATGTGAATCATACGATTGATTCGCAAAATCCCAACCACCTTCTCCGCCAATCTTTAAATTGTAACATTTGCCGGAATCGAGAACTTCTTCAGTCACCAATTCTTTCTCTTTTGAGAAAGCCTCTTCTTTCGTTTCAAAGGAGTAAAGAACTTCTTTCACAAAATTCTCTACTCCGTACTTCTTGATTGCGTACTTAAGCCTCTTACCTGAACCCAGATAGTCATCATTGGGGTCAGTGGTCTTATGTACGCCTATATAGAACATTCCGTTAATCTTATTGGTTGTCCTATAGACTGTATAGACTAACATATGGTTCCTTTGGAAGGTTCACGATATGTTATCTATACTGAGGGTGGGTTGCCGAGGACTCGAACCTCGTTCTCACCGCTTAAGAGGCGGGACTCTAACCTGTTGAGTTAGCAAGGCGTAACTTTTCTCATTCTTGAAACTTCTCGGCATTACTAGGCACAACTCCGTAGAGAATTACGCACCGTTTCAAACCAAGAAGCCTCAAGGATGAGGGACCGGGGTTGGATTTGAACCAACGTCCTTCGGCACATAAGCCGCTGCTCTTCCAGACTGAGCTACCCGATCCATTGCGAGTCGGCGGGACCATTTAAGGACACAACCGACTTCTTTGTGTTACATCTCTAAGTTTTGTGTACCACTGAAGAGCTTGTTGCTTGAAGCGGAGGCATTTCGCTTTCCGTCATCTGTTGAAACTATTCTACCACCAATTCTTCGCGATGTCCAGCAGAGAATTGTAACAATTTCTACTCTACTACTCGTTCCGTCACAACCACGTAATCATAGCCGCAATCAACCCAGCGACCATCCGACAACAAGAACTGCTCATAAACCCGAGCATCTTCTTCGCGGAAGAACAATCGCAACGAACCTTCCGATTCGCCTTCGTAATCGCAACCACCGATCACCGACCATACAGACAAACGTTCCATTTCGATCTCCTAGGCAGTCAAGACAAATCATCATTGACTTTCCTACTGCGCTTGGAGCCTCTTGAACCGTTCCTCCATCTGATGGAACAATTCTACCACCTTCGAACCTGGATGTCCACAACTATTTCACCTGAGATTGTAAACAATTCTGCATGGTGACCGAGGATCATCTAGGTGAAAGTTCCAGTGGTTCAGTCCACCACACTTTGCAACTTTCACCTAGACGGTCTTCTAAAGCAAGAAAGGTCCTTTCGGACCTTTCTTTGTAACTAAGAGGTAGCGGTGTCCGAACCGTCTACTCCATGAACCCTTCTTCTGCCTTGCCTTCTACCTGCCAACCATCTACTGCGCCTTTATCCAGTCCGTTCCCGGTGCCATTAGCTGGAAAGAGGGAAATTCTGGCCGAAGCATGCTTGACGATGCCGCGAGGATAGGATTGAGTTGTCGGTGAGTTCTTTTTCATATGTTATCTATCTCCAAAAGTGGCACTTTCGTGCCACTGAATTGTAAATTTTCACTGCTTCGGCTTATGATGATCGTGCCAAGCAATAGGACGAGCCATCAGGTAAGCCGCTACCTCATCCAGACGGAAGATCCGGTTGGCCGGCTCTCCGGTCACATGAGGAGAGTCGAATCCAACGTCACAACGCCGACCGTAACCTTCGTTGCTCAGCGAACCATGGGTGTGACCATGAACATGCATCACTCCATAATGGCTCTTGTTCCAGACCTGGAGAGCGAAGTGGTCACAGACCATCTCTTCGTTCTTGCCGAACTTCAGAGTCAAGCGTTCACCATGCATCCACCACTTAGTGTAACCGACCGAGGAGAGCCGACGGCACATGTTGAACATATGTTGATCGTCGTCATGGTTGCCAAGAATCGAGTGGACTTCCTTGACCTTGATGCCGCTCAGCAGTTCGACGGTCTCGTCATAGCGACCGAATGTCAGGTCACCCAGATGGATGAACACGCCATTCGGACCAACAGTCTCGTTGATATGGTTCACGATCCATGCGTTCATCTCATCGGCGTTCGCCCACCGGTTTCCACGGTTCGGCTGGAACTTCAAGATGTTCTTATGGAAGAAGTGGAGATCCGACGAGATCCACGTGTTGGTTGCATCTACTCTCATACAATCACTCGCAGTCCGTAATGGGTGATGTGGAACTTATTAGCCTTGCTGAAGTTGCTCAAGCCGGCCCAAGCATCTTTTACTTGCTCGTTGATCGTTCCCCAAGGGAAAAGATCAAGAACCTTTTTGACTTCGGCGTAAGCCGCATCGTAAAGGGCTTTTTCTGCTTGGGTCGGCTTCCGTGTTTTCATTGCTGTATCTCCAGTTGGTAGGTGAATTCTACCATAACTAAGAGATCTTGTCCAGCACTGAATTGTAAACTATGCTGCATCCACTGTGATCAGCAGAGTGCCACCTGGAAGCTGCTGCTCGAAGGTGATGCCCATCCGCGGGAAGTTCGTGTAGGCCAAACGATCCACGTAGTAAAGGAAGTCGACCGCTCGCTCTGGAAGCTTGGAAACGTCCACTGAGTCGAGGCAGTCATGGATCGTCGGCCCGACGACAATTCGCTCAGCTACCGGCTCGCCAAGCAGGTCAACTATTGCAAGGGTGATCATTGCGGAACTCATGCTGCTTCTCCTTTTTCCTTGGCCATTTCTTTGAACTTTCGGCGGTACTTCTTCTCGCGGCGCTTCCCGTCTTCCTTGGCGTATTCCCAATGGAGAGAAGTCACTCGATCCTGCATGGTAATGCCCATCAGATGATCGAACTCATGCTGCCACACGGTTGCCGCGAAGCCATCGACCGATCCAGACCGAGGGTTGCCCTTGATGTCCAAGAAGTCCACATCGATCCTGGCCAATCGAGACACGGTGACCTGGACGAACGGGTAGGACAAACAGCCCTCGATTCCGGTCGACTTTTTGGTATAGCTCGATGGCTCGGTGTTCTCGAAGATCTTCGGATTGCATGCCACCAGAAACTCAGTGGCGTCGTCCTTGGTCGGAACTACGATCATCGCATACGGCAAACCCATCTGAGGAGCGGCGATGCCAACGGCCTTCATGGCCATCAGCTGAGCGACCAGAACTTGAGCCGCCCTGGAGACCAATTCGGTCTCGGTGAACATCCTCGGATGGATCTCGGCGGTCAGAGTATGGAGCACCGGGTCGTCGCAATGGATCAGCTTCGGGCCAGAATCCAACCAAGATTCGAAATCACTCTTAGTCTTAATGAACACATCATCGTCTAATGAATGAGTTTTGTAAGTTTCGTTAAAAAATTCAACGCTATTATCTTGGTTCATAATCGGCGGCCTTTAATTTTCTTGCGTTAGTGTTGCCTATTCTTGATTTTGCCATGTTCTCTTTTGCTTCTTTTGAAAATCTAACTCTTCCATATTGCCACCCAGCCGGAAGATTTTCAGATTTGCTTATTTGCTTTTCTTCAATGCCGTTAGAAATCCATTTTGTTCCGTATCCTTTACTTTTCTCGCCGACGTATTTGCCTTTTAAAGCAAGGCTCATTTTCATTTTCGTTTCTTCAGTAGCAATTAAGCCGGTTCTAGAATTACTAATCCTAGATTTTGTTTCTTTCGAATGAGTTCTTCCATATTGAACTCCGTTCGGAAATTTATCTAAGAGAGACTTCCTAGCAAAATCCCAACCACCTTCTCCACCGATTTTCAAATTATAGCATGATCCAGAATTAAGAACTTCTTCAGTGACCAGCTGTTTCTCTTTGGTGTAGGCTTCTTCTTTAGAATCAAAGGAATAGAGAACTTCTTTTACAAAATTCTCTGCTCCATATTTCTTGATTGCTCGCCTAATCCATTTTCCAGACCCAAGATAATGATCGTCCTGATTTGAAGTTTGGTGAACTCCAATATAGAATTTCCCGTCAATTAGATTAGTGGTTCGGTAAACAGTGAATTTCATTCACTCTCTACCTCATCTAGTTGGGATTCTGCGAAAGCGGCCATCGAAGCGTCGTAGGAATCCTTCTCACGCTGAGCCATTGTGAGGAACCCAATCCGCTGTTGCTCGTCCATCTCGACGAACATCTTCACATGACCGCGCTGGAACAAGAACTCGACCAGATGGAACATCGGAGCGGTGAAGTGATTCGTCCAGGCCGAATGCTCGATAGGATGCGGGTTGCCATCCTTGTCGACCAAACGCTTCGACCGACCGAGGTACTTCAGGATCTTGTAGAACGGAGTCTTGAACTTCGCCAAAGGCTGTCCAGTCGGTGAGAGGATCATGTAGCCCTCGTGCCGATAGGAAAGGCTCAACTCCAGGATTTCGTCAACGGTGGTCCGGAGGAAATGCGGACGAAACACGGTCGCTCCATTCGCCGCCAACCAGTACTCGATGTCGTCCAGAGACTCAGGGCAAAGCAGACCAACCGGCTCTGAGATCACTCGAGCTCCGATCAACCAGGCTGAATGCCCACGACCAGTCTTCTGCTCCGAGATGATATGCGGATCACGGTCATGCACGATCTCGAAGAGGTAGGTGTAGTCATCGTAGGTCTCATCTATCGACTGCATCCGCTTCTGGCCAGTGAGTCGGCCAAGAGCCTCAAGCACTCGGTTCTCGGTCAGAACAGTTCGAGCCATGTCGACAAAGTCCGACTCCAAGGAACCGGTGGTCGAGACACGCCACTCACCGTTGTAGAACCAGACCGCGGCCATGAAGCCATTGACCTTGTATTCGGCGATCACGTCATGGACACCAGCATCCGCCAAGGACTCGACATCTACTTCCTCCAGACGGAAGAACGGACGGCACACAACGGTCTTGGTCTCGATGTCGAAGACAATGCCACGAGCATGGATCAAAAACTCCAGGTCACGATTCTCGTCCAACCAGGAGCGGCTGAAGAAAGCATCGCGACTGTACTTGAAGAGACGAAGACCATCCTTGTCACGGAAGTTCACCTGGCGCTTCTGTCCGACAGACACTTCCATCAATCGGTCAAACAACTCTGAGTCGTTCATTTTCTACTCCGCCTTGGCGACAGCTTCTTTGATCTTCTGGATCGCCTCGTCGAGCATGGCGATCAACTTGATCGGAGGAGCTGTTTCGGTCACATTGATGAGAAATTTGCAGGCCGCAAGAAGATCCGGAGCAGCCGCGAAGATTTTAGCCTCTTCTTCTTCGAAGCCGCCGTCGGTGCTGCCAATCTCATGGCCGTCGGCGTCATGAATCACGAACCAGTCATTGGTGTCTTCACCGGAATATGCGGTCCACGGAGTTGGGTGACGTTCGCTCATAACAAATCTCCAGTTAGTAGATGTATTCTACCAGAACTCAGCCACCTTGTCCAGCGTCGGATTGTACATAAGTGGAAACAATGTACTTCTCCGCTCTGGTCGATCCGGCCATGTAGAACAGCACCGAGTCCTCCACGTTGAACTTCTGGCAGAACGCCTGACCCATTCGCTTCGGAGCGAACTTGCCGAGGTGGAAGTCGGTCAACCAGGTCTCGGCTTCTTCTCTGCTTAGGAACTTACCTTTCATAATGCCTCCAGAATGTCCTTGATGTCGAGACCAATTTCAGCCTCCGTTCTATCTCTTTCTTAGTGTGCTTCTTCTCGAAATCATCCAGGAAATCCAACCCTTCTTTCTTCCGGTCGGTCTGGCGCCAGAGCTTTCCGTTTGACCAGAATTTGACTCCTTTCGCTCCTTTACCGTCGGCTCCGAGAAATTTGAACTCTCCGTCATTCTCGTAGCACCAGAATCGGTCCATGTTGTTCATGATGAACGGAGCTATAGGATAGAAATGAAAAGCCAGTGGGAAAGCCCCAATCGACTTCGCCACTGACTTCCATTCCTTTCCGTGCACTTGGTACTTCACATCCGAGGTGAAGTGGATCGAGTCCATGATATGGTGAGCCAACTCATGAGCCAGAATCTCTTTCACGAATGGCTCTGGCACATCTTTCATGATTCCTCGGTTCACGTAGATCATGCTCGGATAACAAATGCCGGCCCATGTCTCATACGAGGTCTTCATTTTCACCAGAGTCCGAGGGACTCTCTTCTTGGTCTTCTTAGAGAAGTCCTCGGTCAGGTGGTCTACGAATTCTTGGGCTTCAGCCGTCGTTAGTCGATTTGGCATCTCCTATGAACCCATTCCCTTCTTGATTTGGCCACCATGCAGGAACCGGAGAATGATTCCACTTGGCGAAGCGTGCTTTCGCTCCGATGTAGTATCTACGGTAGGCCTCGACTGAATTTCCGGGAACCTTGAACTCATCAGGCATGCATTGCGGAGGATCAAGGAAACAACCGGAAGGGGTGAGTCGTGGATCAGCAGTCAATGGATCAAGAAACTGCTGGTAGAAATGAGTCTTCTTGTACCGGCGAGTGTATTCGCGAAGCATTTCATCAAAGTGCGTCAATAGCCAATCATAATGCTGGTGACTCTGGCGGACCCAAATCGCCGATGGATGATTGTGATGAGTGGCCTGCGGAATCTGAGTGTCTAGGTCGCCTTCAACAGCATACCTGGTCTTCGAACCAACAGCAACCGGCCAACCATCCAAGATTCGATGCGCCGTTGCCAGAAGCTGAGCGGACTCACGGATCATCTGGACGACATGTCGGTCACAGAGTGACCGAGCGGCGGTGAACGGGTCCTTATCGAGGTAGAAGATGTTCATTGCGAAACTCCTGGCTGGAAGAACAACGGCTAGGATGTCCTAGCCGTTGGAAGACATCATGATGATATTATACCTCAAACGCCGGTCTTCAGTCCATAGCCGGCCAGCACATCTGCGGAGCTTGACAGCACATCGGTCTCGGCCTCAAATTCCTTGAGATTCGACTTGTACTGGTGCTTCGCCAGATTCTTCGTGAACTTCTTCGGAACGTCCAACTCTTCCTGCATCCGATTCGCGACCTCGTTGATGAAATCCGACTCGGCCTGACGACGAATCAAAGAGTCCACAATTTCGTTCACTGCGTTCGCGATCGCCGTCCTGGACGATGGATCGGATGGAAGGACGAAGTCCTCAAGCTTGGTAGGGACCTTCTTTTCCTTTTTCTGTCGTGCCATAATCATCTCCTGTTCTAGAGTACCCGCTTCATTTGAAACGGATTGGTGAGTCCTCGTTTTGTTGCCTCTCGCAAGTAGCCAATCTGATTGGTGACTATTCTTCCGCCATAGGTTGACTCCGTTTCATCGTTGATGTGTGAGTGACCGTAGCACCAAATGAGTTCTCCGCCGGTCTTCGCATGGAAATTGAAGCACTCGTTGAGAAACTCATGGTTGATCGGAGGGTCGAAGTAAGGGTTGATGCTCGGGTAGATCGCTCGCTGCGATGGGTTCTCGACTGTGGCGAAATGTGTTCCGACCACCAGGTTCTTGGCGATATGATCTACAGCTTTCAGGCGTCCAGCTGCATTGATCATGCTCTCGGCGGACACCTCTCCGAGGAGTTCCATGTCGGACGCCGTCATTGGTAGTGCCAGATCTTCGCGCTCGGTCATGAAGGCCGGCAGATCGGTCTGATGCATCAAGTAGTCGCCGGCGGACATCCTAGGCCAATTCGTAGCCAAGATAAAGGCAGTGTCGCCATGGAGGAAGGTCTCGGCCATATGGATCACTCTGGCGCAATGACCAAGAAGATTCTCGAACCGCCAAGCTGAGTCTTCAAAGACGCCTCGGTAACACTCATGGTTCCCGATCACGAAATACACATGCCCGTATCGAGACAGCCTCTCACAGACCGTCAGAAGCCACTCTTGTGACTTTTCGTTAGCTCGGTGTATGCCATTCAACGAATCACCTAGAATCAAGTAGACGTTCGCTCGGTCGGGATCCCAGAAATCCTGGACCTCAGGAAGCTCGTGACGCCATCCTTGAGCGGCCCAGAGGTCAACATGGATGTCCGAGATGATCCAAACGGCTGGGGTCTTGTTCATTTAGGTGGCTCCATGTCGTGGACAGTCGCCGACATGTACCAGCTGCTTATCCTCTTCGTCTCGGCCTCGGCGCAAGCTTCGGCCTTCGTGATGTCCGAGAACGGCCCAATGATACCGTCGATGAATTTGTCATGATTGTCAAAAATCACTACGCACCACATGATCTACTTCCTCTTTGAGGGAACACCGGCCTTCGTGAGAGTCGCTTGGAACTCAAGCGCCGCCTTGACCTGAACGGCCTTCTCTTCGGCGGTGAAGCCAAGACGCATCTTGTGGCCGTATCCATAGGTGATAGTCCATGCGACGTCTTTACGGCCGACAAACGACAGAATCCAGTTCTCGCGACTGATGTTCAGCTCGTCGCGGCGCATCGACTCGATCACCAGGAAACACGGCTTCATGAAAGACATATCGACATACACCATATCGCCGACCTTCAGCTCTTCAACCGGCTTGGAGCGAAGAGCGTTAAGGAACGCCTGAGCAGCTGCGCCGCGCTTGGTCAGCACATAGCCGGCGCCGTTACAGCCGTAGCATCGGGTCCCGTCCATCATGTTGAAGGAATACTTACCGCTTCCACCACAGCGACCGCAGGTTGCGTGTTCGAAGATCGGGGTACCCATGACTTCCTCTCCTTCATCCTATGGTAGAATTCTAACACAAGATGAAGGAGATGTCCAGCACTGAATTGTAAACAATGTTACACCGCGATCGGAGCCTTGATGGCCGGATGAGGATCGTAACCGGCGATCAAGAAGTCCTCGAAGACGAAGTCGTCGATGTTCTTCCGCTCTGGGTTGATGATGAGTTGAGGAAGTGGCTTTGGATCACGCTCGAGTTGTGTCTTCACTTGATCGAAATGGTTCTTGTAGATGTGGACATCGCCGAAAGAAAGAACGAAGTCGCCAACATCAAGACCGCAGACCTGGGCGACCATATGTGTCAACAGCGCGTAAGATGCGATGTTAAACGGCACACCAAGAAACACATCAGCGCTACGCTGATACAGATGGCAAGAAAGCTTGCCGTTAGCCACATAGAACTGAAACAAGCAGTGGCAAGGAGCGAGAGCCATGTCATCAAGTTCATCGACATTCCAAGCGGAAACGATCAATCGACGACAGTCCGGATTCGTTTTGATTCGTTCAATGACATTTTCGAGCTGATCGGTGTCTCCATACAATCCGCTCCAATTTCTCCATTGCTTTCCGTAAACTGGACCAAGTTCGCCATTCTCATCAGCCCATTCATCCCAGATATGAACTCCATTATCATTCAGGTACTTGATATTGGTGTCACCGGCGATGAACCAGAGAAGTTCATGAATCACACCCTTCATGAACATTTTCTTGGTGGTCACCAATGGAAACCCATCGCTCAAATTGAATCGAAGTTGCCGACCAAAGACAGAACGAGTTCCGGTTCCAGTTCGGTCACTCTTATCGACGCCATTTGTCATGATGTCTTGAAGCAACTCAAGATACTGATGCATCTTCAAGTCTCCTAATCACTTTGATTGTCTCGGCCAAGGCCAAAGATTTGATCTTCTTGAATTCACCTGGGTCAACGAAGAATAACTGAGCGTCTTCTCCGGATTCGTTGGTCGCTATAATCAAGGCTCCGTCGGTGATCACTCCAGCGGTCTCTTCTATCGCAATGGAATACAGCGCGGTCTGGAAGAAAGCTTGGAGCATGTCCTCACGGTCTTTCGGACGACCGTAGTTCTTGAAGTCGATAACCGACCTCGAGATTGGACCGGAAGGGAACTTCACATAACCAATGGCGTCAGCAGTTCCAGCGAATCCGAGAGAAGATTTGACCTGAATCTCGGCGGCGATGAATGAATACACATGCTTCTGGATTGCTCTGGTCGCCTGAAGGAAGAGATTTTGATAGAGTCGATTGTCGGCCAAACCGGTGATCTCTTCTTTCTTGATCCATTGCTCTAAAGCCAGATGAACTGCGGTGCCGCGGATAGCACCTTTGTTTGTAGCTGTCTTGGCCGCCGCTTCACCCATATAGGCGGTCCAGCCGGCCAAGAAATCGGCCTTATTGAATCGCTCCATCTCGGAGAGAAGCGAAGTGACGGAGATGTAGGCTTTTCCGTTCGAGTCCAAGTATCTCCGTGGACCAGTCTCTGAATCCACACGAGTGATCTTCGCAATGGTCGATTGGTTGACCCAGTTCTTATCGATAGGTGGTGCTGGAGGAGCTTTGAACTCCTCCAGCATTTTCCGCTTCATGGCAAGGAACGAACTCACAGAGGAGACGGTTCCAACAACGATGGATCGACTTTCACGGCTCTTCGAGCGGCTTCTTCAAGGACTCCGGCGATATCTGGGCCTCTCCAACCCGGTGGCTTGATGACGTCGCCGACATATCCACGCTTGGACTCGGCGGCTGTCTTGGCTCTCTCCTTGGTCATGTTCGAGCGCTGGACTTCGGCCCAACCCTCTTCCCACGGGAATCCTTGAAGATCGGCCGTTCCGATGGCCACGTAGACGAGGTCCAGCAGAGCGTCGAATTGCTTCTCCAGATCGCCAGTCTCTACCGCATGCTTGTACTCGTCGAGCTCTTCCTGGAGGAACTTGATTCGGAAATCATAGAGCTCCTTGTTCAAACTCGATGGAGCATCTGGGCGTGGATGGCCGAACTTTGCATGGAACATCCGAAGATCGAACACCATTTGATTATGATCTTGCTTTTGCATTATGTCTCCTTGATTACCAACTCACGAAAAATTGCTCGTCGAACTCTTCCCAGAGCCAATTGATCAACTCAGCTTCTTCTTTGGTGAAATTGTCATTATCCTCCGGATCAGGCAACCAAAAGACTGATCCGTTAGAAGGAGGATCGATATTACAAATGGTTGACCAGAGATCCTCGACAACCTTTCGCTTAAATCCTCCTACTTCAATAGCGTACTCAGTGCAATCACGCCAATCAAAATAGCCTGGACGACGAATCGGCTTTTTCATGGTCAGTTCACCAGAATCTTCGGCTCTCCACGAGCACCAGCCGGAGCAAGCACCCGGCGTTGACCGGTGTTTTCCATGTAGGCTTGAACCAGGTTGTCCGGCACCGATGCCACTGTGATGGTATGCGGCATCAATTCGGCGAGTTCATAGTTGTCATCCGACGAGATCACCCATGGGAGGAAATGAACTCCGCCTTGAGGAGCGATCGCCAGCATGATCGGCTTGGTCAGCCATTGCGGTTGACCGGAGAGTCCAGAGTTCGTCACCACGCCCATAATGAATTCACCGGTGACCAACTTCAGGCCGACCACCGAGTCCGAGTTCTTGTCGGACACTTCCTTGACACGCTCTAACAAGTTCACTTTGCGCTCCTTCATAGCTAGATGTTACATTATACCACTTTCAAAAGACGGAGTCCACTAGTTTACCACCGGCGACCCCAATAGAGCTCAACCTGAACTCGGTCATGACTTCGATAACCTCGTCCGTAGCCATTGTAGTAACCGAAGCGAACTCCTCGATTGTACCGAGGAGCGTAGTAAGGATTCGGACGGTAGCCGTTCACGCAGCAGTATCCGTCTCGAGCATAAGGACCGACTTCATACCTTCGCCCGGTGTACACTCGATCACAGACGGTTTCTACCTGCTGGTAGCGTGGATTCCAAACCTGCTCGCAACGAGTTTCATACTCGGCGAACTCATTTTGGTAATGCTCTGCGAAAGCGGGCTGAGCGAACATGCTCAGAACGAAAACAACCACCGCCAACATCTTAGAAAGGGCCGACATCACTTCTCACCTCCACGAAAATCGGAAGAAACAGGGAACGAGGTCCATCACCCTTTGAGGAGATGATCTCGTTGTACTTGACGTTCACTACCTGACCGATCGGTTGGTTCTTCCAGAACTCTTCTCGCTCGGCGTCATCGAATCCAGAACCGACATTAAACTCGATCGGACCATCTTTGTCTTCTGCTCGACAGATGAGGGCTCCGAGCTTTCCTTCATACTTGCCGGTGCCTTCCTGGACTCCGACGATGACGGCATCCATCTCGAGTTCGGCCTTCATCTTGAGCTGCCACTTCGGACGAGCATTCTTCCAGATGCCGTTCACCGACTTCAAGATGATGCCTTCGTTTCCGTTCGCCAGCTCTTCGTTGAAGAGGGTCATGGCATCGCGGTGATTGTTCACCAGCTCGGTCTTCACAACGGTGACCAAGTCAAGACCGGAGGCGTCGTTGGCCGCTTGGACAGCGGTCTTCAAGAAGGATAGCCGGTCGGCATAGCGAGCCTTCCATTCGCCTTCCCAGAAACTCTGGAGGAGAATGATGTCCCAGACCACGAATCGAACTCGGTTCCGCTCTTCCGGAGTAGAGGTGCCGCGGATCAGACGGGTGAGGACACCATTACCTTCCTTTCGAGTGACTGGCTTGCCGTCCTTGTTGACAACCAGCATCTCGCCGTCCAACACGAAACCTCCACCTTGAGCTGGACACTTTGCTCCGACGTCGAACAGAATGTAGTTCGACAGAGCGGCCGGATCGTCCTCAAAAGAGTTTCCGTTCCGAGTGAAGTAGTTGACGGTTCCGTTGCCGACCACTGCGGCGACTCGCATGCCATCCATCTTGGTCTGGGCGATCGCCGGGAACTCGAAGTTCTCGAGTTTCTCTTTGTCGAAGGCAGAGCAAAGCATGACTGGGAACTCAGGGATGATTTCTCCGAGCTTCACCGCCTTTGCCGCCTTGTTGATCAGGCCGCCGGAGACTCCACAGCCAAGGTCGCGCTGGACGATCCTGGAGATGAACTCGGCATCCTGCGGCTCGGCGATCTCCAAGATGTTCCGGAGCTTCTCGACGGCCGCCGATCCGGTGACAAGCCGGTTGTAGAAAAGCTTGAGGTCGTCCAAGATCCGAACGCAATGGTAGGCGCTCGCCTTGGCCGGAATGTAGTCAGGAATCTGGCGGATGTAGAACTTGATCCGTGGAGAGTAGCAGAGTTCAACTCCCTTACGGAAGCCGGCATTCTCGACCAGAGCCTTCTTGAGGATCTCGACTTTGTCGTTGCTCGAAGGAGTCGCCTCAAGCTCATCCACGATCTCGATTGGGAAGCGCTTGCCGTAGCTCAACTTTCCGTAGACGGATGGGTCGAGCGTGATGTGCTTATAGTTCATTCTGAGGACCTCACTTGATGAAGAGTTCAATGTTCTGAAGGTGGCGGTTCATGCCGTTCTGCGCAAAATATCTATAGAGTGACTCTTTCCGGCTCTGGAGGGTCGTTAACGAGTCGTTAACAGCCTCGGCGATCTTCGGAGAAAGCACCGGAGGAAGGTTCCGACAGCCACGGAGGTCGATCAACTCCATGTTCAGAGCGAACCGAGCACCAGCTTGAGTCTTGATGATGCCAGTGAAGAGATGATCGCCAGGAGTCACAGCTGCATGAAGAATCCCGAGCTGCTTCTCGGTCATCGGCTTCTGGCGCTTCTCCTTGACGGCAAAGGTGTCTTCGGCCGAGAGCACATTCGGGATGCCATCTCCGCCATCTCCACGGAGAACCAGGTCGAGGACATAGGCCGACTGCTGCTCGACGGTCTTGAATTGGAACCACTTCTTCTCGGCCGAGCCATGGACCGGAGCCAAGGAATGAACTCGACCGATCGCCAGCTGCTTGATGTCCTTGTCGGCCGAGACCAAGACCACATCGGTGAACTGGCCATACTCGGCGGCAAACCAGGCGCAGATGTCGTCGGCCTCACAACGTGGAACCTTGACCGAGATGAACGGATAATGAGCGGACGCCTCGGAGGTCAATTGATCAAAGCACTCGTAACAACGAGACTTGAACGCAACTTCTTGCTCAGAGGCGTCTGGGTCTTTCTGCTTCCGTGACCACTTGTAATAGTCGAAGATCTCGTTTCGCCAAGATCCGGCGTCATGAGCCAAGACGGTCGTCACCTTCCTGTCTGGGAACTTCGCACGGACCTTCTTCAGGTAGTCCATGATGGAGTTCAAGGCGACATGACGGAGCAAGTCGATCGAGACGTCCTCGGCTCGCTTGATGGAACTGTCGGAATAGATGGTCCGGAACAAGATGTTACTCAGGTCCACCACCATGTAGACTGGCAGGTCTTCGACCTGCTGCTCCGCAGTCTGTTTGCTTGCTCCAAACCATTCTTCTAGGCTCATGATTAGGTATGTTACTCCGGTCTGTAGTGTACTCTTTTATTGTACCCTAGATGAGGGCCCTTGTCCAGCTTTATTTTGTAACAGTGTGTAACCGTTCGTTTTGGCGCTTCTCAATGAACGCCTCAAGATCGTCGAGGACTGAAGTCCCGATGGTTGTGGCGGCATCGGTTCGGCTGAGGCCATAAATTCGAAATGAGTCAAATGCCTCGAGCGGAATAGCCATAGTGATTTGATACATCGGCTCATACGTCACTTCGTTTGTAACAATGTCAATTTTAGCTCGATTGTTCATGATGATCCTAACGGTAGAAGATGTGGTTGTCGATGCGTGCCGTTCGCTCGAACTTCCAATTAGGATTCACCGCAACTGAGTGGAAGTAGATGGCTCCGTCGGTGATGTCGTCAATTCGGTCGTTCATCAAGAAAAGCCGAGCCTCTCGTTCCATCTTGTCGTAGAGTTTCATGTCCTTCGGAATGTCCGATCGACCATCGCATGTCCAAGAGAAGGCGCATTTCCGGCTTCGATTGTTCGCGCCGGACATCACGACCTCGCAGATCGTGTGGCCTGGGAACTCTGTGGACTCGGCTCGATTCTTGACAACGTTCATCACGGCCAAGCGGCCGACACGAGACTCGCCACGAGCCTCATGGTACAGATTGAGAGCCAGACACATCACTTCGCGATCGTCTGGGTATTGGATTGGGTTCTCCACAACGAGAACTGTTGATGCTTCGGCCGGTTCGATGATCTTTGGAACAAGTGCTGACTTCATCAGAATCGGGGTTAGGAGGCCGGCTAGAAGCCCGCCTAGGAACACGAGAGTATGTTTGGTCATTGGCCTATTCCCTAAATGAAGAACGGCCTAGGTGTGATCCTAAGCCGTTCTAGAACGGTCTACATGGCGTAGAGGCGTTATGCCGAGACGAGAGTGCCGTCGGCTGCCGGAACAACTCCGCAACGACGGATCTCATTGCGAGCCGTCTTCCATGCGGACTTGAGCAAAGTCTGCTGCTTCACAGTGCGTGCATCTTCATCGGTGGCGTTCCACTCTTCGAGCAGACCGGCGAGAACTCCGAGGACCGGGACCGCATTGGTCTCGAACTTACGGACCTGCTTCTCGCTGACGCCAAAGGTTGCTTCGCTCATGATCATTTCCTCTTCAGTGTGGTTGGTAGTTGGTACATTGACAATATTACCATCATGGACGATGGATGTCCAGCACTGAATTGTAAACTATGTTACACTTGAGCTCGCTTGAAGGCCGCCCACTCTTCATAGAGCTTCCTGTGAGCGTCGGTCTTGAAGATCGCGATGGCATCTCCATGGGTGATCCGCTGTCCGGTCAGCTCGGATTTCATTGCCGAGACCGAGTGAAGCTTGTCCTTGATCTGTTCCCAGGTGGCCACAAATGGCTTTGGCTTCACTACTGTGACTGGGGCCGCAGCGGTCTCATCTTCCCTTTCAGCAACTTTCAAAAGTTCGCTAATGATCTCTTGATCAATTTCATTGATAATCTGCTGTTGCTGAAACGCGGCAGCCTGAACCTCTTTTTCGTCAAAGTACTTCTTCTTTGCCATTCTCAATTCTCCATTTGGTTAAGACTATCTATGTGATTCTGCATCCAGACTGCGCAAGCCCAGGAGTCGCAGATGTCAGTGATTGGTCCGTCAAGTTTCTTCCTGCCAAGGACTTCCATCAGATTGACGCCGAACTCCTTCGAAAAAGCGTCATAGACGCCTTGCTTGCCATCTTTTTGTTTCGCTCCAACAGCTTTCTTTACAGAAGGCGGACTCGGCCTAAAAAAGTTTACAGCCAGTGGCAACTCTCTGACCAAGGTGGCAATCAAGCAGCCGGTGGCTTCTCCGATCTTGTGCGCGAACGTGTTCTTCGAGCCGAAAGAGTAGCCCTCGATGGCGATATAGAAACCGTCGACGTTTCTCGGAGACATCTCAAAAGCGTCCACAACCGCGTCGGTGATTTGGTTCGCAATGAAGATCTCTCGATACTCTTGTTTGTCTTCCCAGCTATCTGCTGAAATCGCCTTTGGATCGGAGAAGAGCTGATTGAAAGACGGTCGGCAGACCCCGAATAGGAGATCGCAATCCTTCTTTTTCAATGCTGCGTGAAACGAAACATCCTTACCGGAGATAATGGTGACCGCTGGTGAAGTGATTGAGAAGTCTATTCCAACAATTATGTGATTCTTCATAGATAATGAGTACTCAAAAGGAGGTGTCTTGTGTTGTCTTTTATTTTCGGCGCGTTCGTTGGTGTTCTTTCCGCCTGGGTATTTATCCCTGCTCCTGAGTCACTTAGCGACCTCATCCATCGTCTGAAGACGAAACTTGGATTGTAACAAAAAGAAAGGGCCTCGCGGCCCTTTCTTCTTTTAGTGAACTTCAAAGTCTGCGAAGTTCGGAATGTCAAACCAGCTAACTATTGTCAGGATCAACAGTAGCGCCAGCGCCAAAATCGGTGTTCTCATACTTCTCTCCTAGTTGTGTGATTGCTTGTTTCAAACGAATGTCGAATTCCTTGGCCATTACGTCGCCGATCTCTTCCAGGGGTTCTGGAATCAGCTGCTCAAACACCTCGGCGAACTCATCGCGGTTCTCCTTGACATCTCGCAGCCAAAGAGTGAAGGCCAACGCAAAAGCTTTTGTGTTCATCATTATCCCCTTGGCTTAGCCGCCCGCTGAAGAACGGCGCGGTAAAGACGTGTGCTCATCGCCTCTGGAACGTTCGTGACGACCAGAAGATCCTTGAACTGGAGAGCCACTCCATCGGAAGTCGCAACAATCTCTCCTCGGACTCGACAGGAGATCACGGTGTCTTCTCCGGTCGGCTTCCTCAGGTGGTTCGTTTCCTTGATTGGCTTCAGAATCCGAACCTGGTCGGAGTTCACGACTTTCGCCACGATCGCGTAGTTCCTGATCGGGTCGATGTGCCACCTTCTTCCCCAGAGAACGATGCTTCCAATTCCGATTGGGTTGCCAACTCTATCGACTGCTTTCATGTTGTCCTCTCCTCATTTAGATGTATTGTACCAGAGCCGGACGTCCTTGTCCAGCACTTTTCACTGTGTCATCGAACTGGGCATGCGCCTCCGGCGCAATCGTCAAGCTGGTCAAAGTCGGCCGTCGCGATCGACATGATCACTCTGGTGCCGGCCACTCGACGATCGTACTCTTCCTTGGTGATCTCTTCCAACGGAGCTTGGGTGAACCCGTGTTCGGAATGGAGCAAGAAGCTGAGCGACTTGCAGTTCTTGTTGTAGTTCTTGGCCAACCACTCACGGATCTCATCGAGCTCTTCCGGTCTGTAGTAGACGGTACAAGAGACCGAGTTGTCCGACCAGACAGTCTGGGCCTTCTTCACCCATTCAAGTTGATCGATCGCCGTCATGTCCTTGGCGAGGATCGTGCCTTCCGGATGGGCAAACGGAAACTCGACCACAACAGTGCCGTAGTCCAACGAACCGTCGAACCCGATCTGGTACTCTGTTGGGTACCCATGGGCGCGGCAGGTCTCGACCAACGGATGGTTCGAGGCGATTCGGATACGTCGGATCATGTACTGAGCGTAGGCTGGGTGAATTCCAGGAGAGACGCCAGGGAGAAGAGAAAGCGTACCGGATGGCTTCAACGTGGTTAGTTTGATAGAAACTGGCCAGCCATGGGCCTTCGAGTATTCAACATCGTATTCACGAAGGCTCTTATAGACATAGTCGCACCACTCAAGCTTTTCTGGAGCCTGGAGCACACCAGTGATGCCGATGCCCATTCTCATATTCTCATGGACGATCTTCTCGGTCTCTTTGTGGTGGCATGGGAGAGCCAACGAATGCTTGTTGATCCGGTAAAGCAGCTTGGCGATGTCCAAGAATTCTTCCTTGGATTCAATGTTCGGCAAGAAGGCCTCGGCCAAGCAGCAGGTCTCGAAGTCCGCAAGGCCCTGTTCGGCGCATGGATTGTAACCGCGGACCTTCGGGTCCTTGTACTGAGTGTCTCCGATTCTGCCGGTGGCCTTCGAGAGCTTCAGATTGATCAAGCCATACGGCTCGGACTTGCCGTCGTAGGTGTCCCAGAATGCCTGAGGAAGCAGTTTGATGTCGTTACAGACCACTGAGTTGTTCGAGAAGGCTCGCCAGTTCGGAATGTTTCCGTCAGACCAGCGCTTCGCATTGAGGTACTGTACGTCGTCGCAGTCGCCGATGGCGATCTGAGCCGATCGACGAACATTGCCGGACACAACCACTCGGCCAAGGATATTCATCACGTCCAAACAGTCGATTGGACGAAGCTGCTTGCCGGCTCGTGCTTCCAAGACCTTCGAAATGTCAGCGATGCCTTCGCAAAGATCCTCTGGACCAGATGCCACGCCGCCGAATCCCTTGATCAGAGTGCCCTTGCCGCGAATCACCTGAGTGGAATAGGTGAAGCCGGCATGGATCTCGTTTTGGTAGAAAGCCGAATCAAGGAGCAGATTCAGAAGCTTCACCCAGCCCTCTCTGGAATCCGGCACAATGAAATCAGCTCCGGCATCGTCTTTACGGATTGGAGCCTTGAAATCCTCCTTGACCGGAGGCAACTTGTAAACAAACTCGCGTTGGAGATTGTAACCGACTCCGGCTCCAAGCATCAACATGTCAAAGGCCCAGGTGAACGGCCGGATTGGGTGATCGATCGTGGTGAAGGCGCAATTCTGAAGGCTCGGAAGTCCGAGTCGATCAACCGTGGACGTTCCGAGCTGCCAGAGGAATCGGCCGGCGACCGTGCCTTTAAGGCTCATCATGTAGTCGAAAAGGCGCAACTCTTCATCTTGAGTGAAACCGACATTCAATTGATCTCGGCAAGCCCGAATGACTCTGGAGACCACATCACTCCATTCTTCTGTCTCGGAATTCTTGTCCGTTTCATCATGGCGTCTGGCATATGTGCGTTTCATCACCAGATAACCAACTGTACTCCAAGGTGTCATTTTCTCTCCTTTTTAGGGCAAAGCCGCATCCATTCCGCAAGCTTTAACTTTGCTCGAAGACCGGACTTGGTATGGGTTAGAACAAACTCTTTGAACTCTTGGCGTGACCAGCCTTTGATCTTGAAGATGTCGTTGGCGTCCAGATCGAAGAACTCATCTGGGAGCATCACCATACGTTCGCCTTGGTCGATCAATGACTTGTACCGCTCCATAATGTGGGGATTCCTAGGCTCTTGGTCCAGATAGAAGACACGGTCTTCTGGGATTCCTTCTGGATTCTTCGACGCTCCGCAAAGAGCGATAGAATTATCCACAAAGAATGAGTCGACCGGCCCCTCCAGAACAATGACTGTGGAGTGTCTATTTATCCGCTCTTGACCGAAGAGTCTAGGCTCTCCTTTGATGATCTGGCAGTCGACATAGCGGAGTTTGGCCTCTGGGTCAAGCGCTCGCCCCTGGAGCCCGACCATGTAGGTGTTGGTCGTGTCCATGATCGGGAAAATCACTCGTGGTTCGTCATGTCCTTCGCGGATCTTCTGCTCCGGCTTGAGCTGATGGAGTTTCTCCCAGAAGACTGGAGTGAACCAAATGTACTTCAATTGACTCTCATGGATTTGCCGGCCAGAGATATAGAGCCTGGCCGGATGATCGGTCGGGAGATCCAGAAGAGGTGTGAAGAAATTCTCAGGTCGGAGAACTGTCTTCTTGGAATCCATCGGAGGCGGAACCTCGGCGATGGTTGGCCCGGAGAAAGAGAAAGTATTCGCACTGAAGAGAGCCTTTCGGTACTCCCTATAGATACTTTCGTCAATATGCTTCAGCATTCCTGATAATGAATCTGAATGACCGCATTTGAAGCATTTGAAACTAAGCTTATTCAAGCTTTTAGGATTCGGAAACACGTAAGCATGAGCGGCCGACGGATTCTTAGTTGAATCCCCACAGAAAGGGCATCTAAAGTTCCATTTAGATGTTTGATACTGACGGAATCGGCCAAGCGAACCAGAAACCCTCAGGAGATACTCTCGGTCAATGAAATTTCCCAGACTCACAGACGAAAACTTCCTTATGTATGCCATTAAGTGCTACAACAACCCGAACTGTCTTTCGTCGGATGACTTCAAGCGGGACATGAAGGCCTTCGCCTACATCTCAAAGGCCCTCTCGAAGATCGCAATGACTCAGTCTCCGAGTGCCCAGAACGTTCGCCAGCTCCTTAACCACATTATATCACTTTGCAACCTGTTTGGAAATAGCCAAACGGCACGAATGATGTTTTTTTACTACCCAGAGAAGCATCATCCATGCATCAAGACCGCAATGGACTTCCTTGGTCGCCTCCCAGACACCAAAGCGACCGTCCATCCCGAGATCCGAGACATTGAGAAGATTCCTTGGGATGAGAAGATGGTGAAACTACTGGAGAATTTCAATGCAAGCTGACGGCATTTCCATCGTCATTGCGATCAAGTTCGTTTCTCAGCTGGCGAAGCCATTTGAGGAATGGAAGGCCTATCAACTCGGCCTGATCGACGCCGACGGCAACAAGATCCGAGATCCGCAGACCGCCGAAGAGAAGCGGCAGTTCACCGCCTGGTTGAATCTGATCCGGAACCTGAAGAGAATGCTAGTGAAGCTTCCTGGAGGCCGTTCTCAGATCGCCTCGTTGGCCGTCGCATTCATGATGTTGAAAGACAGCATCGAAAGAAAGGCCGGTGAAAAGATTACAGTTGAAGCGCTGAAGAATGTGCTTGAAACATATGCTCCTCAAATGAAGTTAGCGGAGGCCTCTGTTAGATATAGGCCAGTCAGATTTTCAGAAAGCTATTATCTGACCGATGACTTGGCGTTGGACTACGACAGCCATGGTTGTATGGACTGCCGGATTATTGGAGAATCGCTCATTGATCAAGAGTTGGTTCTTGTCAAAACAAAAACCGGATCGGAGATAATGACATGCAGAAAAAGCCTACTTCCCAAGGCTTCATGAAACCGAGACGAGAAGAAACGACCACGGCCGCAATTCCTATCGTTCCAGTCCCAATGATGAAGCCTTTAAAGCGCACGGTACCGTCCAAGAAGACAGAAAAATGAGCATCATCGAACTCACTAAGGAGTGTGAGAAGTCGCCAATGGTAGAAAGAGCGATGTGCTTACTTGATCGAGTGCAGAATATGATCGGTGAACATTTGACCGCTTTGGACTCGATGCTGTTCTTCGAAGGACTTCCATTTCCAGCCTGGGTGAAAGACATAGATGGAAAGATGATCGTTGTGAATTCAGCCTATAAGGCCGTCTATCCGGCGATCAACAGAAACAAAGACGAAGTTCATCTTGGGTTCCCAGAAGTGATTCTGAATCAATACGCGGTGAATGATCTTTGGGTGCTTAAGTACCGTCGCCCAAGAGTGTTCGTGGAAAATGCACCAAGAGAAAATGAGCCAGACAGAACCACTAACTGTCTAAAGTTTCCGGTGTTCTCGAGCGATGGGTCACTAGCTGGGGTAGCCGGACTTGAAATAACAACTATCAAACAAGAGAACCCATAATGGTAAATGATCAAAGCGGGAACATCACGCCGGTTTCGCTGCTTATTGAAGCGCAGCGCCAGTTGGCTGGTGAATTAGTAGAACAGCGAAGAGTGAATGGGGCTCTTAACGAAGCTCTATATAAGCTTTCTGCCGAGATTAAGCTTCTTTCAAACCAGATTGGTCGTCACGATCAAATTGAAAGCAAGGTCGCCGAATTATCCAGAGAGATTCACTCACTAAGAGGTGATTTCAAGGCTGACATTCATTCAGCCTTGGAAAGTAGGACGGAGCCTAAAATCGAAGCTCTTGATGAGCGAGTGAAAACCTTGGAGAAGAACATGTACCGATTCGCCGGGGCCGTGATGCTATTCACATTCTTGGTCGGAGCCTACAGAACATTCTTTCCGCTACCGGGAGCAGGCGGCTAGCTCTCCAAAATAGACTTCATCTTCTCGTACTCCGAGTGGAGCGCAGAAGGCATTAGCTTCTTGAATGTCTCCTGGTCTCCACTTTTTATTGCGTCTCTTACGGTAGTCGCAGATGCAAATCGCTGAGCCAGGCTGAACTTGATTTGATTGTTTAGTGGGGTCTTGGCGACCTGGCGTCTATAATCGTCCACTCGGTCGTCTCCGGCGATCACCTCAATGACCTTTCCGCCCATCTCGGCTTCGACTTGCTCGACCAACGCCGGGATATAAGCCGAGGTCGCAACCATCACTCCGGCTCGGGAGCCCATCGCCTTCTTGATGAACCGCTTCTGGTCTTCGACCGAAAACGGATTCTTGTCCTTGTCCGACGAGGACTTCGCTCCTTTGATGATCACATAGACCGGATAGCCATCGGTGCCTCCGCTCATCTTCTGATGACCGAGGTGGAACGGCTGGAATCTTCCAGGGATGATCGTCAGATGGTCTCTGGTGACCTCGTTCAAAATCCTAGTGGCCTCGGCCGTCAAACTCGACTTTGCCGCAATGCCGGCATCTTGGAGGCTCTGGATAATCTTGTTCATCAAATCTTTCCTTGAAGCGTCGAGCCCGGTCTTTGGATTCACTCTGGTCTTCATATTCCGAAGGCCATTCACCAGGATAGAGAAAATGTCCTGGGCGAACCAGAACCGATTAGAGAGGGTCATCATTCCTTTCGGAACCAGATTTGGAGCAAGCTGGAAGAATCTCGAGCCGATAACCTCGTCTTGATGAGAGGAAAGCTTAGCCGAAATCTGATGACCATATTGGTTGACGATCTGGCCGGACAGCGCGGCGCAGAACTGAAGGAATGCCGTCGCCCCTGAGACTTTCTTCTTACCGGAAGCAATTTCTCCGATTGTCTTCTCGATCCACGGCATCAGTGGACGAGTGAGAGCCCAGATCTCATTCGAGAGCTGGAGGTAATATGAGTCTTCATCGGCGCCGGCGGCCTTCTTATCCTTGATCTGAGAGGTGAAGTTCGGATCGACCAGCTTGGCCATTACTGGCGCTTCATCGTCTCCGAAATAGAGAACCACGCCCTCGAATCCATCCTTCACCAGCCATTCAAGATCTTTAGGAGGAGTGAATAGCGAGAAGACGAATTCCAAGAATGTTGGGTAGCCGTGTTCTCCGGTCTGAGTGTACTCTCGGAGCTTGGCCTTGGCCGCGGTTGGAAGAGTTCCAGAGAAAATGACCGGAGAGGGCGCAATTTGAAGGACTTTTGCAGCTTCGGCGACCATTGGGTGATCCGGCTTCAGAATCTTCCCACTGGCGTCGGTGATATACGAGATTATCAGATTGTTCTTCGGCTTCTTGGTGTACTTGATAATCGATGGAAGATTATTCAAGAAGAGCTCGGTATAGATTTTGCACCGATGCGGAAGCTTTCTCCAGTCGGTCGATTCGACATGCGAAATGAAGCTTTCATACATCGCATTAACGGCGCGCTTGTTCGGATCGATTTCCTCTCGGCCTTCACGACCGAAGAACTTGAGAAACCGGCCATCTCGCATAATCACGAAGGCCGATGTGTCGATCTTGATTGAAGCAGTAACCGGACCGGAAAGTAACTTGTCTACGATTCCGGACTCAAATGCCGAAAGGTGCTTGAGCTCGTTATAGAGTTTCACTGAAGTTCATCCGGAAGAGGAAGGCCCTCTTTCTCTAGATTTGCGGCCAGTTTGGCCAGAATCTGTCGCTTGAATGGCTTATGAGCGAAGGCGTTGGAATTCACCGCTCGGTAGATCTTCTCAAACGAATCCACATCGGTCAGATCAAATGTCGGTCCAAGAAGGAACCTAACGACTTCCAGAGGAACTCTGGTGATTGGCTCTTTCGACACGACCTTTGGATTCTTCAGAAGGCCCTTGGCGCCACGGATGGACTGAATGCCCTTCATCACGCCGTTCTTCATGTCAAACCAATAGCGACTCCAGGTCTCCGGAATCTCACAGCCATTTTCATCGGAGCAGGTGGTGATTACCTTCTTCTGAATCTCTCCGGCGATGGCGAAAAGGAAAAAGTTCCGGTAGATTCCCTTGTACCGACTGTCT